GTACGAATGTTCAGGTACTTCAAAAACTTGAAAACTCTTCCATCAAACGTTCTGGTTTCTTTTCTTAGAGCCATGAATAGAAGTAGGAGTGAAGGTATAAAAGGTTAATGTCAAAAGAAAAAAATTGTTTTTGGTAAGTAACAGTTGGGATGATAGAAAAAGATTACGCAGGATTTTTGAAATCTTGCTGTGGTAAGTAACCGTTTAGGAGATATAAAAGGGTTTTGGGTTTATTTCTTACCCTTTCCCTTACCGTTCTTTCCGGCATCCTTTCCGCCCTTGGGTGCTCCACCTTTCAGTGCGCCCTTTCCGGCTTCCTTGGTCTCTTCTACGGGTTTCTCAGCTTTCTTATCGGTCTTGATGTCTTTCTTGGATGTATTTTTGGACAAAATTTGTCACCGATGTATAATGGATTTGAGTAGATATAAAGGTTATCATCTATTGTATTTAGATTTCCATTTTGGAACATTGACCATCGCAACGAGAGAAGAACCACCTACAGGAGCCATGTGATTTAGGTAGTATGAAGGGGTTTTTTGTGCATGGAAAATGTCATGTGGAGTACCATTGAATTTTATAACTGGTCCTATTTTTAGACCTGAACGCTCTACCATGCAGCCTATTACTTGGTTGTCTTCAAGACATTCCATAGTAACAAAAGTATATTTTGGGAGAGCACGAAGAGAGTTTGAGTTGAAGTCTATTATTTTCTTTGCAGCTTCACGATAGTCGTTGGCACGAACGGCACAATTAATTGTTCCGTGAGATATTTTGGAGATGGGTTGCTTTTGTTCGAGTTGGAAGTGAGCGTTGTCTGAGTCAACATGATACTCTCTGGCGAGGTTATTGATGTCTTCAATCATAAGACCGTGAACATTTCTGTAGATTTCAGGTATTTTGTTGAAGTCATCGACTTTGAAAGAAATGTATGTTTTCATGAAAATAAGTCGTCTTCTTCAGTATTTAAAACTATCTCATCTTCAGATGATAGTATCATTACCACGCATACAGCCCACATTACTAAACCTGAGTACATTACATTCATGAATGGCATGTGTGAAATTCTTGTAAATATAAGAACTGTCATTATGAAAGGATAGATGAGTATGAATATTGCAAAGCTACAGAGTATTGTTGCGTTATATATTTTTATGTTTTTTATGTCATTAATGCATTTTGCAATTTTCATAGTTTAGACCTGTCGTATATAGTGAATATAATCAACAAAATGGTGGATAATGCAATAGAAATATCACCAGTTCTTAGAATGAAGTTCAGAGTTGAGCAATTCACACTAATTAAAAGGAGCAATGATATAAGAAGTTTTTGGAGGAAAAGGAGGTGATATGGAGTAAGTGGGGTTAACCACTTAACTCAAGTTTAAGCGAATCCGCCAGAGGCAGTGTCGTAGACATGGAAGTTGAATGCACTGGATTCAAATTCGCTGTCCTTCTGACCGTTGTTGCTGACGCAGGTAATCTTGAATGTACCCTTGTCGAGTGTTGCGGCTTCGAGGTCTGCATCAAAGGCTATCTTTATGTTCAATGTGTCGTAGTTTTCATCACTGATACGCTCAAGTGCTGGAAGGTCTGCGACAGGGATTGTTGCAACATACAGAGTGCCTTCTGCATCTGTGGATGGCTTGTTCTTGTTAATTGCTGTGTCGTACAGGTCATCTTCGAATGTAACGTCTGCTACTTCTTCAAAGGTTACAAGTTCACCGTTGATGTACAGGTCGTTCATTTCAAGGTCTGCGGTGTTGGTTACGTTGTCGATAACTTCTACGTAGACGGTGATAGAGCCAACTTCGCTGTCATCATTTGCGAGGTTCATGGTGAATTCTTTGGTCTTGTCGGTGAAGGTGTCATTGTCAGATACGAGTGTGTATGATGTAACTGCAACTTCGTCATTGACGAACTGCATGTCACCACGTTCTGCCATTGTAACTTCTACACCAGTTGTTGCATCGCCCTGCTTGTAGCAGTTGATTGTCTGAACGTTGTCGTCAGTCAGTCCACCCTCAAGATAGACGGTTTCAATCTGGTCGTTGTACTTTCCGCTTCCTACACCAGTGTTTGTGTCTCTAATATACAGGTCGTAGTAAGTACCCTCTTCGGAAGCAACCACGTTGTTAAAGGTGACTTCTCCACTGCCATTTGGTGCTTTCTTAACTGCTGCATCGGAGCCTTCTTCTGCGGGGTTCTCAAGGAGTTCTCCGTCAGTTGCTAATGCTTCTCTTGCTTCAAAAGTAGTTCCATATGCACCCTGTTCAACCATGTATACCTCTACGGTTCCGGCTGTAACGGCTGCGCCAGCTTCTACAAGGTCAAAGGTCACGGACCCCTGAGTATTCTTGCCATCGGTGGAAGATGTAGTAGCATTACCAGCATCTCCGCCAACGCCTGCACCCCATATAATGAGTGCTATTGCAGCTACTATAATGAGTGCTGTCATTATAGGAGCCATTGCGGTATTATCTTTCATCATTTTCATTTTTGTACCTCTTTGTACTGTACGTCAGCAAACAAGATGAATTTCAAATTTGCTTGGTTAGTAATACACAGAGGTAGTATATAAAATGGTATGTTTTTTCGGATTTTCGAAATCGATAGCAAGAACACTTTAAATTTTTCAAAAGCCGAGAACCCATCGCGTAGGCACAAAAGTGTCGCTATACCATTACGGATTTTCGAAATTGAAAAACAAAGATGTTCCGTAAAGCTTTAACTTCGTAAACATGGTCAAAAGTGTTTCAAAGAAGGCTACAGATAAGAGTCACGAAGCTTTACGACATACATAAAAACGTATATCTGATTAAAAAAAAGAAAAGTCATTCTTGTTTTGGAATTTCGGACTTCCGAAACCGTAACAGTAGAACTTGTAACCTTTCTTTGTATACTAGAATATATGGCTGCTGTGTTATAATTTTAAATTTGTTTATAATGAAGTCAATAATTATTTGCCTGTAACCCATCAACGAGAGCTTGAAGTCTAGGTATTGAGTCGAAACCATTACGAAAGTGAAGCCTAGAGCATATAGCGCGGTTGTAAGAAGAAATGGAACGGGAGACACTAAGTAATTGAAAAGTATGAAGATGACCGAGACTACTACCATCGTAGAGTACATTACGTTTTGGAATGCAGGAAGAAACACTGAGGATGGTTTTGCTTCTGAAGTCAAATAGATGTAATTTTTGTCACCTTTTGGAACTAATTTAAGGACTCCTGCTTCTACGAGTGCTGTTATGTTATGACGCATTTGACTTTCAGTAAAGATGTCTCCTACAGCTTCTATTATTTCAGCTTGTATGTCTTTAATGGTCAGTTTCTTGTCGTTGGTTTTTGCTGCATAAACAATGTCTGTGATAAGAATACGAATTGGTGTCTTCATGCTGTCATTGTAGTCTGCTCTCTTTTGCAGCACCTCGAATTTCTTCTTTTGTATGTATTCTTTATTAAAATTATTCATTGTAACTCCGTAGTATAAACTAAGTGTTTATGTATAAAAAGTTATTGGAAAAGACGAAGTACTGAGGATAACCTCAGATACCTAAGAAACTCAGGAAACCAAGAGTATATAGAGTATATGCCACTAGTCCTATTCCTAGAAGGAAAAGGATAGCGGTGAAAGTGGAAGAACCACTGTCTATATTACCATCTCTTGTCTGAGACATTCTTTTTTGACGAGCCATCTTGCCTGAAACAAGGTCTGCAATATGTTCTTTGTCTCTACGTGAATTATTGTGAGTACGAGCTTCTTTTACTACGCTTGAGAAGAACTTCTTCACTATGTAATATATTCCCAAGTATATGAAAATATTGTACCACATGTAGTTTGGATGAACTAAGAATATAACCATGTATAGCAATATTACTGTAGAAGTGTACATGGAATAATTATACTTCATGTCATCCAACCCACCATTATAATCTGTAGATGTGACAAACATGAAAACTACATGAACTATAATCATTATGAGAATACTGAATAATACAAATGCGAGAAGCCCAAGCATGACTACATAAGAAATGTCATCAGAAGTCGCGTAATTAAAGAAATATCCTATATCTTTAGCATATCCTGTGATAAGTTCGTATTCTGTAACAGGGTTTGCTACATAGAATATTGAATAGAGAGATGGAACGATACCTATGATAAATGAAAGCAATGCTTTGTTAATTGTTTCCATTTTCTTGTTAGAACTATTTTCTATCCAAGTAAGTATAGAATATACTCCCATTGTAAGTAGAACAACCTGAGCAATTGTATCAGCGTAGTTATAGATGAAAATTATTGACGTAGCTACGGAGCCTAGTTGATATGAAGTTGCATCATAGGATGTAATGACTGCAATAGCAGGGTCAAACACTTTGAAGTAGGCTATATAGTCTATTATATTTAAAGTGTTTACAAATATTGGTGAAATTACTTCTCCTATAAACAATAAATCAAATTTATACGTTCCAAAAGGCATAATAAAGTCAGCTATTAGAAATGGTGAAGCTGCTACTAGAATTTTAATGCCTTGTTTCTTTACTTTGTTACCAAGCAATACATATATAATAATGAATAGCGAGGCAAAAAAGCTCACAAATACTAAAGACGTAGACACGTCTAAACCCATATGTTGTGATAAGTAACTTAGTAATACTTCGTCTTTTGTTGCCATTGAATAGCACCTATATGTTAGAAAGATTGGTAGTATATAAACGTTACTATGATATAAATATAATATATATTTTATTTAAAGAGTATATGTGAGTAAAAATGCATAAAGCTTATATATGGTGTTGAAGTATTATGGTTATAACCTATTTTAGACTTAAAATGGTTAGAATAAATACAGTGAGTGATGAAATGACTACAATAGCAATATTAGATGGAAATGCACAGTTTTTAAAGATGCTAAAGAGAAAATTGTCTGTAACAGTTGACGATGATTTAAACGTTAATGATATTGTAGCCCTAATGTGTGCCACTTGTGATGTCGATAAGATGGCTGATATGTGGAATTCAAATAAGGGTGGAGAAGAAAGTATGTCAACTATACTATTAAGAGAGCAAAAGGCAATTGCTGATACAGTTTGCTGTAAAAACTAACGGAGTATTATAATGAAGCGTGACCTCATAAATGTGATGTTGATTACACTTATTCTCATGTGTACTTGTGCAAGTACAGCAGTAGCTACTAGCACAGATGGTAGTGTTACCCTCACTACTTGGTATCCTGAGAATAAGACTGCCGATGTCGATGACTACACCGATTGGGTAGAATACGAAACGCTTGAACTTAATGTTGGCGATAGTGCTACAAGTTTAGGCATGAAGATTAAAGTCAGTGAAATTTCCACTTCTGGAAAAGTAGTAATGCTCGTTATAAATAATGAAGCTTTGGCTATGAAAGCTGACGATGAAGAAGTCTATGAGTCCAAGAAGGTTAAGATTTCTATGGATGAAATTAATGCCGATGGAAGCTCAGGAAATAGCGATGATGAAACCACAGATGAAGATGGTGGATACGTGACTGTATACGTAGAATTACCTGATGGAACCCAGAAAAAGTTGACCAGAAATGGTGACAATCCAGACAAGCTAAATTTAGCTAACTATGATACAGATGAGTGGTGGGATACAGGCGCAAGCAATGATGAAATATCGATTTTTGTAAAGAGAATTGATTCAAGTGCATCAATAAACTTGAAAAGCCCTGTAAGTGATGGTGCTTGGTCCAGAGAAAATAACTACAATGATAATACAAACCTCGTTAAGTTTACTCTGAAGGATAATGAAGTCTATACATTTAGTGTAGAGTATGAGACTGAAGGTTCTTGGGGTTCTACACAAACTGAGACAGATAGTTATGCAATTAGTATTAGCGGTCTAGGAACTTCAGGTTCATCGAGCTCGAGCTCTTCAAGTTCCGATAGTGAGGATAGTGAGTTGCTTTCTTCAACAACAAAGAGTGGAAAGGTAGAAAAGGATATAACCTATTACACCACAGTAGATGGTGAATGGGAAGCTGACCCTACAGCATATGATATTACTGGAACAGAAGTAGATGGAAAGTACAAGTGGGTATTTTACTTCTATGAAACAGGTAATTATCCTATAAAATTCACATCTAAAGGTGGAGAAAGCGGAACTGTAACTTTCAAAATAACAGAAGAAACAACTGCTGCTCAAACTACTACTACCACAAATACAACTGCTGCAAGTAGTTCTAAGCTGGTATTTGTGATTGCAGCCCTCGCACTTATTGGAATTGTCTTTGTCATGAAAGGAAAGAAAGGTGGCGGTGGCGGTAGAGGCGGAAGCAGAGGAACGTATGAAGAGGTCGGTGGACAGATAGGGTAAGTCTGTTCACTAAATTTATGAGGTCGCTATGAGTTATATTAACAATTTCTATGATACTTATGCAAATCTAGATAGAATCTTCATTCTAGATTCCAAAATGAAATTAAGATTTTTGGGTTACTATGATAGAAAACAGTTTGGTATTGAGTGGGAACTAAAGCATGATGGCGGGATGTTCCCTAATAAAAGTGGTGATGGTTATTATGATGATATATACATAGGAAAACAAGCAATTGAATTAAGCTTCATGCATAATTTCTTTGGTAATCTTCCTATATTAAAAAACTTTAATGTAGGGTCTCATCTACATACAAAGAGGTTTGTTTCCACAAATGACATTGACCTGAGCACAGTATATACTAATGCTGGTGCAGACCTAGTGTTCTTTGCCGACTTAAAATTAACTAGAAAAGTCATCAATGGTGGAGAATTTACACTGTATGAATTAACACCACATTTAACTAGTGAAGAACTTGCAGACCTCAGCGATGATGTATTAGGTCAAACGGTTGTATGGAAAGAGCAGGTCATCAATGCTGAATCCAATAGAAAAATGAGTGAGGCAGATGCATTCATATTGATGAGTAGGGCTATAGCTGCTGAAACAAGTCTTGAAACGTTCAAATTGTATACTGTTAAAATGCTTGAATTACTGAAACAGATGAATGTTAGAATGAAGACTGTGAGTATAAGTGCTACTCATGAGTTCAATGAAATGCTCAAGGATGTAGAATCTGAGCTTGATTTAGATTATGGTTGGGATAGTGTTGTCTCTGGTGTACTTGAAAAAGGTATAAAGAAGGGAGATGAACTTGAAAAGTACTTCAAGCAAATAAATGAATTGAATAATAGAACTGCATCTGAAGAAATGAAGAATTTGCTTGTAGAAAAAGTAGTAAGTATCTGTGGTATTGAAAAAGTACAAGAAATTCTTGATAGAATAAGAATTAGTGGCGGTGCTAGAGGTGGAGTGACTACTCCTGCTGGTTTCACAGAACACTTTCAAGATATGGTTAGAAATGGTCAAATCAGCCCTGAGCAAGCTAGAAGTTTCAATGGTTCAGCCGCAAATGTTTTATACGATGAATGGCAAAAAGACCAAAACTTAGGTGCTGCTTTACAAAGAACTAACCAAGGATTGAATTTGGATAGTAATAATGTTAGTACCATGATAGAAGCCATGAAAAGAAGGCAACCAACTCAACAAATGAGGTGAAATCGTGAGAGATTGGAGAGAACAATACGGTGAAGGTGCAATTGGTGGACAAGAGCAAGAACAAGAAATGGGAGAGTATGACGAAAAAGAGTTGGAGAAAAGAAAAGAGATAGTCGCCAGATTTCAAGGTATTGGACTCGATGAAGATATTAAAAATATCACTGATTTGACTGAAAATGCAATGTATATTGAAGTAGCCTTTAAGCCAAGAGTGGGTTTCCACAATGCAGAATTTAGTAAATTGCAGGAATGTGTAAGAAGTATTAATACACATGTTGCTATGGCACAATCTATTTTGGATGCTTACATAAGATTTCCACAAAGTACACCTGATTTTGATAATATAAAAAATGTATTATATGGATTTCATAAATTTATTTGGGAAGAAAGTTCTAAGAGTTTTCACATAGAAAGAGTAAATAGAGATGGAATACACTATTTGCCTAATAAAACATTTAGGGGAAGAAATAGGGCTGGTGAATGGGTTATTGTATATCCATACACAATGCATGTAAATAATATTACATATCTATTGAGTCGTTTAATAGGAGTTTTAGATGTTGGTGGTTGGTATTTGATAGATGTAGAAGGAGAAAAAAGAGGTGCTGAAGAGCAAGGTAGGTATGGTGGATACGGTGGTGGATACGGTGGATATGGTGGCGGTTATGGTGGATTTGATGGGTATCCATATGGTAGAGGCGGCATGACAGGCGGTATGGATAGCAGAGGAAATATTAATGTAACAAAGATTGTTCAGAAGAGAGATATTGGAGATGGACAAGGAGAATGATGAAGTATGAGTGGAAATTCAATGTTTAATGCTGGTACTTTCGTATGTCAAACTCCTTTCAGGAAGAGGATGGTAAAAAGACCATTTATTCCTCAAAAATTTGATATAGAGAATGTTGCAGACAATGTGTATGAAATTAATGCTCCTAGGTCTCTAAAGCTTGGTCTTTTGTTAGATGAATATACGGGAGAACCTGTACTTGATGATGAGGGTAGAAATGTATATTTTGAATTACCTCTTGCTGAAGAAAGGAACGAGCAATCGATTATTTTGATTGGAGCATCAGGTAGTGGGAAATGTTTAGCAAAAGGTACAAAGGTCTTAATGTTCGATGGGAGCCTCAAAAAAGTCGAAGACATAGTTAAGGGTGATAAATTAATGGGTGTTGACTCAAAGCCTAGGATTGTCTTAGATTTGGCTCATGGCTTCGATGAAATGTATGAAGTAAGACAGAAACTAGGGGAAAAATATACTGTTAATTCTGAGCATATCCTGATGGTTAAGTTTGGAGAAGAAATCCATGAGGTCAAGGCTAGTGAATTTGAATGGAAATTAAAGAGCTTTAAGAAAAATGCTACTGGTTATAAAGCAAAAATTGATTTTGATGTAGTTAAAACAGTAATTGACCCTTTTGTAATGGGTGCTTGGTTTGCAAGAAAACAGAAAACTGGACTAGTTGCAACTTTTAAGAATGTTGAAGTTGTATCAAAAATAGAACATTTTTTCATAAATAATAAAATAGAATATAATATATCATTGATTGAAGGAGAAACTACAGAAACTTTTGAAGTTAGAATTAGTAAAACAATCAATGAAGTGTTTAAGAAAGATTTAACGTGTGATGTTATTCCTTCAAATTACATATATAATAGTTATAAGGTAAGAAAAGAATTTCTTGAAGGATATATGTTAGTTACACCTATGAAAAATGGTGACTTTGTTGTTGAAAAATCTCCAAGAATGAAGTACCTAGTTAATTCTTTAGGAATGTATTACTGTGAATTAAAAAATTATGTTGCCGTAAAAGGCAATTTCTCAGAGTATAAGTTATTGGTTCCTTATTTATCAAAAGAGTATTACAATAAGATTGAAGTGGAAAATGTAGGAATGGGTGAGTATTTTGGCTTTGTTTTAGATGGAGACAGTTTATTCCTTCTGGAAGATTTTACTGTGAGCCACAATACTGTTGCTGCTGCTCGTTTGATGGATGAAATGAGAAGAAAATATGGCAGATGTTTAGTTATTTTTGACGTTAAGAATCAGTATATCAGTATGAGTCAACCAAATAGAAACCCTAAACATGTAGAGATTTTGAGGGAACATGGAGAAGAACCTGAAGGTGTAGAGAACGTAAGAGTTTATATACCAAGGCACATGATTAAGAAATTTGGTAAGGAAGTTTGTGAAAATTTGTATGAGTATACTGATATTTGGACTATTAAGACTAGTGACTTAGATGCCAGTAGCATGTTGATTTTAGGTAACAAGGATAAAGATGGTAAAGATTATGTCAATATGCTTTGTGGTATAATGGACAATATTAAGGAACAAGAACGTGAAAATGGTTTCAAGATAACTGTAGATAGTCTAATGAATGTGTTTCAGTTAGAAACCGACAAACCCGGAAAGAAAAGGTCAGGTGATGTCTTGATGGCAATGCTTGACAATTTAGCAAACTCTTCTTTAATTAGTGATGATGGTAACGATATCACTGAACTTTTCCATAAACCCAAAGCTATTTACAAGCCTGAGACAGACACTTATGTTACTACAGGTAAGGGAGATGTAGCAATTTTTAACTCTGCTGGTGCTGGTGCTGATGATATTCAGACAATAGCAATAGTTAATAACATGGTTAGTTCAATTTGTAATAATTTAATTTTGAAAATGAATAAACAATATAAGATTCCACTGTATAGACCATTCATTACAGTTGAAGAATCATCTGTGTATTATGGAAAAGATAGTGACCCTTCACTTCTGAGAGCATTCAACTACTTGGAAAATGTAATGGGAAGGTCTTCAGGTATAGGGAGAATGTACATATACCAGAAAGAAGAACAAGTACCAAAAGGTATTCTATATGGAGACAATTGTGTACAAGTATTGATTCGTTTAATGAAATCTACTAAGCTTGCAGGAGATGGAATGAGGGAAGGACCGGAAATATTTAAGAAGGGATTAGCTAAAGTAGAGATTAGAAACGTAGGATACATGAACAATAAGACGTTTTTGATACAAATTTTACCACCAAAATGTGATATAAGCTCATAAGAGATAGAAAATGGTCTTAAAAGTGGTCATTTTGACCCCTACTTTTTGGTAGAATTTAATAAACTAAAATGAACACACTGATAGAATGGTGACTCCAACACACCGCTCCTATTGGCTCAGTCGGGGTGCAACAGCACCCACTCCTTGCAGTGCCACAGAGCATTAAAAAAACTCCCTTTAAAATCATGACAGCAGATGACGATATTTCGATATTTGGAAAATGCCCTTCTTGTGGATGTAATTTGGACCACGATAAACCCCTATGTTTCTATTGTTATTACAGGGGTAGAGTCGGGGGTGCTAAATTTTTACTTTTTAAGGCAATGAAAGAGAATGGGAACAAACCAGTAACAGTAGATGAGGCTACAAAATTAGTAAACAAACTTAGAAAAAGGCATGGAAAACCTGAAATTGGGAAGATGGCTGTATACATGATTCTAAGAAGGTATAGTGAAAATTACAAATACTGTAAAGAGATGAGAAGTGGCTTTTTAGTTATGGTTTATAAAGAACAGAGAAGAATAGGTAAGAAAATTGTCACTGGTAGACCTATAAATAAATATAGACTTAGTAAGAAATTATTAAATAGAGTTGATAAGTATGAGAGAAATTGGATATTAGGTTTGCCAATTAACCTGAGAATTAAAAGAGGCAGGTTTAGATATCACATCAAATATAGAAACAATATCATTATGATTCAGCAAAAAATAAAAAATAAAGAGTATGATATTTACCAGTATATGATGATTTAGTTTCTATAATTAACTAACAAGGCTATGTTATCCTCTATGAGTTCACGCATGTCATGGAAATATAGCTTTATATCATAAAACATACTTTTCACCTCTTTCTCAACAGTATATTATAGTGCGGAGCGTTATGGCTCCTGACACTCCTGATAATATCCATATGATTCATCAATCTCAACAATTTCTTTAAGCCACTGTAGTATTCTCTGGAACATTTGATACCATCCAATTGATTCTTGTTTCCTTACTTCTTGATGTCTTGCATACTCCCATGAGAGCTGTTACAAGTATTGTTTCCTTTGTTAGTGGATTGAATCTTGTAGGCACAACTAGGTTACACTCTGGGAAGTATAAGTTCTTATTCTTCAAGATGAAACACTGCTTTAGTTCATTGTTTAGCTTTTCTGCAAGTTCTTCCATCGTTCCTTTGAAACTTAACCTTTCAACAATTCTTTCATAGAAGTGAAAAGTTATTACACCTTTTATCATTTAGTTCCTCTCCTTTTTCTCTATACTAAGTAATGGTTTTATATCTATATAAATGTTTTGTATAAATTATACACACAAAGATATTTTTAATTTGAACCCACATGTTTTTTGATTAGGTTCATCTACTACAATTTCTTCATTTTTCATACACCAGACTATTCCTTCTTCCAATATTTTTGAATTAGCGCATTGTTTACAAATCATTTGAATCACAATTTCTAATTAGATTTTATTGTATTTAATTTTTATTGTCGATAAGATAGAGTTATATAGTAGAGTAGAGGTTACTTATTTTTAGATAGAGAAATAGTGATTTTGATGAAAAAGTGATGATGTCAACTGATATGTGTTAGGTATGACTACTAATGGATAGTGATATTAATTTTGGCTGAAAGCCATATATAATATATAGGCAATTTCTTACTCAATTTTTTTAAAATGAAGTCTTTAGATAATGGTTATGGTTGTGCGAAGAAGTTGAAAAGTGTCAACCGATGCTAGTGGTTCTTTAGACAGTTTTAACTGTTATAGTGTTTTCAATGTTGAATTATTGTCTAATTTTCCATCAATGACTAAATAGTCATCGTGTAATTCAACTTTGTAGCCAAGTCTAGTCAGTATCTTCTTTAGGTACTTAGTTTGTGATAAGAAAACAACTTTAGTATAATACTTGTAATGAGCGCGTACTATAATAGGAGAGTATCTACCATCGAGATATGATACTTCAAAAGAGTTTTTGGGATAGAAATTATTGAATTTTTTTCCAACATTATAGCCGTTATTTTTCATAATGGCTATTATTCTATTATGATTTATAAAATTCATGATTAGATGGGGTGTTTCAAGGCACACCCCTAAAAGCCTTTTTTCTAGTCTAACAAATTGGGTAGGCGATTCAGGCTCGCCTTAGCCTTATTCCAACGCTGCCGTAACAGCAGCACATCTATACTCTTTTTGCACACGGAGAGTATTACCCGTTCACACCTGTAACAAATCCATGCTACATCATGCTCGCCATTTTCGGGCGCGGGATAGCGTTAACCGCTTTTGCGTCAGCCCTACTGTCTTATTGTATAACGCAGTGTACCTATCCCGTTACTTCAAACATACTTGATGTTTTACTACTCGCGGGGTCATCGCACCTGCAATACTATAAAGGATTTATTAATATTTAAGTGTTTCGCTGTATAGTAAAATTATTTTTAATATGTTTTGGATTAAGCTTATATATGTATAAGTTAAGTTATACTTATGATAGATAATGCTTTTCAGATAATTCAAGCTGCTGTAGCCATACAATTAAGATGTGATGGAGCAGTAGAAAAAGATGGAGTAGGTTTTGCTGGTAGTGATGTTGCTCCAATGAGCAATTACTTGTCTAAACCTAGTTTGTCAGATGCAGATATAGAAGATATGAGCAACAGGCTTCAAAAATATGATAAGCAGTTGACTAATTATGGTTTTGATGTCAAGACACTTGTACCTGTTAGGAATGGAACGGGAAGAAATGAAAGAGGTGTAATTTTATACAACGGTAAACCTATTAAGATTCAGGAAAGTTGGAAACAAGTCAAAATGGACTTTGGAAAGAAGCACAAAGATAGAACCGTTTATGAAGTTATTGCTATGGGTGATATTGGATACTTCGAATGGGCTGCTAAGGAAGTAGACAATGAAAGAATGAGGAAAATAGCTAATGCTGTATTAAGAAGTGAACCTATAGCAATTGAAGATGTCAAAAAGGACAATACAGTATTTGTAACAATGGGAAGTAAAGGGGATACAATTGCAATTAAGGGAAGTTATGAGGTACAATTCCCTGTAAAAGAAATTATAGAAGATGTTGGTTGTAGAAAAATATTCGATGGGAACAGTAAGTCTTGGATTCTTCCGGCAACTGCAATAGAGCAAGTGATGATTAAGTTTCCAAATCCAAGCTTCCCTGATATTCAATACGATGCTGCTACACTTGAGTATGCAGAAAAGTACAAGAAGAATCTTGAGGAAATGAAAGAAAAGGCTAAGGTTGGAGACACTACAGTTAATGAAATTTCCAAAGGAAATTATGATATAGATGGATTCGGAGATGGAAGAAGAAAGCTGTATGAATTCCAACACACGGCACTAAAGTTCATGGCTAAGACCAATGGTAGAGCCATAATTGGTGATGATATGGGTCTCGGTAAGACAACTGAGGCTCTAGCATTTGCTTATTTGCATAAGGACAATGGAAAGATACTTGTTGTTTGTCCTGCTTCACTGAAGTACAATTGGGAGAGAGAATTTAAAATATGCTTTGGTGATAAATATAAGTGTAAGGTACTGGAAGGTACTAAGCCTTATGAAATTCCAAAAGATGTTAACATTGTAGTAATTAATTATAATGTTACTCATCAATGGATGGATTACCTGAAGAAATTTGGGTTCTTGTTGATAATAATTGATGAGGCTCATATACTAAGGAACTATAAGAGTCCAAACTATTACACGAAAGAATATGGTGCTGATGTACCAAAAATGGCAATAGGAACTTATGAGATTGCATTAACTTGTAAGTATAGGTTGTTGCTTACTGGTACTCCAATGGTAAACAGACCAAGAGACCTTTATCCACTTCTTAGTTTAGTTAATCCTGAGTTATATCCTAACAATGGTTTAGGGTTCCAGAAGTTCGGAATGCAGTATTGTGACCCACAAGAAATCATCATACAAGGTGGTAAAAAGATTACAACTTATGATGGCGCGACTAATCTAGAAGATTTACACGAAGAGTTAAAGCCTATGATGATTAGAAGGCTCAAGAGTGAAGTCTTGAAGGATTTGCCTGACAAGACAAGGGTTTCTCTTGATGTAAGTATCACAAATGATAGCGAGTATCATAAAGCAGAGAAGGAATTCTTAGATTGGCTTGAAGAATATAGGGTTACTCATCCAAAATATGATGCTGAAGGTGCTCCTGTACCATTAAGTGATATTGAGATTGCAAAAATTAATTCACTTAAACAAGTTGCTGCAAGAGGAAAGGTTAGACCTGCTTCAGAATGGATTGAGAATTTCCTAGAAACTGGAAACAAATTGGTTATTTTCGCATGGCACAGCCAGTTAATTAATGAGTTGTATGAGATTTTCAGTAGCAAAGCAGTTGTACTTGATGGAGAAATGAACTCTAAGCAGAAGGATGATGCAACTCAAGCCTTCCAAAATAATGATAATGTAAGATTGATTATCTGTAATATAAGAAGTGGTGGAGTAGGTCATACTATGACTGCTGCTTCTAACGTTTTGTTCCTTGAGTTTGCATGGACCCCATCAGACCATGACCAAGCAGAGGATAGGGTATTAAGAATTGGTCAAAAGTATCCTGTAACATGCTATTACATGGCTGCTAAGGGTACTGTTGATGAAAGAATCATAGGAATGTTGGAATATAAGAGAGAAAACATTACTATGGTCATTGATGGAAAGAGTGAAATCAACAACCTAACATATGATTTGTTCCCTGAAGTATCCGGTACTCAGAGAGTAAAAGTGGTTAAGGTCAAGGCAAAAGAAGTAGAGTTGAATGAAAAGCAAATCAAGGTTCTTGAAGAGGCTATGTTTGCAGTGATGAAGAAGGAGCAAGAACTAAGCCAAGTTGCCCTAATTGAGATTTTGAAGGGTGGAATTAAGGACTTTGACATAAAAGATGAGAATGTTAGATACGTTGTAAGTAAATGGGATGGTTACATCGTAAAAACAGGAAGAAGAGAAGGTAGGTCAATCATCCTGAAATATATAAAGAGTCCATGAGGACTCAACTATTTTTATGTTTTTTATATATAATTTGAATGTCTTCTAATGATAAATTAATGGTTGCATATATTTCGTTTATGAAATTTTTTGCAGATTCTTCGTTAAGTGATTTTAGTTCGTTGTATTTTTCTGTGAGAAAAATTGATATTGGGTCATCTTCCATGATTTAAAAAGAGTAATAGTATATAAAAAGGTTGCGGAATTAGAATTCCGCGTAGGTTCTCTTTCTTTTAATAGGCGGTCTCTTCTTTGGATTAAGGTTTGTTTCCTTATTTATTGAAGACTCTGAGGTTTTGGGCTTTTTGCCCTTACCTTTCTTTTTTATGCAGAGATAACCTATTCCTATCAGAATGGTCATGAGACCTATTTTAACGTGTGTAGGAGTGATAATAGGATTGATGCCTACTATTTTGTCTTCCACGTTCTCATATTGCTCTGTGATGGTCTCTGAGAGGACTTCGAACCTTCCAGCATACTCATCGAAATCGTTTGGAAGAGTTTCTGTGTTGACTATCATCATCTTCTTGCCACCTGTTATTGCGAAGTATCCGTAATCTGGAACTTCAGCAGTGTAGGTTTTGAAGCCAGTAGATGATGATACTTGTGATGTATGACATGAAACCCATTCTCCATCATAGTAAGTATACAAAGTGATATCTGTTATTGAATTTTCAGACATCCATTCGTTAGGTACGTTGAATGTTACTGTAGGATTGTTTGTATACTTGTTATATTCATCATCATACACTAAAATATTCACGTAAGAGTATACGTAATTTGCATTTGGAGTACCTGATGTATAGAGGGATGGAGACTTGAGTTTCTCAATGGTGACTCCTACATACTGGTTTGAACGTAGTGCAGTATATGTAATTGATTCTATTTGGTGTTCAGATGGATACTTAAAGTCCATAGTTGTAGAAGATTCTTCAACTACATTCTTCTTTGTGAAACGTTCCCTGTAGATTAAATTTGATTGAGGCTCTTCATCTCCCATATACTTAGTTGTGACTGAAGTACCTGAGCCACCTGAACTTCCACCGCCACCAGTATTCGTGTTGAAGACGGATATTTCGATAGACTGAGAAACATTTGCTATTCCATCTGTTACGTAGAAAGTGATGTCGTATGTTCCCGCTTGAGTATAGTCAGGTTCAAATCTGAAGGTATATCCATCTAATTCTGCATTGTCTGGGAGCTCACTGGAAGAGTAAGTGAGGTCATCCCCGTCTGAGTCAGTTGCAATAACAAAGAACGATAGGGTTGAACCTTCGTTAACGGTTTGGTCTTCTAGGTCATCATCAAATGTTGGTGCAGCGTTGGAGCCGTCATTGATTACTACCATCCAGTTCACTACATCAGTTCCATTTGCGTTAATTGCCTGAGCAGTTATAGTTTTTGTGCCGGAAAGCCCTGTAGTATTGATGGTGTAGTTGTTGAAATTGTGAGATTCGGATTCTCCACCATATAACCAGTTGTATGAAGTTGCGTTCTCTGCTACAAATGAGAAATTAATGATTGTTCCATTATTTACAGAGAATGAAGTTGAGGCATTGTTTGTAACGTTGTTTGTATATGAAGTTATCTCTGGGATAATATCTTCTGTATATGGAGTTACATCTATTGTAAATGTAATTTGGTCAGTTCCATTGACGTTAGATGCGATACATGTAACGTTAGTGGAGCCTGAATATCCAGTTGAATCCCAAACAAAAGTGTTGTCTGAGTCTGATTGGTCAACAGAATCTACTAACCAAGCATATGAATTGGCATTTGTAGCATCTACATTAAGTGCTACTATGTCGAATTCGTCTATACCGAATTCAAGAGATTCGTCATTTGTAACGTTGTTTCCTCTGGTAGTGATTATTGGAACTATGAGTTCCTGTTCTGCTACATTTATTGTAACGATTTGAGAGTCTGAGGAACCTTGACCATCGGACACACCTAAGAGAACTGAGTATGTTCCTGCTACGGTTGTCCAAGAGCCTGTACCGAGGCTTGTACTGAAGTCAGCGAATAAATCTGTCCTGTTGCATGAGAAAGTGGCTGTATCGTTGTCTGCATCGGTATAGTCGGCATTTAGATTAAGCGTTTGACCTTCTGTGAGATTGTATACTGAATTAAGGTTAGTTATGGTTATAGGGTTGTTTGGTACTGTATTTAAAACTGTAAATCCTTCTGAGTATACATCTAGTAGGTTCCATGTTGTAGTTAGAGATGCGTCTGATGCATATGCTTTTAATCCATATGAAGCATCATCAACGATAGTAGTATCAAATGTGAATGTGGTTGATGAAGTATCGTTGACTAAGTAGCTATGGAGAGTACCATTTGCATTAAGTAAAGCTATATCGTAAGTTATATCATCGTTGTTTGCATCGTTGGAAGGCTCCCATTCTATGTTAAATGTACCTGAGTATGTAGCATTCGTTGGTGATGTAAATATTGATGATGTTGGAGCCATGTTTGGAATTTCACCAAAGTAAACATTTTGAGAATCTGTTACTGAGGATTGCGCTGTTCTTAGAGTAAGGTCTATGTTTACTCCATCATCAATGGCTTCATTTCTTGCTACATGTACATGTACTGCTGGTGAACCTGATTGCTGAACAGGAGCACTCCAAGAGTTTGTTGAAACTCTGTCTGCTGAATACCAAGATGTAGATGGGTTAGTGATATATTTAACATTCCATCCTTTTCCTGAAGTAACCGTGTTTGCATAGAGCACAATGTAGAATTCATCGTCAATGTTTAATCCATTAATTTTTCCTGTAGCGTTGGTTGTTAATGGAATTAAGTAATGGGTAGCATTGGCGTTATGAGTGTGATGATAAGCATCTGTTCTTGAAATTGTACCTGCAAGAGTTGTATATTGACCAGTAAGCCAGTTTGACTCGAAGTAGGATAAGTCTGCTTCTTTACTAACTAAGTATACTTCAAGTGGTACTGATGTCGTTCCCGATACTGGTACAGCATTAATTTCAATGAATAAACTCATGTTTGAGTCCATTGTAAATGGATTCTGGAAGTCCATTACTTGATAATTGTGTCTGTATGTAAGTGAATCAGATGGTGTTTTGTACCATGTAACGGTTGATGGCTGGAAATAGATTTCTGGGTAAATGTTGTCTGGATAAAGACTTGTTGATGTAAGTTCTCCACCTGAGTAGGTTAGATTAAGATTCGTAGTCTTTAAGACAGATGTTCCGTTTACATAATAATCTATGTATGAAGAACCATCACCATTAATTCCTGTAACTTTTGCATATGAAGTTATTAATGGAGTAGTGTTTGTAATGGTAGATTGTATTGTGTATGGAGCAAATCTTGTAAGATTTAACTGTGGAGACACTGTTAATGTATCTATAGATAGTTGATAGTCCAAGATGTTAAGAGTTATTGCTTCATAATCTGTTCTACCTGTGTCATCTGTTACTGTTATGTTGAAATTATATGTTCCAACGTCAGAAGATGTTGATAGATAGTTTACATATCCAGTTGTCGAATTAATGTTAAACAATGCACAGTTGTCACTAAATGTTATAACATCGTTGTTTGCATCTGTAGCTGAAGGTGAAACTGTAAAGTACTGACCTTCATAAACATTGAATGTATCTTGAATTGAAGATAGTACAGGAGATGCTTCTATTAAAGAGGCTGTCTGGAAGTTGTCTTGTCCTGTATATGAAGAATTGACAGCTACCACGTTGACTATACAATCATTGTTTGTACCAAAGTATTGAGTGTTGTTGTAATAGTTGTTTGAACCTGTGTAACGAAGAGTTCCATTTATGTAGACGTTAAAGTAGTCTGTGGATGGAGTTGCCTCGTTCCACTGGAATCTTACGAAATTAGAGCCTGTTGTGTTGGTGATAGTCAGTGGTGTGTCGAAATACATGTTAGGGGTCCATCCTGAGCCACCAAGCCAAAGGTCTGTTGTTGCTGTAATCCAAGAATAGATACCACCTGTAACGGTAGGTATTTTAGTAAAGCTACCGTTGGTCGTGCGGTCAGTTCCTATTCCAAGGTCTACACCATCCATCATGAAATAACCTCTGATGAAGTCTTCTTCGACAATATTGTTATCTTCTACTGTTGTAGATAGAGTTACCGATTGCGATGATAAACTTACATTGTTTGGGGATATTGCTGTGAAGAATGGATAGTCATCATAAACGTAAACCATATCTTGAGATACTTCAACCGTTGCAGTGTTATAGACTCTGCTTATACAAATTACTGATTTTGATGTAGTAAATTCTTCGTCAAATACATCTAGGTGTTCTTCGGAGCCTACTGAGTAGTAAGATGGCTCCGAATCTGTATATATATCGGTAATTTGTTTTTGTGTGAGTTCGGTTTCGTAAACTCTAATGTCATCCATGTATCCTTTTGGTGAAGATACTGCTCCTGTGTCTGAACTTGAACCTAATTGTAGGTAATAAGTTGGAGTATCTAGGAGACCATTAGTATGTCTTGTGCCTCTAAGAACTCCATCCACATATAGTCTTAAAGTTCCAGAGTCATATGTGACAAAAAGATGATGCCATGCTGCATCATCTAGGTCTAATGAATACCCTATTCCATTCATAGTACCCAAATCATCTTTAGACCACAATACAATATAATCTGAGTTTTGATAGTATTCAATGTATACTTCTGGATATTCACCCACTATAAAGTATGAATCTCCATCGCTTATAGTTGAATCTAATTTTGTCCATCCACCAAATGAAAACTTGTCTTTATTGGCAAAGTTATATGTAGTTGAGACATAATCTGTTTCTCCATCGAAATAGATAGCACCTGCGTATTTTCCATCGGTGGAGAACGTTGTTCCATGATTAGCACCATTTGTTAGGTCTGAGGTGTTTTTACCCCAATGGTCTCTAATGGAAAGGTCATACTCATCCATAGAATAGCGCACTGCTCCACCATATTCTCTGAAGTCAGTACTTTGTACCCATTGCCATTGTCCATTAATATATCTAAGAATTCCTACATCCATAGCTGAATTGTATACTGAGTTTGATGAATTATATCTTGCACTTAGTACATTTGAGCTTGTTTGAGATAAGTAGTAACCAAAGGCTGTTGATGTTGAAAGTGCAAGTTTATCACTAGTAGTAGTGAATCCGTATGTTTGACCATTGTTAAATGCTGCTGTATCAGTATTGATGTTTGTAAGTTGAGTTCCGCCTTTATAAACTGTAATTGTTTGAGTTGGAGAGTTAATTGTTCCAGACCAAGCGTCACTTATTTTGGCATACCATGTATGAGTTCCATTAGAGAGGAAATAAGAAGCTTCACTAAAGTCTATAATTCCACTGTCTACGTAATAACTCTTGTATTGAGAAGAGTCTATATAAATTGTTACGTTTGTTGGTTCATGAGCCGCGTTGTTTAAGATGGATAATGAAAGCGGTGGATTACATGAACGTGTTGTTGTTTGTGGAGATATGTAGTTATATAATGGGTCAACATTTGCGAAAGTTGAAACTCCGAAATCGCTAATAGTAATGGTTCCTGTGTGTCTGTAGCTTGAGAATTGGACACGTATTTTCTCTTCAGTTGGATAAATTATGTATGATGAAGCTATAACATCGGCACTGCTGGCTACTTCGTTGAAGTCAAAGTCATATTCTGTAGCTATTTGAGATGTGGTTAAACATGTATCATATACGTGGAATTCATCTATAATTTCTGTAGAATCTCCATAGCAAGCACCAGCCCACCATACACCGCCTATCATTACTCTATCGTAGGTATGAGTTCCTGTTGATATTGTTCCTTGTGCTACTTGTGCTTTGTTTATGTACAATGTCATTAAACCGTTGTCATCAGTTAATACTACATGATACCATCCGGCAGCAGTATAAGTACCTGAGCTGACAGCATTAATAGTCACATCGCCTGCGGTATTCCTTCCTAAAATACCGAATGTTCCACCAGAATTATATTGAACTTCTAATACTGCACTTGAAGTTGTACTGTGGAGACTCATTAGAGTTTGTCCTGTTCCCGTATTTCTAAGATAAACCATACATGACATGGTGTTATCTGTTGCTTCCCAATCTTTGAGAGGAACAGTAGCTATTCCATAGTCATCTGCTCCATCAAAAACCATGTATCCGTTGGAGTTTGCTGCTCCGTCATCTGCAAAGTCATAGGAACCTGTAAGAGTTAAGTCTCCTTCTGTACCTGTATCATGTCTCCATAGATTACGCACTGTAGTTTGACCATCATCTTCATCGAAGGAGTATCTTAGATTGTTATATATTGAATTGGTGAAGGTACGAGTATCTGATGCAGTTATCCATTTGTTTGTACCTACGTCTATTATACCAAAATTGATTGACCCATTAAGGATTGAACCTGATATAATGGGAATACTATGAGTAACTGTAAATGTTGAGCCTGATGGTGCTGATATTTCTGGTGAAACATATTCAGCAAATAGCCCTGTTTGATAAATATTGTCACTATATCCATAACCTTCATTATCAGATGTTATTTGTGCAGTTGTTGTTAAAACATTTGTGTATGTATTTGTGTCATATGCATAAGTTGTATATGCTCTACATTTACCTGTTGATGAAGAGTGACCACCATAAAGAAGATTATCATCATACTTTATGGAATATGTTAGCGTGGCTGCACTTCCAGCATGTGAATAGTCCATTGTTGCAATATCATAAACCTTTACAGTTGAAATGGTTCCCCCACCTACTGCTATTTGAGAACCATCCTTGTTTATGTCCATTGCATAGATTGAACCACCAAAGCTAACAGAAGAATCTTGTAAATTAAGGTTTTCTTTATCATATTTGTTAATTGTACAAGTTGTCGCTCCACCTGCATAAACATAATTTCCATATTCTGAAAGTGAGTAAATTATACCACCATAAGAGGATGATGTTTGCTGAAGAGTGAGGGTTGCTTGGTCATATTTGTAAACATATCCATTGGCTCCTGCTGCATATACATAAGTATCATCGCAAACTACGGTATGGAGAGTTTGTCCTGTTGAAACTGAAGAAGTGGATGTTGTTCCATCTGCTAAATTATACTTTCTAACCGTTTGCCCGTTTCCTACTGCATAGATATAGTTTCCACTAATATCAAAGGCGCGGATTGTTGAATATGATGCAGATGTATAAGATTTTGTGAATGTGGTTGGACTACACTTGTAAATATAGCTGCTTGCAGCTACGTAAAGGTATCCGTTATAATATTTCATGTCGTAGACTGTTGCTCCAAAAGTAGCTGAAGCATTAAGTTGCGTCATGTTATTTTTATAGACCTTATGAATAGTTTGGTCCGTTTCACCAGAGTAGTATACATATTTGTCATCAAAAGCCAACCCACGCATTGCATACCCATATGTTGATGAAGATGCATAATTTGTGAGTTGTGTAGCTGCACTCACCGGAAAGATGAGTACCAACAATACGAGCAGTAGGAATATTTTCTTCATAATTTCACCAGTGGATAGTGAAAATATGGTAAAACAGTATATAAGGTTAACTAAATAAAAAATTAGAGAATGTTGTTAACATCCTCTAAGAGCGCATCGAAGAAACCTGTTATTTGTTCGATGAAGAATGATGTTGTTTCATCTATAGTTAGTGAAATTTGTGCTAGGTCATCATCTGAAGTGAGGGAGTCTTTCATTATGCTGTCTTCATTGGCGCAAATTGCGAAATATCCATAACTATCGATGTCTGCTTGGTAGACATTGTATTCTGAAGTGATTGACATGAGTTTTGTTTCATGAGCTACCCATTTTTCGTTCTCATAGGAATAGAGAAGTACTTCTGAGATTCCATTGTCTTCAATCCACTTTTGAGGAACATGGAATTTTACGCTTGCATCCGTTGTGTATTGGTCATAATTTTCTGAACCTACAAGGATGTTAACGTGAGAGTATACAATATCACAATTTGGAGTTCCTTCTGTATATACTGAATTTGATTTCAGTTTTTCAATGGTTGCTCCTACTGTTTTACCGTATTTTGTTGGTGTGTATGTAATTCCTATGATGTCGTGTTTGTCTGGACTCAGGAATGAAGAGGTCTTCGGGGTGTCTGCTAATGCGTTCTTTATGGTGAATTTTTCCCTAAAGATTAAGTTTGATGAAGGGTCAGAACTTCCAGTGTAGCCAGTAGATGTTCCTTCTGAAGAAGAACCACCGCCTGACCCGCCTGAAGAAACATTGTTAACTACTATTGTGATTGTTTCTGAAGTGGTATCAATGCCATCCGATACTGTAAATGTAACATCATATTCACCATCTTGAACATTTGTAGGGGTCCAAGTGAATTGGTTGTCTTCGAATGTAGCACCAGATGGTAAATCTTCAACACCATAAGTTAGTTCATCATCATCATTGTCGTATGCCGATACTGCAAATGTGAGAGCAGAACCCTCATTAACTGATTTGTTTGTCAGTGAAAGGAATATTGGAGCGTTGTTTTCTCCAATTACATTGATGAACCAGTTCTTTGAGATTGAGCCATTAGAGTTTGTGGCTGTAGCTGTTACTGTGTTGTTGCCTGAAATTCCTGTTGTATCAAAGATGAAGTATGCATCCGTTGATTGAGAGTTGGAGTTGAGGAACCACTCTAATCCTGTTGAATTAAGGATTGTTGCTGTGAAATTGATTTGGGTTCCTGAAGGTACTGAGAACTGTGTTGATTGATTGTTAGTGAAGTCGTTTGACCAATCTTGGAAAGTTGGATAGATGTTCTCAGGTGGCAAATTAATTGTGACTAACCAGTCAAATAAGTCAGTTCCGTTAACGTTGTCTGCATAAACTGTAACGTGATAATCACCAGAATATGTTGATGTATCCCAATTCATAGTGTTGGAGTCAAGTGATATGTCTCCATAGTTGATTTCCCAACGGTAGCCTGTAGTATAGAGAGAATCTACTGTGAATTGGATTGGAGTTCCCTGAACAACAGAGAATGATGATGAATCATCTGATGTGATGTTGTTTAGAGTTGTTGTAATTTGTGGAACTATATCGTTAACTACTGTGATGGTCCAGAACGTAGTAGCGTTTCCATTGGGGTTCTGTGCTACAAATTCAACTGTTGAAGTACTTTGGATGTTTTCAAAGTTGTAAGTGAGAACATTTGATGCTACCTGTTCATCATTTACATACCAGTATGTTGAATTGTAGTTAGATGCCGTGACACTAAATTCAATTGATTCATCTGCATAAACGGAGAGCGATGTGTCTTCGTTGTTAGATTTTGAGTTTGTAAATGAATCAATTGATGGTACAGGTCTTGAAACTGCAAAGTTAACTACCTGAGAGTCAGAGCCGCCATATGAATCATTTGCATAGAATGTTATTGAGTAGGTGTCTTCTGGAAGGTCAATTGCTTCCCAAACTCCACTTGTGGGGTCATCTGTAGTGAAAAGATTAGATGGAGTCGAGTATGTGATTTCATCTGAATCTAGGTCACTTGCAGTAAAGTTAAGGTTAATGACGTTGGAGTATGGATTGTTTGACAAGTTGTAATCTGTTATTGTTGGTGCATTGTTCACTAAGGTATGTGAGTCAGTGATTGCTTCTGACAGTGCTCCGCTTGTTGAATTAACTGCATAAACATGTATTGTGCATGTTGAATGTGGAGCCATACCAAGTTGAGAGATATACTCATTTGTAGTTCCGTTTGTCCAAACTCCGCTAACATTGACGTTATAAGAGTTTGTGATATTACCGGAGCCTGCATCCCATGACCAATCCACATAGAAATTTGCTCCTGTATGTTGCAAGTTAGTTGGAATTGGTGGGATGTAGTTAGCTTCATTGATGGTCAATGTGACTATTTCTGAGTCACTTGAGCCGTATCCATCTGATACGCTGAAGAGAATTGAATATACTCCTGCATCATTTGTTGATGGAGTCCAGTGACCTACTCCGGTAGATGTGGAGAAGTCATTAAACAAATCTGTCCTGTTACATGAGAATGTTGGAGTGTCTGAATCTGGGTCATTTGCTCCAAGGTCAAGTGAGATTTGAGTTGCTTCTGTGACTTCTATGTTTCCTATGGAGTTGAGGGAAATGTCTCTGTTAGGAGCCTGTACGGAGCTCTGAATGGTTGGAGAGTACAATCCTGTTGAGTTGTAGGATTTAATAGTAATGTTTGACCATCCATGAGCACTAACAACGTCAACCCATTCTGATGTAAGACCTACGTCATGGTTAGTTCCATCATTAACTATGAATGAGTCCGTAACGTTTCCTGTACCGGAATGCCAGTTGTGGGTGATTGAGAGCTGGTCAATTGTAGGTGAATCCAATACTGGTGTAGCTGGAATGTATGCTAAGTTGCTCACAGTGATTGTTATGACTTCGGAATCAGATGAACTATATGCATCTGAAGCCGTGAACAAAATGTCATATGTTCCTGCATCATTGTTGTCCGGTGTCCAAGAGCCTACACCTGTTGCTGTGTTGAAATTTGTGAACAAATCTGTTCTGTTACATGCAAAGGTGATTTCATCGTTATCTGCATCGTTGGCATTTGCATTAACATTAGCTGTTTCATCTTCGAAAATATTGATGTTGGAGAGTCCTGTGATTGTTACAGGGTTGTTTGCTAATGTGAATTCATCTGAAATTGATGATACAGATAATGAATTTGTACTTGAGTTAAATGCATAGACTTCTATTGTTGAAGTTTCGTGGGGATTCATCGAGGAATCTGAGATTGAGTCTGTGGTTCCATTAGTCCAAACTCCGTTGAGGTTGACGTTATAGGAGTTTGTCTTGTTGCCTGTTCCTGCATCCCATGACCAGTTTACGTAGAAGTTGCCGGAATCATGGTTGAGATTGATTGGAGTTGCCGGAGTGAATACTTTGTTGTCTACTGTAATTGTGATGATTTGGGAGTCTGAAGAGCCGTAGCCATCAGAGACACCAAATAATACTGAGTAAGTTCCGGCAGATTGATAATCAGGTGTCCAATGCCCTACACCAGTGCTTGTACTGAAGTCTGTGAAGAGGTCTGTCCTGTTACAACTGAAAGTTGCTGTGTCGGAATCTAGGTCTACTCTGTTGGCATCTACGGTAATTTGCAAGCCCTCATTTGAATCGATGTCATCTAAGTTTGAGATTGAGATGGGATTGTTGTCAAGGGTTACAGATTGGGTGACTCCGCTTGATATCGAAGATGTTGTGGAGTTCCAGCCGTAGACAGTGATTTGTGAAGTTCCATGAGCAGACAGTGTTCTGTTGTAGGAAGTTGCAGTTGAGTTTTGCCAAGAACCACCGAGATTAACACGGAAAGAGTCAGTCTTGAAGCCTGTAGAATTTGATGTCCAAGAATGGTATACGTAGAAATTGCCTTTGGAAGCATCATTGACTACTGGTTTGTTTGGAGTCAAAAGTACGTTGTTGACTGTTAGAGTGACTACTTCGGTATCGGTTGAACCGTATCCGTCAGATACTCCAAAGAGGATTTTGTAGGTTCCCGCTTGAGCATAGGATGGAGTAAAAGTTCCTACACCTGTTCCTGTATTGAAACTGAAGAGGTCAGTACGATTACAGGAGAAAGTTGGAGTGTCTGAGTCGGTATCTGTTGAACCTAAGTCTAAGCTAAGAAGTTGTCCTTCATTGATTGAATAAGTTGGGTCAATGTCTGTTAAGATTACTGCATTGTTTGGAAGGTGAACGTTGTCTGTAACTGCTGCTCTGTGTCCACCTGTGGTATTGTAGGCTGTGATGGTGATGTTTGACCATGCGTGAGGTGAAAGACCTGTAGCGTTAAAGTAATTTGCAGTCTGGTTGTGCTCTGTTCCGTCATTCACGATGTAATAGTTTGTTACGTTTCCTGAGCCTGCATTCCAGTTGTGCTTAACGAAGAAGTTGCCTGTGTTGGCTGAAGTTACAGTGGGTTGCGGTGCAATGATTGTACCATCATTGATTGTGTATTCTACTATGTAGGAATCTACGCCAGAATATGCATCAGTAGATGTAAATTCAACATATGTAGTTCCTATATTTCCTGAAGATGGAGTCCATGAACCAACACCTGTAGAAGTGTTGAAGTTTGTGAAGAGGTCGGTCCTGTTACATCCAAATGTAGGGGTATCAAGATTTGGTACATTGTATGCGTGGATGTTATCATAGAAACCATATCCGCCTGCTACTGAGTATATTTTTACAGCATGTACACCGGAATATGATGAGACATCCTGATTAATTTGGTAGTTGTAGATATCTGGTCCGTGATACTCATAAATCATTGTGCTGTCGATGTAAACACGAACATACATTCCACCATCATTAGCGTATGCTTGGCGAATTAGTATTTGCAATGTGTTCACGTCTGTTAAATCTACATTTTGGTAACAGTATGCCGTTGATGCATCTCTAACTTTCAAGCTTCCAGCCATTGATGTTGTATCAAAATTGTCAAGTCCTACATTAGTCCATCCAGTAGTTCCAGATGAAAAATCACCATTGGTAACTCTATCACCCGATGGGTTGTAGTTGTCATCTATGTCAGTAGAGTCAATGTTAACGTTTTGAGATGTTCCTATGGTAGATTCTACTGTGGTGACTGAATTTGTAATGACAGGTGGATTGTTGAGAGTTGCTATGGAGCCTGTAGCTGGAAGCAGGGATGTAACACCGCTTGAGGTATTATAACCGTAAACAGTGATGTTTGAGAGTTCGTGAGCAATGATGTTTGGATATGATTGGTTAACATAGGCATTAGTTGTGCCATTTGTCCAAGTTCCATCAATCTTAACTCTGTAGCTATCCGTATTAGTTCCTTCTTCCCAAGTCCATAGGACATACATATTTCCTCTTGTGTATGCTAAATTTTGTGGGGTCTGTGGTCTCTCTACTATTGTGATTGCAAAGGAATCTGTGTTAGATGAGCCATATGCATCTGAAGCAGTGATGCCGATGTAGATTGGTCCTGTTGCATCTGAAGGAGCAGTCCAAGAACCAGCACCAGTAGACGTTGAGAAGTTGGTGATGATGTCTGTACGGTTGCAACTGAAGGTGGGAGAGTCGGAGTCTAGGTCCGTTGCATCTGCATTGAAAGTGAATGTTCCACCCTGAATTACGTTTTTGTCAACTAAGTTAGTGACTGTGATTGGATTGTTTGCAACACGCAGTGATTGAGTTACAGGTGATGAAATTGCAGATGTTGTGGTGTTGTATGCATAAAGAGTTACATTTGACCATGCGTGAGCACTGAGGGTTCTGTTAAGGAAAGTGGCTGTAGAGTTTTGCCAACTAGAACCGTACTGGATGCGGAATTGGTCAGTGTGAGCATTATCGAAGTTTTCATTCCAAGAGTGGCGTACCCAGAAGTTGCCGGATGTTGCTGTGTTGAATGTTGGTGCAGCAGGAGTCAAGGCTACATTAGAAACTGTGATGGTCGTTACTGCATCTGAAGTTGAACCGTAGCCATCTGTTGCACTAAATTTAACTTTGTAGGTTCCAGCTTGAGTGTATGATGGAGTCCAAGAACCAGCACCAGTGGAAGTAGAGAAATCTGTGAAGAGGTCTGTACGGTTACAAGAAAAGACAGGGGTGTCGCTGTCTCCGTCTGTTGCACTTGCATCAACTGAAAGCTGTTGAGCTTCGTTAGTGCTGTAAGTGGTATCTATGCCTGAAATTGTAATTGCTTTGTTGGCAAGACGAACTGATTGTGATGCTGATGCTAGTGATTTTACATTACTTGTCGAGTTCCAAGCATAGACTGTTAAGTTGGAATATGCATGAGCAGACATCGAAGTTTGATTGTAGAATGCGTTGGAGCTGTTGTACCATGCACCGTTTATACTGATGTTGAAAGAGTCTGTTTTAACGGCTCCTGTAGCTGCTGACCAAGTATGACGAATCCAATCTGAGCCTTGTGTACTTGAAAGTGATGTAGGTGTAGAAGGATATGAGTTTCCAGAAAGTAAGTTGTTGTACTCAGTCTGTGAAACCTGAGTGAAAGTCATTGAGTCATTCTTTGTGGAAACTTCTAAGGTTGTAGATGAAAGAGGAACCTGATAGTTTGTGAGAACCGTTGCACTAGTTGAGTTGACTTTTACGAGGTAGTAGGCTCCCATATCTGTTACTGTTGCCGTTGGTTCTGTTGCTGCATTTTTGTGAACCCAAACAGTATCAATGTTCATGTATGCAGTTGTACCCATATCTTGAAAGAATACATTAATTGGAATCACTGGAACTTTTGTTGCTGAAGTGTATGGAGAACCCGAACGAGCTACACCGTTAACATATGTATAGTATTGTGGAGTGCCTCTTGCGTGCCAATAAATTTTATTAACATTGTATGAAGTTTCTACCCAATTACTTGTTACACTGCCCGATGTACCTGCTTTTGCAGAGTAACACATGTTAAGCCCGTTCTTATCTTTGTATCCTACAATTCTGTTATTTTCTGTTGGATAGTTATCCATACCAAACACTACTGAGGATGAAGAGCCACCAGTAGCATACCATCTACCAGCCCATTCCATAGTAACGTTTGGACCAAACGTTCCAATTGATTCTAACCTTGAACTAGATGCAGCAGCCATTGTAGCTTTGCTGTTTGCAACTGTAACAGCACCGGAAGGTACTGTCCATTTTGAAGTGTTAATGGTATTTCCGTAGAAATCATCACCAAATAACATAGTTTGCTCTATGGATGGCGCACCGGAGCCTTTAGTCATCTGGTAGTAAGTTGTGTTTGAAGAGCTAATTACTGGTACTTTAATCCAGACATTAGTTGATGTGTTTTCCACCCAATAAGGAGCGGTGACTGCTGATGCCATTGACGCGAGCATGAGCAATACAAGGAAGGTCAATACGAATTTTGTAATTTTCATTTCTACACCTAATGATTTTCACAGACTATTTTATATAGTTGGCAGTTTAGTATTTAAGGTTTGTGTATATGGTTAAATGAAAAGGATTATATACTTTTAGTGTATAGTAAGTATCAGGTGAAAAATATGGTAACAAACGAAATACCTCAGATTGGAATGGGCGCAACGATAGCAATTGGAACAGATGCTTATCCCGCTACTATAGTTGCAATTAAGGGAAAGAAAGTATTAGTGCAGATGGATGAATATAGGAGAACTGACAAAAACGGAATTAGTGAAGACCAAAAGTATGAGTATTATCCGAATCCAAATGCTCCAACTAAGACCTTCACCTTGAGAAAGAATGGAAGATTCGTAATTGAGGGAGACTCGATGAACTCAAGTGTGAGAATGTATATCGGAAGCAGGAGAGCTTATCAAGACCCATCTTTTTAAAACATTCTTTTCATTTCTCTATTTTTTGATTTCTTTTCTTTGGCTACTTCTTTGAGGGTCTTGGCGTTGTTAATTTTCTTTTTGAGTAGGTTTAGGTTTTTAAATATGTTTTGTTTTTGAAGTTTTATAGCTGTGTCTCTTTCATGATTAATTTCAAATGTTAGCTTTTCAAGTTCCAATTCTACTTGCTTGAGAGCTTTGTTAATTGAAGATGTTTTAATGGTTCCATTGGTGTTAAAAGCGTCTGGACCATATTCATTAAGAAAAAATTCTTTAACGGTAAATGTTTTTGGTTTTCCAACTCTGTTCCAAGCCATGTAAAAGAAGAAGTTTGAAAGGTATATGAAGGTTTGGGTAGTGGGATTTAGTAGGTTTAATGACGGTGGTACGGAGATTTCCCACTACCTATTTTCTCAGAGCCTCTTGCAGCAAAGAGTAAAAGGGTTTGATATTATAAAAAGGTTTCTAGATTTTTGTGCAACAAGTTTTATATAAGTGAATTGCATTTTATACAACATGGCTGTAATGAGTTATGGTTATGAAAAATTCGACTTGAAAAAGTTAAGAAAAAATATGGATAAAATATACTACAATGAGTGGTTTTTGAATTGTGAAAATGGAATAGCCATTATGGAAGAAATTGTTAAAATAATGGACTATTCCTGTAGAATTAAGTTCATTGTAGTGGGGATTTGGAAGGTTGCAGATGTGGAAATACCTGAAGAATACAAGTACAGTAATAAGAATGAAGCAAAAATTGTAGACATAACCGATATGTATTTTGAAATTGACCTGTATGATGGCTATCTGAAGCCTTTGTATAAAAAATATGTTGAAGATGCTGACCTGAAGTTAAGGTATGGGAAGTTTACAAGGGAGAGTAGTGATTTTGCCATACAAGATGTGTATGATGAAAGTCAGAAGAACTTTGAAGAATTTTTGAGAAGTAGAGTGTTGGATTTGTGCATGTGTATCATGAAAAAAGGAGCAGAAAAAAGGCATGAGTTGAGGGAAATCGAGAAGGATGTGGATAATTTAGTGTTAAAGGTTAAGAGTTTTGAAAGAGAGAAGTTCGATGGACACACTTTGATTGGAAGCGATTAATGCTTCCATTTACGTTTTTCTGGTAACAATGTTGAGGGTATCATTTTCTGGTTCCGTGTAATTTGATACGTTTAGTGTTGAGTTAAATGGAACTGTAAAATAATATGGGTAGTATCCATCTATTACAACATCTACATATCGTTTTTTGAAGTTTGATGAAAGTTCTTCATAGGTGAAGATTCTGTCGGATTGTGGTTCTATGAATAGGATTTCGTTGTTGATTTCCACCCAAACTATGCGATGGAGAGAGAAACGAGATTCGTTGGAGTCACCTATTGTTTTGCGAAGGTCGGGAGTTGGGCGAAGAACAGCATAACCGCACTTGTAACCGCGTTCTTGGAGAGCAAATTTTAGTTCAGTGGAGAATTCGCGGCAATCATGGTAGCCTTCATAGAATTCTTGAGCGTCTATGCTGTTTGTGTCTAGAAAAAGTTGTATGTCGAGGCGGTCAGATGGAGTATCGACTGTGATGTCTGTGTTGTTCAATGGAGCCATGAAGATGATTAAGAAAATGGCTCCATATATTGAAAAGAATGTTAGGGTTTTCATCTTTTGAAGAGTTTCCTGAGTCTGGTCATGAATGGTTCCTGAGTGTTCTTCTGGAATTCAGTAACGTCATAGCGTATCGATGTGTAGAGGTTTGAGCCTTTCATGTTAAGGTTTTGATTGTACATGTATGAGGTGTACTTGAATCTAGTGGATGAAATCTCTACGAAGTCGTTGAATGTATCGTTTTTGACGTTCAGGATGAATGTTACATCCATAAATCCACCATCAAATAAGCGTATGTTTGTTATTTTTGCTATTCTAATGAGGGAAATGTTGTATTCAGGATGACCGTTCTTCTGAAGAATTTCCTTAACTTCCATCTCCTTTTCAAAGAAGAAGTTTTCGAAATATGGGTCAGAGAAGAATCCCGCGATTTTGTCTTTTGAATCTTTGGACAAAATCTCAGGCGGGATGCTGTTTTCAGCCATCTCTTCGGGGAATTGGATTGTTATCACGTTTGTCACCTAATGAGTAATGGTGTTTCATGTATATAAATTAATCGAAGAGACTCGATACAAGATTGACTTTTGGCTTCGATGGTTTGCGGTGTGGGTCAAGGAGTTTCGTTTTTCCGCCACCTGAGTAATGAACAAGCTTTTGGTGTTCAAGAATCTTCATGGGATAATAGTAAAATGGGAAGTAGTATGGAGCGCGGTTTTTTCCACCGTTGAATGCATTTAGGTCCATTTTCACGCTGTAAACATTGGTGAGTTCTTCCCAAATCTCCATTGCCTCAAGAACCTTGTCAGTACCATTTGAAAGTGAGATTATGGTGCGGTAAAGAATGTCAACTGATTCTGAAGTTACCCTGTGGGTTTCAGTTTTAATTTCACCGGAGTCTTTGTCTTTGCGGTGAGTTTTAACTACCCAATAATCCATTGATTTGAAAATTATAATTTTGTCTTTGCCTTTCCAGCCTTCAAGTTCAATTATTCGGGCTTTCAGCTCCGCGATTTCGAAATTTAATTGGGCTACTTTTGTTTCATAGTCCTTTGTGATAGATTCCATGAAGAGAGAATAGGAAGGAATGTATAAGAAGGTTTCGAGAAAAAAGTTGAAAATTAAGCAAACAGAGGTCTGCCTAGTATTTCGTTGTTGACTTTCAACCAGCCGTAGCCACACTTAGAGCAACGATGTGAAAGTTTGCGCCCTTCAATCATTCTTGTTATTGAAAATGTTCCACACGCAGGGCAACGTGTATCGAATTTATTTTTCATGTTTTTGCCTCAACCTAGTAATGGGCGTACTTATATATAAGTCTTTCGTTAGAGTTCATCCATTAGAGAGGTTTGGGTTTGCATGGGAATATCTCTTTGAGTGACTATTTTTATGTCTCTTTGTGGATTGTCATTTCTACACACAGGACAATTAAACGAAACTATTTTTCCGTTTTTGCGAGATACATCCTTGAGGATGCGTTCTTCCATGTTACATTTGCAGTTCCAGCATTTTTCCATGATTTCACCGTGAACAAAGTTTGAGGTCATCTATGTCTTTCATTGCTTGAGCAAGTTTTGACTCCAAATCGCCTATTCTTGACTCAAGAGATATGATTTTGTTGCTTTGGGTAGTCATAATAGCTCCTATCATTTCAAGAGAACTATTATGAGTTTCTATGCCCTCAGCAAGTAATTTGAGAATTTCCTTGGGGTCTTTAATTTTTTCTTTCATTTCCAGATACCTGTGACTGTTGTGTTTGGTGGAACGTCTTTAAGAACGATAGCACCTGCACCTATTTTGCAGTTGTCTCCTACTCTGACGTTTCCTAAGATTAGAGAATTTGCACCAATTAAGACGTTATTGCCTATAATGGTTTTGCTTCTGGTAGGTTCTTGAGGGTTTAGGTAGCCAATTGTAACTCCTTGGGCGACTGAACAGTTCTCTCCAAAGATGGTCGAGGCACGAATGCAAATTCCAAAAGGATGTCCTATGCGTGTAGATTTTGGAAGGATGCGCGGATTTGCATCTGAGAGAAACGGTAAGCGAAGGGGAAATCCCTTTGTTACCACTGTGGAGAGGTCCAAGAGCCATGCTCCTAACTTCTTGCCCTGATATATTGGATTTAGTCTACTCATTTGTGAAAACCGCGTACTCTTCGGCTTCAGTGCCAGTTAATTTACAGTACTTGTGAAAGTACATGAGATGCATTCCTAAATCTGATTCTTCATCAAATTTAGCTTGACAGATTGTGCATTGGAAAGGCATTTTAGTCTCCGTAGATACTTGTTAGTCGCCATGATAATCCTACAGTGTGCTTGTGACCACACTTTGAGCATGTAACTATTTCGCCAAACGAAGCAGGGTCAACGTATCCATCACACTCTAAACAATTTGTAATTTCGTTATCTATAGCCTTTCTTTTTTCAAGTTCTGCTATCAAGTCTTCAGTTGGAATTTTGTCAAATTTCATGCTCTGCTCTCCTTTTCCCACTTTTCTAGGATGTCTTTTAGTGGCATTATGATGTCGAATGGCATCATTTTTACACCTTGACCATTGTTGAATCTAAGAGAATAGTCAGTTAGAGTGTCAATTTGCTTACTATTCATATTTTCTATGGGAAGTTGAAATACTCCATGAGATATTTTGCACCAACAATTATCTTCTAGCTCTCTTTCGTTGTATCCAAGAGCCTCTGCTAACATTATGTGTTGATATGTTTTGCAGCCGTAGAAGTCTCCTTGTGGTGAAATCCAGCCATCTGTGTTACCCTTTTCGAAGAAGTTGTCCTTCTCGACAAATACTTCTTCGCTTCTGTTGTTGCTTAGTTCAACCATTTGCATTTGCATCTCTAAGATTTTACTCTCATCAATTACAGGTTCAATGTGATTCGTTGGCTTTGTGTTTAAAGCTCTGGATATACTACCATCGATGAGCATTGCCATTGTTGAATCTTGTTCCTTGATGTATTGGCGCAAATCTTCGTAGAGAGTGACGCATACAGGGTTGAATCCAGCTTGAATGACTAAGCGTAGGGATGAACCAAATAGCTTCCATGCAGAAATAGTAGTTAATCTATATGCCGTTGAATACTCGAAAGACTGCAATTCCTGTAGGTATGCCTTGATTTCACGTTCCTTTAGGTTGCGGTCATATGGTGCTTCCCAAGTATCGGGTTCAAGGTCCATGTTTCCCTGTGGGTCAGAGAGTGACATGGTTTGTTTTCCTGTGAGGATTGAATCTACGTATGGTAGAATTTCTTCTCCAAAGGATTCTGAGAGAATGCGGGTTGCTCTATCCCATCCCTTCCCGTTAAATGCCTCATCTCTAGCAACATCGACTATATCTTTGCCAAACCGAGGCGCAATTCTCATTGAAAGTAATGCCATTTTGAATCACCAAAGATATAAAGGTGTTTAATGTATATTAATTCCTCGGTAGAACATCAGGTTCTTTAATGATTCCGTGAGTTTGATTGTAGGCTTTGTTATCATCTTTTCTGAAGAATCTATGTAAGAATCTAATGAGCATTCTGTATCTGGTATTACAGATACTTTGATTGTTTTTACAGATTAGATTGCAGTACTTTTCTCCATTTGGGAGAATAGTTTTGCAATAACGGCAACGGTAAATCACTTCAAAACCCATTTAATCACTTCTTGAAAATTGATACTAAAATGTAGCCAATTGCACAACCTACGATAAAATACAAGATTGATTCAAGTTTCATGATGAATAATGCGTTTTTATGTATAAAAAGTTTACGAGTTCTGCATTATGCTACCAAAGATAACAGCTTGCAGAATTATGATAACTATAGCCCAAAATACTGTTTTTGCATTCATTTTTTCACCTTTAATGATAATGACGAACGTTTCTGTAGACATCTTTTATGATGGAGTATGCTAAGAAAATTGGTGCTACGAAAGTGAAAATGTAAAGGAATATTAAAACTGTTGATGATATTAATTCTATTGACATGGAGTATTAGATGTGTTTTATGTATATAAATTTTGTGTTGAAAAGGTTCTTATAGTAAGAAAACAAGTATTTGTTATGACTTGGAAAAAGATGTCTCAGGAAAAAGTTGGTTATCCTGCTCATGAAATTGAGGGATGGAGCAACGGAAAAGACGAAATATTGCTGTTAAATAAGAAAATCAGTTTTAGCCATGATTGGGAAATTATGTATAACGGTGAATGGATAAGAAGAGCTGGTAGCAAAAAGGATGCCATGAAACAAATAAAAGAATTAAAAGAAGATTAATTCTTTTTATAAATTTTTGATGTCGAAGTCTGGAACTCTCTGTTTTATTGCTTTGGAAATGGTGTTAATCCATTCTTTAGCAGATATTGGTGGATTAAGATTGTAGAAACGAACGCATAAGTAAGAGTAGCTGCTCTGGATTACATCTCTCCATTCGGAGCGAGGGGAGTCTGGAATTCCATAACCAAAAGATTCTGCGAATTTTAAGGCTCCTTCTTCTCCTTCGTAACGTTGACGGAGATTGTAATGATTTGCACAACAAGCGTTGTACATATTTTCAAGATAAGTTTGGCAAGAGTTTTTTGTCACGTTGAAATAAAGGTATTTTATATATAAAAAAGTAGTGGTTGAAATTCACTTGTACTGTTCTAGATTAGAAGGGGTTCCTGTGCTGCTGATGCCGGAGCCTATTTTGTTTTCATTAAGTAAGCGAATCATTGCTACTGAGAGGGCGGCATTTTGGAGCAGGCGTTTGCGGGCTTCTATTTGCCAATGAGGATTTGATGGGTTTATATCATTGAATTTGACAGAACGTTTGTTGAACATTCGTTTCCATTCTTCGAGACCCCAATTTGAATTGTGTTCTCCCCATAGGAATTCTTCTAGAACTCTAGCGGATTCAATTACTTCGAGAATTATTTTCTCTTCTTCAGAAAGCTGTTCAGTAGTAAGCATTGTATCTTAATTTTAAGTAATGCTACCAAGAATAAACAATGCTAAAATTGTTCCAACTACAATCCAAACGACTAATTTTGCACTCATTTTTTCACTCACTCTTTAACTTTTTTACAAAAGCTTTTGGGTCTCCTGTTGGAGCAAAATCAGATATTTTACGTGGAGTACTATTTGTTAATTCCATAAACTCAATAAGAGTCATAGAATCTATTACTCCTTTATATAAATTAGAGTACATTGTTTAATCACCAATAATAATTAATACTTATTGTATTTAAAATATACTCTTTAAAATATCTAACCATATATTTTTGGGAAAAATTTCTGCTTTTTCAAGTAAATAAACTGAAAATACAAATATTAATAAATACATTAACAGTTTATTAAATTTACTTTTTACTCTCTCTTTGTAATTCACTTTATCACATCAATTTAATATATAATGGTGTTTTATGTATAAAAAGTTATCTGGGCTATAGATGACTAAAAATTGAAGTTGTAGCTAAATGACTATGTTTTGACACGTTGTTGCGAAAGATATAAGTATGGTTTGGAACGATGTAGTAAAAGATACCGTTATTGGAAACGGATTAAAAATTGATAAGAAAAGAAACAGTTATTTATTTTTGTTATTATTTATAGATAACAATAAACTCATCCCTGTAAAGAATAATATATATATTTGTGTAATAGCTGTAATTCTATCTATATATATGCCTGCACTTACAAGAACTAGAGCAAACAAAGAAGCTATCATCATTATAAACGTGAATAGTGGAAGAATTTTGTTTACATCAATGTTAAACATGATATACCTCAGATTATGTTGAGTCCTGTCATGGCTTCTATTCCACCGACTATTATTATTCCTAATACTACTTCAACTACTGTCCAAATAAATTGTTCTGCGTTCATTTTGATTGCCTCAATTTGATATACAATGAGTAATAGTTATTTATGTATAAAAAATTAACGGTATAGTATTTGTTGTAATTATAATCATTATGATGTAACGCTGAGTTGTATATCCCTATGATTTGAACCTTGTAAATTGTGAGATGATTTATAGAGGAAAGGAAGAGGGTGATGGAATGAGATGTTTTATATAAAGGGTTTGAGGGAAGGACAATCTTTATATAAAGGTGTAAGGCTATACCTTTCAATAGGAAAGTCTTACTAAGATTCCTTATGGTTTTGATAATATGAGCGATGAAATATTAAATGAAGTAGAGCAAGTTGTAAAAACTGAAGAAAAAAAGAATCTTCGTATAGCTATTTATGCAAGGGTAAGTCCTACTAAGCATATTTTAGTGGAAGATAAAGATAAAACTTTGAGTAAGAATGAACAAATAAATAAAGCTGTTCACGCTTCTATATTGGAAGCTGTTGATATGTGTAAAAAAGCTGCTGAACTAGATGGAAATGAAGTTGTAAAAGTATATACAGACCAGTATATTTCAGGCAAAAAAGTGAAAGATTTACCAGCATTTAATGAATTAATGAAAGATTCAGAAAATGATGTATTTGACAAAATTTATGTAAGAAGAGTAGATAGGCTTGGTAGGGATATGAATGATGCAATGATTAATGTTCTTACTTTAGCAAAAAATGGTATTCATACTAAGTCTATAGAAGAACATATGGATACTTCTGACCCTTGGGGAAGGTCATTTGTAAGCTTTATGGCTGAAAAAGCTGAACATGATAGAATTAGAATAGTTGAAAATACAAGAAGAGGAAGAGAAGCTGCTAAGGCTGCTGGTGTGAAATTTGGAGTAGAGAAGAAGGAGTTTGACGTTGATTTACTAAGAAAGTTGAGGTTGATGCCGAAAGTTGATAGACCTTCTTGGAAAAAATGTGAAAGTATGTTTCACTGTAGTAGAACTTTAATGATTCAAAGATTAAAAGAAAAAGAATATTGGGATTATGATAATCAAACCGTAAAATAATAGATAGGTTCAAAATATTGATTCTTCATTAACTTCTCTCATTATCTTTTTTGCATCTTCTTCTGGTATAGACATCTATTTAAGCTATTAACTTAATGGGTAATTATGGCATTGAAAGATTATAAGAAAATAGGTGAAGACCACTATCGGTCTAGAACTAAAAGGATAATTCAGTTTGGAGAAAGAGCAGGCGGGTTCCCTATCTTTAAGGAAGGACAGGTTGACCTTTACATTGAGAAACATTCAATGTATCATGTGAAGATGGCTTTTGATGGTGGGTATGGAGCAATGAAAACTGTTGTTGTTCCTACAAAGAAAGAAGCACATGATGTACTGATGAAAATGGTAAGATTTAGTACACCTGACCCTGTGGTTGTTTTGGGTAGTGCAAATAAATATAGAATATTATGAGACATAAGTCTCATTTTTAAATTTTTTCTAATCTCCAATGGAAAACTTTGCGGGGAACGGGTGAGTACATTGATTGTTCCATTCTGTGTTTTGGTATTGCTCTGTAGCCTGCTGCTTTGCATATTTGCTTGATACGTCTTTCAGCAGGAATTGATGGGTCGTTGTTTGTTACATCTACACCGATGACAGGAGCACCATGTTCTTTTACCCAAGCAATAGTCAGCTTTTGATTTTTGTTATAAGCATGAAAATAGTCTTCGCGCGAGTCAGTGTCATCAAAAATAAGTGTGTTGTCCTTAAAACCTAAGTCGATTTCATGAATTTTTGCCATGAAAGAAAAAGGGATGTAATACTATAAAAATGTTACATCTTTTGGGCTATTTTTTCTTCGAATGGGTCATTCTTCTTTTGGGCTTTTTCTTTCTTGTATTGTTTCATGCGCCAATTTACGTTCTCTTTCATTTGTATTTCCTCAACATTTCGTTGTTTTTCCATGCTTGGTAGGCTTTGTTGCAGTTACCGCATGTACATTGGGTGATGGAAGTTACGGTCCAAGTGTCAGCTCTGAGACCGCAAAAGCATTTGTGGTCTTCCTTGTAGAGATGACGGGTTTGTTTGTGGGGTGGTAAGTTTATCATGGTAATTGCTTTGCTTTAAACACATAAATACTTGTTGACCCTAATTTAGTTGTGTTGTCTGGGTCAATTAAGAGAGGAAGTACCTTTGATGCTAGTAATTTTTCGTAAAGGTCTTCAGCGATGACATAGGTTGAGTCTAAAGTATGGTGAAAACCATGAGTTCCTTTTTTGGTGAATTTAATTACCTTTCCTTCTTTGTATCCATTTTCCATTTCTTTGTGGAAGAAGGTAAGTGCCTTTACTACGTTAGCCATGTAGTGATTTTTAAGCTCTTCTTCATTAAAAATGGTGGAATTTAGAACCATGTATTTTACGTATATTTTTACATCATCTTCTTTGGTTCTTTCCACTCTGGAAGCATACATTTGAGAACTATATTTTTCGTAAAATTCTTTGAAATACATAATCATTTCATGAATTTGAATGTACTTGAATCTTTTGGTTGAGGAAGAAAGCGTTTTGTTTCTCAACTTCTGAGGGGAAGTTAACGGTCTCGAAAGATTCAACCAATGAAACTGGAATCTTAATGGAAGATTTTGATTTGACTACGAAGAGGTCTTCGTCTATGAGTAGGTCTATGCTGTAGTTGTTGATTTCTAGTTTTGTGAAAAAACTATCTATGAAATGCTCTACTTCTTCATTTTTCGTTTCGTATCTGATGGCATTGAGAGCTCTAATAATATAAATGTTATAGTTTGTTATTTCACTAATTATGGACTGAAACTTTTTTGTAGTTTCTATGTATTCATTTTTTGTTTTTATTGGCATGGTTCCTCTATGGTTTGAAGTCAAATGTTGCGGTTAATTCTTCTTTAATGCTTCCTTTATTGATAATTACATTGTAGTGCCAAGCAACATCATATTTTTGGATAATTTTAATTCTGGATATGTTGCTTAATTTATAATCAGGATATTGTTTTTTTATTTTTTTGTGTAGTCTGTTGATGGCAGAGCGATGCGATTCTCCATGTCGTAGATGGTCAGAAACAAAGATGTAGCCTTCATAGCGTTGACCATTAGTTAAGAAGATTCGGGTTCCTGTCTTTATTTTAAATAGACTTTTTAGAAACATTTTTAGTCACCTTAATGCTTTTAGGTAATGATAATCTGTAGTCAATTTGCTGAGGTTTGTTCTTTTGTAGAATTTCGTCTTTGCCTTTGTAGCCTTTTACGAATTTCTTGATGCGCGATGTGAATTCAATGGTGTCGTTGAGTGTTAGTTTTGGAAAGCAATCATAGTCAAACCACATATGTTCGATTGTGACTTCGGAAGAAATTAGGTCTTTTAGAAGAACGGTTTTGATGACCTTTCTTCCGTTAACCATTCTTGAGCCAAAGTCAACACAAGTGCCTTTGAATGTAAGCTTTTTTCCTTCGAATTCTTCAAGTTCTTCACGCATGTTACCACAATAACCCTCTAAGGAAATTAACATTTTGTTCATATTTGTTGAATTTATTGAGGTTCTTCATGACACCTTCATCGTTAAAGATAACGATAGTGTTATTGGATGCTTCTTCTGAAGGGATTCTCCAAGCATTTTTTATTGATGAGCCACACAATCCAAGTAATAGAAATGAATCTGATGACTTAGGAACGTTGAAAATCCATCTGTCACATGTTAGTTGGGATTCAAGTACCTGTATTTTTGAGATGTTAACTTGACCGAAGAGAGCCTTGGAAATAATCTGGGAGATAGAAGGCTGTACAACCTCTTGGGAAGCCCTTGGTTGAACGATTGAAGGTAAGGTAGGGTTAGAGGTAGGCTTGGGTTCACTTAGAGATTCTAAGGGCTTTGTAGAAGCATGGTTGATGGCTATGCCTATAATGTAGCCATTGCCTTTCACTATTACGTTTGGAAAGGCTGCTCTTAACGATGTCATAATTAAATCTGTGTTTGGAACTATGTTGTTCTTGAGAAGCCAGCACCGATACATCTTGAAAAGCTGTTCTTTGCGAATGCTACTTTTACGTGATTTGATAAATGTTTCCTTAATGAAGGTATAGGCGGGGTCTTCAATGACTTTTTCTTTTACAGTTTTTGTGACAATTGGTACAGTTTTTGTGATTTCTGTAGGTTGAGGGAAAGGTTGGGTGCTACCCATCATTATTCTGTACAAAGTTGTCATTATTTGTGGAATATTATAAACTTTTGATTTGTTTATGATTTCTATAGCTTCTTTGTACTGTGGATTGTTGTTAATTTCTTTGTATGTTTCCTTGATGGATTCATGAGAGATGAACTTGCTTGGAATACGAATTTTCTCTATGAAAATTTCATTATCTATGACTTGAACTGTGGCGTTGGCTGCTTTTATTTTTTCGAATGGAATTTCCACTGTTGAGATTAGGTAGTAGTTTCTTTCAGTGAATGATAGTTTTTCAACAACTATGAGTCTATCTGATGATTCTAATTTGTGAATTGAGATAAAGTCGTATGCAAAGTTTTTAAAGTTGTTTCTTATTGCACAGAGAAGAACTATATCATTATTTGTAGAATAATCAAAGGCGAATACTGGTAATTTAAAGTGATAGTCAATTAGGAATGATGCTACATGTGTGTTCATACTTGAATAACGTGAAATCAAGTGAATAAATGGTGGATATGCATCAAGTTTGCAAGAGAGTATTGTATTTTGGAGACCGAGAGAATAGTCATTGATGAAATTCATCTCCTTAGCAGTGAAGTGATAAGACTCTGGAATTTTACCGATTTTGATATACTTATCTGATACCATTTTTCTTGCTTTTTGTTGATTTAATTTTTGCTCTTCAGAAAGATTGTTAACGGATTCTAGCATGATGTCACCTCAAAAAAGGAGATTAGTAATCTCCATCGCAACCCAAGAATGATTCTTGGCACACTTTGTTTACAGGAATTCCATTCCTATTTAGGAAAGATGTGATTGTATGTAGCTTGAACTTATAGTCAGCGTTGATTTGTGCATCTGTTTTTCCTTCAAGGTTTACAGTTATGCGAATTCCACTCATGTAGCTTCTCTTGATTGGAGCAATATCTACTGGAATTTCTGCAATTTCATGAATGTGGGTACGTCTTACTCTACGAAGTATTTCTACTTTGTAACCCAACTTCTTTAGGTCACGAATTTTAGGTTCGTTGTATTTTGTTTTTATCTCGCGGCTCTTAAAACCATTCTTATCAGTGATGATATATACTTCACTGTATACTGGTTTTGTTAGGATGTCTCTTGCCTTCGCAATGAATTCTGGGTCTGTGATTGTTAATTTTTGTTTTTTCATCTAATCACAATAGATGAAAGTACTTCTTTGTATATGAAGTTTTTGTTAGAAAAGTAGGAGGTTCCCAAGGAACGTGTCAACCTTGGGAAAATGGAAAGCACAGGTAACTCATCAACCATCAAGCCTCCATCCCCTGTCCAGCTAATTTCCGAGGATTTTAGCCTTCTACCAGTGATAAGTGTTCTCTAGGTAAAATCGCTTTTGTTAACGCAACCCCGTAGAAATTGCGTCTTGCCTGCAATATAGTAATGGTGGTTTATGTATAAAAAGGTTATGGTGAGTTCAACGAACCCCCATAATTGTTAACATGGATGATAGGTCTGAAAGGACTTTGGTTTCGATTCTTGGACCGTTGTTTTCGAAAGAGTTGTACTCAGGACTGTATCTAACTCCATTATTGGGTAGATAGATTTTGTCTAAATATTCTGTGCAGTATAAGAGTTTTAGATTTTTACTTTCATCTATCTTGTACTCGATTTTGTGGGATGTTTCTTTGCTTTCTGCTCTTACTGTGACGAGTTTTCCGGTATTGATAAGTTCTATGAGAAGGTTTTCATGAATGAGAACCATTCTTCCTTTGAAATTTTTGATGTATTCTAACATGATTCCTCGAATGTGAAAATTTGGATTGCTTTTTTGAATTCTTCCTCTACCGAAGAGATGATGATTGATTCTGCTTTGTGGATTGCTGATGTGAAATCGCTCTTTATGGACAGCATAGAGTCTGCTGTTATTGAAAGATTGATATCTTCAATAGAGACCGATTCTGCAATTAACTCTGATGAGTAGTTAATTTCTATTTCAAGAGTGTACTTTTTAAAATAGAGTACGGTATCCTTTCCACTTTGGAATTTTGATAGGAGAATATCTCCTATGCTGAATTCTTCTGTGGGAAGTTTGGTTATGAGTTGTTGGATTTTTGATGGCATTAGTTTACTCCGATATCATGTAACCAGATTTAATGTATGCAATTACTTTTTCTTGGAATTTTGGGTCATTCTCTATGTTCTCAAGAATGTCATCTAGTACGTTTGTGTAATATTTATTGTATTCATCTAGCAAATCTTCTGGTATGTACATTTTAATATTATGTACAAGGTCGAAGACCATGATACCATTTGGAATTATGAATATGTTTCTTTTTTCAATTTCCAAGTTAAGAAAGAATGTTTTTACAGAGTTAATTCTTCCATCTAAACAGTTCTTTTCACCGATTTTAACTAAATCTTTAATGAAAAGATTTATTTTGGAAAAATTTGTTTTTACTCTTTCATTTGCGGATTTTTGATTTATTAGTGAGGCACTTAATTCGTTAATAAACATTTAATCACCTTATTTTGGTTAGGGGAGTCGAACCCCCTTCGATGGATAAGAGACACCACCTACGTTTTACCTGTACCAACTGCTAACGTACATCCAATCTGACGGGATTTAATGAATGTTAGCAATGAGTAATGGATGTTTATGTATTTAAAACTTTGTATAATTACAACTATGATTGAACATTAGTTACTTTTTCAAACTATTTTTGTAATCCGAATCTTGTATTCAAGTCTTTTTGTGACAATTTACCAAGTTTTCTTGTGAATTGAACTTCTCCAATATCCATTTCTTCTAATCTATTAATGCTTTTGATTAATGCAATTCTTTCTTCGTGTGTAATCTCTGTTATTCTTTGTTTTGACTTGTCAAAAATTGCATTCCAATCGAGTAAGTTCATACAAATCTGAGATGCAGAGAGCTCTACGAAGTGGTCATTGATAACTATTAAGGCTGAATCTCTTTCTTTGTAGACCTTGTATGTGAATTTTGATGGAAAGTAACCTTGATATTCAAGGATGTCTAGAGCTCTTTCCACTAAAAAGGAATATTCAGAGTTTGTCATCTGATATCTGACCCCTTAACCATTCTGCATATGTATATGGAATTGAATTCCAGTAGATAGGAGCATCCTTGGCGTTGATGGATTGCCACTCTTCTACGGTGTCCATTTGTTTTTCGGTGGCTCTCATGAAGCCTATTTTGTCAAGGCAAAGCCATTCTCCTTCACATAGGCGAATCCAGTTTTGCTTTTCAAGACCCTTGCTACCTTCAGTATGAAGAATGTCTGCAAGAGAATCATGCTGATAGTGTTTGCATTCATAGAAGGTTCCCTGTGGAGAGAGCCATCCGTTCCTGATGTTCGTTAGGTCTTTGGAAACGATGGCATTTGGTTCCTGAAGCATTGGATGTTGAACATCAAATGCTCCTTCATCACCTGTATAGACTCTGATTCTCTTTACTTCTGTCATCATGTCCATGTAAAATTGATAAGCATGTTTCCTATCACTGTAAAGATAATCGTATGCTGATTCTGCAAGCTCCATTACTGAATCCGAGTTTATGGGTTTCAAGCCAAGTCCTCTTAGAGTGGAATTTCTCATGAATGCTCCACCGTTAAGGTTGACAAGTGTTTCAGTGATTAATTTCCAGTTTGGAGCAATCCATTCATCGGAAACGAGCTCTACACTTACATCATCTTCTGAAGTTTGAAATGCTAGTTTTCCGTTTAGCAAATCTTCAATTTGATTTGTGGTTAATTCTGGAAACTCATGTTCCATGCTCTCGGTAGCTTTTTCAAATGTTGAATTAAACCATGCCATATTTCTGAATGTATCAGTAAGAAGAGAACCAAAGTTCTTTCCAAGAGACATATGTATTGTTTCTACAATATTCTCGCCTAATGATTTGTATTCATTATCCATTAATTGCGCCTCTTTAATAGTTTAGAAAGTTCCTCTTCATCAACGGTGCAGTGTTCCTTGATTATGTTTACTTTTCCAAAGAACGTATTTTCTATAGTTTGTGAGTGAACTAATGTTGCTCCTATGCCTGTGCTTTTATTGAAAATCCTTACTTCTAAGATTTCCTTTTTACATTTAGAGCATTTCTTTCCCTTTAGTTTCTCAGTTGCAGATGCGCTCGATAACATTGAATCACCAATTCTACTATGTCTTTTTAGTATATAAAACTTATTAGAGTAATGTTTATATAGTTTTAGAACATTATAGAAATCATGGCAATAATTGATTGTCCAATTAAGTTCGATGCTCCTGAAGAGATTAAGTATAGAAAAGTTCAGTGTATGCATTGTCCAAGATATATGTACAGGGATAAGGTTTCTAAGATTAATATGGGTGTAGATGATTCATTCTTGAATGGAAGTGAGTATCACATTCACTGGAAAACAGAAAATAAGAAGGGATATTGTTTCCCACAGGTAGATATAATTGCTAAGAGCAAGTTGGATGCCTTCAGGTTCGCTATAACGATTGCGAGAGAAGGAAGAATAGGAGAGTTCGACTTTGGAGATAATGCGAGTAACAAGATACTGAGGATTATTCCTCAGTAATTCACGGTCCACCTCTTCTCATATTTTCACCTCTTTGTTTAGTTTGTCCATCATTTCGTTAAATTCGTTGAGCTCTTTTTCGTAGCTAAGAACTTCAAAGTGGTAAAAACCACCGTTGGGTAGTTCTCTTTTGTACTTTTTGATTGGTTTGAAGGTTAGTTCAGTGTTCACATCAACTTCCTCAATGTAGGAACTACGCTTGCAGGATTGATTTTAGAGATGGGTTTTGAAACCAAGGTTGTAGTGAGAATTTCCCTGCTTCCTGCTGGTCTGAAGACGCTGATTAGCTTAAAGTTGACTTTACGTGTGTCAATTTTTAGTTTATCACCGTTGAACTTTTCATAAATGAAAGTTCCCCTAGTTCTTGGGTTTTGAACGAAGCCTGCCTTGAGAATTTCAAGGTTGATGACTTCACGTTGTTCGTCAAGTTTTGTCATGAATGAAAGAAGGAATGGATGATATAAAAGGGTTTCGAATATATAGAATATAGAGTTTATGTATGAAAACTATTTAAGTGTAGTAAATAATTGTTGAATATGAAAATTGGGATGGAAGAAGTTTTTATGGGATGGTTAGCAGTTATTTTACTGTTTGGGTATGTGTTTTTATTCCATTTATTCCGATATGTTTTTGAACTAAATAGGATAATTTAGAAACATGAATAAAGAGGAAGTTCTAGCTTTCGCTATTATTTTTGCTATGGTAATTTATTGTTTCGGAATGATAAGAGAAGGAGTCATTGACTCCTTTTTATGATTTGTTCTATATTTGGTGAAAAGATGAGGGATTCCTTGTCTATGGTTTCTTCTTTTGGCTCATCTATGTTTTCTTCAAAGTTGTTCTTTTCACGCCACCTGACTATTTTTGAGCGGAAAGTTTTGAGTTCATCAGCTATTGCGTAGTCTGGTAAGCCAAGTAAGTAGAGTTTAAGGATGTTCTTTTCTATTTCTGTAAGTCTTGCTTTTGGGAGCCTTTTGGACTTGCGCCAGCTTCTAACTTGAGTTTGAGTGATGCTTGTTGTTTTTGGAAGGCTCATTATTCTAGAGATTTCTGTATCGTTTTTGCCTTCAAAGTAGAGTTGGAATAGTCTTTCCTGAGTATAGTTTGAGAAAGGAGTTGTAGTTGTACCTAGAGAGTCCATGTGGAATTCATGAAGGGATTTAATGGCTAGGCAATATGTTTCATAAGCATCTTCGAGGGGAATAAGCATTTCTTGAGCAACTTCTTCAATTGCTCTTTCATTTAGTGAATTTAGAAATAATTGGTGTTTTTCCAATGATTTAATCATGGTATGTTGAATGATGTGATTGTATATGAAGTTTGCGTAGAAAGGTATATGTAGATTGATGATGAATGACTTAGCATGTTTGAAAATTATAAAAGAAAAAAATGTGTTAAAACATTCCTGAATGATATTAGATGTATAAGGGAATATGCGGCATGTCCAGATATGAACATGATGTTTGTCAGGAATTGTTTTTCATTTCATGTTATGAGAAATATGAAAGTTCAAATTTTGGATGTTCCTGTGGACTTTGGAGAACAATTATATTGTGTTGAAAAGAAAGATATTAGTAAGGAAGTTCTTGATTATTTAGAAAGAATTGAGAGTTTTCTGTTAAGCACTAATTTGACAAAAAACAAAATTATAGAAACAATAGTGGACAATAAAATTTAGACGGTCCACTCTTTTTTACATTCAAGGCACTTGAATTCTCTTTTTGATGTAAATCCTACAAAGTAGAACATTTCATTCATAGGAAACTGTTTTTGAATCTTGATTCCTATTTGCTGTACCCTGTTTGATTCGCAATAACCACAGTGAGTTGTGGTACAATTCATGTATTTTTCAAGTTCATAAGAATATAGGCATGGAAACTCCTGAGTCTTTAGCTCAGGAGAGGAAATGCCGCAATATTTAAATAATAAAAATACTATTATATATTGTGGATAGAACTATAAGGTTGAAGTTGAGTATTAATAAAAATGATGAGTTGGTACTCAAGAAGACTATATCAATATTTAATGAAATATTTAATCAAATTTCTGAATATGGATATATGAATAAAACTTCAAATAAAATAAAAATCCATAATGTTACTTACTATAACATTAGAGAAAAATATCCAGAATTTCCATCTTCTTTACTTCAGGGAGCTAGAGATGTAGCATGTGAATCTCTCAAGGGAGTTAAACTAAAAACTCTTCCTGTATCAAGTGAGTTTTCTGCTATTAGATATAATAAAAGGGTAATTACGTATTATTTAAAATATAATTATGTAACCCTTTCTACTATAAGTGGTAGAATTAAAGCAACATTCTCTATGCCTAAGTATTATGAAAAATATATTAATTGGGAAGTAAGAAGTTCTACTCTAAAATATAATATCAAGAATAATGAGTTTTTCTTAAATGTGACAATGACAGAAAAAAATCCTGAGATTAAAGGAGACAGAATTCTTGGTATTGATAGAGGTATAATTAACATTGCTGTTTGCTCAAATAATAAATTTTTTAATGGTAAGTCTGTTAAAAATGTAAGGGGTAAATATGCATATGTTAGAAGTGAATTACAGTCCAAAGGCACTAAGTCTGCTAAACAACTCCTTAAAAAGAGAAGCAGAAAAGAAAGACAGTTTGTGACTCATGTAAACCATTGTATTTCAAAAGTTATTGTAAATATGCCATTTGATGTATTTGTATTAGAAGACCTAACTAATATTAGATTACAATCTTCTAAAGGAAAAAATCTTAATAGAAGACTTAATAATTGGTCATTCTATCAGTTAGCACAATTCTTGGAATATAAAGCAGAAGCTATTGGTAAAAAAGTAATATATATTGACCCAAGATATACTTCTCAGAAGTGTTCAAGATGTGGAAAAATTGAAAAAACCAATAGAAATGGCAATAAATACATTTGTGATTGTGGTTTTGAAATACATGCTGACTTAAACGCATCAAGAAATATAGCTCAATTGGGTAAATCTCAGTTGAGTAGGTTGCCTGTAAACCAACCATATATGGAAGCTTTAGCTATCCAAAAGCCACTTGGTCTTTAGCCAAGTGGTAGTTTACCTCCAATCCAATTGTTGATTGATTTAGCATCTTGGGGAATGTAGTTTTCCGGCATTTCATTTAATAACATGAATGAAGATTAGTGGAAAGGTATATAAGTTTATCTACTTTTTGCAAGTGCTTTACTTCTTTTTTCGAAGAATTTGTCTACATCTTTAGCATCTTCATAAATAATGTGAGTAGCGGTTGCTCTTGCGTAACCTGCTGGAAGCTTTAATTTTCGAGCAGATTTTTTGAATTCAGCACCGTGACCCTGTGTTTTTATGGGATAGTAGGTTTCTTCAGTGTACCAATGACATAGTTCATGGAGAAGAACGCAGTCAATTGCCTTATCTGAAAGATGGAATATTCGGGGTGAAACATTTATTTCAGATGCAGGAGACATAGATTGAAACTTTCTTCTATAAGAAATTTCTTTGTCTGGAAGTACTTCTATGAAAAATGTAGGGCGATTATTTTTTGGATAGAAGTGAATGGTTGCTAAGAAGTCTTTTTCTTCAGTAATGTTTACAGGCAAATGTTTTGGAATTTTCCATTGGAGATTATTGGATATAAGAAAGTCTACACGTTCTTCAAGTTGGTTCATAAATGAAGAATGACAAAAAGGTATTTAAGTTTAATTGTTATAGTAGAATCATGAAGTGTTTAGATGATTATATTGAATTTTGGAAAAATAGATACATGGAAGACTACAGGAGATTAAATGGAGAAATTTTAGAAATAAAGAAGAATAAGGAAGATTTAAGTGATGAAGAGTTAGTACTTTTGAGATATAGAGGCTATAAAGTTGAGAAAAATAGCTTTCCGGCTTATTATAGACAAGTTTTGTTCTTGAATAAGAATTTTGGAAAGGATAATAGGTTAGCGGGATTAGTTAAGGATGGAAACTGGAAAGAGATTGAAATTTTGGTTGATAAAAGGTTAGAGAAGAGAAAAGAAGAAATAATGAGGAAGTTGGAGAAGAAAGCTGGAACCTTGGATGAGTTGGTTTTGTTTAACAAGAATGGTGAATTGTATGGTTATGTGGGAGAAGTGGGAACAAAGAAAAGATATAGAGTACAGACAGCGACTTATGGTGGTCACAATGTCGCTGCATTACATTTTAGACTGAAGTTTACAAGGATTAAATAATCATTGGGATTTGTATATTTCATCCATTTTTAGTCTTAGGGTTTCGTATTTTGTTTCTTTGTCCTTGAGGACCACATAGGATTCGTTGACTTGACCTAAGAGCTCTGGGGTAGGTTTAGTATTGTATTGAGTGATTAACTCATTGTAGCGGTTCAGGTATGTAATGTAGTCATTGTATGCCGTAAGCATCTGAAGGTTTGTTTCTCTGTAGGTGCGGTAGGTTTTTGGGTCATTAAATTGAAGACCTTCATAGTATTGCGCATTGTTAAAGACTAAAGAACCATTTGTGCATTCTACTGCTACCCATTGGTCTTCGTCTTCGTTGACACAAGCTAGGAGCCATGCGTGATTTGAAGTCATGACTGTTTCGCCTGTAATTCCTGTATTTCCAAGCATTATTTTTGATGTGATGTTAGCTGTCTTGAGCATGTTCCAAACATCTTGAGCCATATTGTCACAATCGTAAACGTCATCGCCTTCGTAGGTGTGAGACAAGTAGTATTGTTGATTGATTTGCTTAATTAGTTGAAGACGTGCTGTAGTGGGGTCCACAGGGGAAGCTTCAGAGACACTTGCAGCCTGAGTTGTAGAAATGAGAGATGATTCTATGGATGAGAGTTGAGGTGAAGATGAAAAGTCGTAGTCGTAGACTAGGTAAACTGAGCATGAGATGAAGATAAGGAATAGTATTTCTAAGATTGGTACTTGTCTCTTCGATGGAATGAAGCCACATTTAGGGCATTTTTCATGAAGAGGATTGAATTCTTTAGAACATTTTTCGCAATACATTTGTTTGTTAAAGGAGTTTAATGTATAAAAAGTTATTCGTCAAAGTAGTTATCAGGAGTTACGACTGATATTTCTTCCAAGTCTGGGATGTCTCCTATCATTTTTTTGATTGATTCTAATTCTATGTCGAATTCTTCAAGGTTTGCTACACGGAAAGAGTTGGCAAATACGAGTACATTAATGTGACGAAGGTACTCTTTGGACATTGTGTAATAACAGATATTTTCTTCAATTTTATAAAGAATGAGACCATCATAAATGAGTTGTGGAAGAACCTCGAAAACATCTTCTTTTATATGTTCTACACATGCTGAAAGTTCCGTAACGTTGTACCATTGACCAAAATTTTGACATAAGAAATCAACTATGTCAATTTGAATCGTTTTCCCGAACATATCAGACAGTGCCAGAGGCATCACCGCCTTTTACGTGAGATATACGGTTTCTTGAATGACAATTTGGACAAATTCTGTAGATTGGAAAATAGGGTATTGACCGTTGATAGGTCGTGTTGCAGAATTCACATTTAATTGAGACTTCTATCAATGTATCACCTTAGAATATACTTAGAACATTTTTATATTTGAAAAGTTCCTGTTCTTTTATATGTGAACGCTCGTATATGAACTTTTTGTAGTTTGGATTTAGTTCAATGAGAGTACAATCGCGGTTGTTGAGGTAGCACCATTCTCCTGTAGTACCAGAGCCACCGAAGGGGTCTAAGACTCTACAAGGCTCGTAGGGAGCATTACAGGAGCAGGATGGATAGAACTTCAAGTCTTCAGGATTGCGCTCTTGTGGAGCACCGCAATTAGTACAGCAGCCTAATTCAGAGGTTCCGGCTTTCAACATTGGGTCTATGAGATTAATGGGGAAAGTGGCAAAATGGTCGCCTGAAAAGGCTTGTGTTGGTACTCTCCATATGTTACGCTTGTTGCGCATTTCCTTGAAGTTATATGCGTTGCCTGACTTAGTTTGATAGAGAGGGTCGTTGTTGTCTCCGTATTTGTTTCCGCCAAATCGATGAATACCGTTATCTTTTTTGTATTCTACAGGTTCTTGGATGGCAATGTCGTCATAGAAATATTTAGATTCTTTTGTAAGAAGGAATACATTTTCATATGTTGAAGTAGGGCGGTCCTTTACTGACTCTGGAATACCGTTTTTGTGCCAGATGGTAGCACTTCTGAGATACCATCCATCGTTGCGGAGTGCGAAAGCTACCATCCAAGGAATGCCTATGAGGTCTTTTTCCTTGAGGGTAGGGTGTTTGTTTGCTCTACGATTACATTGCTGAGGAAGGTCTCTAAGAGAATTTGAAAGCGATTGTTGAGAGAGTGCGCCAGTTCCGGGTCGGTAATTATTGTAGCAATCCCCGATTACCAACCAACATGAACCGTCTGGTCTAAGGACTCTACGGAGTTCACTGAATATTTGTACAAGAGTTTCTGTATATTCTTCAGGTGTATTTTCTATTCCTATTTGATTGTCTATGGATGTTGCGCCACATTTTTGACACATTCCAACATATTGTTTTGGAATTGATTCGTATTTTTCGTTGTCGTAGAGACCTACATGAGAACGCCCATCTTTTCGTAAGTTGTCAGATGTAATGAATTCACATTCTATGTGGTCACATTCTGGATGTCCACCAATCCATTCTGCTGTGCCATAATTTCTTTGACCGTAATAAGGTGGAGAGGTCACTATACAATGAAAATGATTGGATGGAAGTTTTTTGAGTTCTTCTCTTGAGTCACCGATGATGATTTTGGTCATATTTGCTCCGGTAATGGGTACGCTTTAATTTTATCTATTGGTATCTGAGTTGCGCCATTTTTCAATTTATTGGTTGCATTTAGTATAACTAATCTTCTTATCATTTCGCCTTCTGGGGAATGAATGAAGTTTAAAATTGAAGCTAATTGTAAGATTGAGATAGTCATTATGTCCACATGATGTTTATTGTATGTCTTTTTGAAGTAAATAACGTCAATGTCAAACTGGTTCGTGAACAATTCTATAGATAAGGGTTTGTGATGTATGTCATCTAAGGTTTTATCTATCGCTGTGATTGAAAATCTCATATCTCCAAGACAAGATTTAAAGTTTTCGTTGATGCTTAGGAAGACACCATTGTTCTTTTTTAGTTCATCGATGGTTACTTGGTTGAAGTTTTCAGGGATATATTCATTAATCATGTACTTAAATTCAAGGTCTTTAATTACTTTTTGTATGATTTCTTGCCAATTTGATAATGAGATGTGAGTACCTCTGATTACTTTTTCGAGTGGCACTTTTTCTATTTCTTCTGAAATATCATTGATATTATGTCTAGAATCATAGAACCATACAGGCTGAAGCCTAAAGTCTATGTATTTTGATGTACGGTCATGGTATTTGGATGTAGTTTGGCGGGAAATTTGAAGTTCAAAAGCAAGCTTCATGACTCCAAATGGCTTATGATTTTCACAATAAACGTCTACACGGAATTCCTCTCCATCTTCATTGATGAAGGTTTTTTCCATTTCTACGTTTTGCAGACCTAGATTTTCACAAGCAGTAACCATTATTTTTTGATTAAGACGATGAGTTTCATTGTCTTTTTGGTTAAGGTGACACTCTTCAGTTTGAGTATTAGGTGGATGAGTAAAATATTGAGTTGTACCAAAATGCTTTTTTGGATTTTTTACTGTTTTTGGGATGGCGTAGGCATTAGGGCAATCACAAAGAAGTTTAAAATTGTCTTTTTTATCTTTTCTGTCCTTGAGATGTTGCCATTGCTCAGGGGTGAAATCTCTTTCGCTATCTACAATTTTGCCATCAATTATTGCCTTAAAAGACATGAAGATGTAATGGTGTTTTGTATATAAAAATGTTGTGGTTAGGTGTTACGTGCCTAAAATCCACATTACGAAGGTTGGGAACATTAAGTAACAGATAACAAGTACTATTGAAATTGAGACCGTTACTACCATGACTATACTTACTTTTTCATAGTCTATTGAGCCTTTCTTTACTATCTCAGAGAAGGTATAGAAGACTGAGATACCAAAACCTGTAAAGATGGCTAATGCTGCATCTTTAATGTCTGTAGATGTTATGTCTGAAGGGTTGCCGAATATTCTGTAGAATAGAATACTGAGGGCTACCATCCCAAAACAAATAGCGAGAATGTTGCGCGTTGAAGTTTTCATGAAAAGAAAAAAGGATTAAAGGTATAAAAAGGTAACTCAGAGTTCAACAGAGTCAAATTCTGAATTTATTTTGTGCTCAGTTAGGCACTCAGGGCATCTTCTTGTTGCTGGATACTCGTCTACAGTTGCCATAAAGACTTTCCAGCACTTGCGGCACTTGATTTTTAGATTGTCAGACATCATACACCTCATGTAGTTAAAAAACTTTTTATTTTTTCCTTAAATGTAGGATTGTATACATATATTTGAGTGTTTTCTTCAACTATTCTGGAAAATATTCTTGATATTTCCTCTAAGTGGTCACTGGTATCAAAATTGAATTCATTTGATATTGCAATGTTCACTCTTGTTGTGTTTATGTCAACTATGACTCTTTTACGGGAGTCTTCAAAGAAAGTTATTGACTTGCATAGGGGAAGGTCGTTAAGAAGCTTGAGAAGATTAGAGTAGTCATCGCGTACTTTTTCTGCAAGCTTAACACGTCTATTAAGTGTCTTTTGATTCTCCAAGTCTAAAGAAATGGAGTTGAGGTCTCCCTCTGTTATATCGTAAATATATTTGTTATTTTCTGTGGGAACACCTCTGGTAGACCGAATGATTTCGTTAATGTATTTTGGGTCAGAAGGCATAAGTCTAGATTGTTGTTTATGGCTTATTAAGTTGTTGCTATGTGGATTGTGGTTAAGAGCATCTCTTGGAAAGAGTTCATGTTAGTAGAGTGTTGACGCTTTTCGAAATCCACCCATTGAATGTAGTCTAGAACTGCATTTTCAATGGATTGAGCAATTTTAGAAAGATTGGGAGCATGAAGGTCTCGAATGATTTTTATATCATCGAAGGACATTTGGTTAGAATCAGGGCAATTTGCGCAACAAAGATATTTTAGTGACGTTATCAGAGGACTATACTTCTCTTTCACGGTGAAAGAGTCGGGAGTTACTGAATCTATTATTCTGATGTCTTTTTTGCTTGCGCTTTGCCAAGCTAACATCATTGCTTCCGAACCTTGTTCTGAACGGATTTCAGACAAGTCAAAAAGATATTTTACTTCACACATTTTATCATCTCATGCTGTCAGTTTAACGCCAAGAACTTCATCAATAACATTGAAAAAGTCAGGCTTCGTGATTTTAAACTTATTTCCGTTTGCTTCAAGTAAAATAAATCCATTCTTTATGCCTATGACAATTGCAAGCATGTTGTTGTAGAGAATTTTTTCTCCAACTTCAACAGTATCCTTGACAAGCACCTTGGCATTCAAAACATGTTGAATCATGAATTCTAGATAAACCTCATGTTATTTAAGGGTTTTCTTATTAATATTGACCCAATAATATATCAGGAATAAGAAAACTAGGGAAATTGATGACTCTGGTTGCATGAAAGAAGTTGGAAAAGAATGTATATAAGGTTATCTTTTAACCTTAGATGCTTCCATGAAGAGAATTGCTAGGGTAGGGATGAGAAAGAGTTTCTCTAAAGTAAATATGAATAGTACAAAAAATGTTCCGGCTAGGAACGTTGTGAATTTTATCCCCTTCTTCTTTCTGCTCATTGTAACTCCTAATTAGAAGACATGTTATATAAGTCTTACCACTCTATCTCAGGCAACTGCTTCTTCTTTTTTGAATTATACAGAAGCAGAAGTATTAGTGCTAATACACATGCTGAGAGAATGTATGTGATGTCTCTTGAAATTTCTGTGTCTGAATTTTGAGTAGAGTTGAGTGAAACTGTATTGTTGTCTATTGTCACTTGTTTTTCTTGGGTAGCTAAGTAGTAGCCACTAACAAGAATTGCCAAGATGACAAAGATGCTTAATTTGAGTTTCATGATGATTAATCGTTTTGTATGTATAAAAGTGATTTGGTCACTTTATGTAGTCAAGTCTGTCTAGAACAAGCTCTTGACGTTTGGGAGAACGGTTTTTAATGAGGATAGAGGCGAGTTCATTGACTAAAGTTGGGAAAGTACGGTATTGTATCATTGCGAAGCGTGTGAGCCTTCTCTCACGCACTCCGAGCTCGCTACGGACCTCGTATGGAGATAGAATGGGGAAAGTGAGGTATTCGTGAATGAGTTTTGGATAGAAGTATTTATCGGGTTCCGCGCTGCTGATGAAGATTTTTCCACCTTTAGGGGAATTATCGTATTTAGAGATGAATTCAGAGAGGTTCATGAAAGAAAAAAGGAAAGAAAGTATTTAGCGTTTTTGGTACTTTCTTTTAGGTTTTTGTGGCTTAAATTTATTGTAGGCTAGATATATGAAAAAGCCTAAAATGAAGTATACAATCCAAGAATAATCATAAGTTACTGCTTGAATTGAGTCTGTTACTTCTGTGTCGGTCACTGTTGCTGTTTTTATAGCGTGGGAAGAACCACCTGAGCCAGTTACAGTACGAATTACTTCTTCAACAATGTTGGTTGTAGGGGATGAAGAATACTGGTAAAGGATGGGAGTAACAGGGTATTCACCTGAGTTGGCTTCAGAAACATCTAGGAGAGGATTTCCTGAGATGTCAAACTTGTAGATACCTTCAGTGGTACACATGATGATTGCTCCATCTTCCATGATGAAAGAATGGGAGCCTGATGGAATTGAGTTCTGAAAGGTTTCTGGTGACTCGGAGCCTGTTATTGTGAACATGCTGTTTGGTTCTATGGTTGAAGCAAACCAAATTACTTCACCAGTACGTGTATCGAAGCAAAGAAGACCGGATAGAACACCGTTTGTATCAAGTTCCATATCCTCGTCATTTATATCTATTGTATAAACGTAGCCGTAATCATTTGTGTCGATGAGTGGCGCACCCACAAGTAAGAATGAAGTATCTGTGACTGAAAATTCTGAAGCAAAATAAGAAGCAATATCTACTTCGTGTTTTAATTCATCATTGACGTAAATTAAGATTGATGGTTGAGATGTGTAGGAGTCGCCTGAACCAAAACTTGCATGACCATTTAGAGGGATTATCATGGCATTTGATGAGTTAACTGTTATTTCGCCTCTGTTGTATGCATATCCATCTGAAGTTCCGTCTGATAGGTCTTCAGTGTAGAGAATTGGAGTTAATATGCCAGATGAATTGATTTTTGTGGCTACTACTTTGTTATATGGAAGGTAATTATATGTTCCATTATCTGAATACCCATAAACTGCATCATATACTCCTGAAATATAGAACGAGTCATTTATTTCCACAAGCTGCATTGTAGGAGTATACATATTATTTGTATACATTTCAATCCATATGTCTCTATCCCAAATTTCTTGAGTGAGGTCGGGCATTCCTACTTCAGATGGAACGAAGTCTTCAGTCATTTCCATATATACAGGAATAGTTGAGATGGTGGACATATCAGAAGTATCTATAGTTACTATTTGGGATTGTGTATTTTCTTCGACTTCAGATGGTGGATATGAGTCTGATTCAACTAGAACTATGAGTTTGTCTTCCTCTGGAATGAGAATTGGGTAAGTAAAAATACCAAGTTCATCAGTAGTAAAATATTGATATCCATTAAATGTTGACCATTCAGAAGGAGTGGATGAAATAGAAGATGTATCTATTTTTACAATTTTATAATCTAAAATGTAATAGATATTATCATCTTCATCTATTAATAAACGAGAAATATAAGCATTGTCGGAATACGGATAATAAGTTTCTAAATTACATGAAAGTATGCACCATTCTTCTTCTAGGGTTTCGGTGTTGAAGGCGAAGGTGTTTTGACGACAATTGATGATGACTTTGGATTGGTCTGCTGTGAGAACCATGTTTGAAGCATAGAGGGTGTTCATTGCATCAAAATCTTCTTGGTAAGTTGAAAGGTTGTAACCTTCTCCTGAGAAGATGTCATTTTGAGTATAATTGCCTGTGGAAGCATCTATACGATAGATGATACCATCATGAACATCGTATGCAAGTAAGGTTCCATCTTCAAGTGAGATGATATGGTTAGGTTGGATGCCATCGATAAGCCATTCTTCGGTGTTGTCATCTGGTGCTGCTTGAGCAAGAGATATAAAAAGTAATAATATCAGCAGATACTTCTTCATGCTGATATGTTGGTTAAATAGTATAAAAAGGTTAGGGTAGTTACCTTACCCTTCTTTTTATGTTTTTGTTTATGAAAGCAGAGCCAACAATTAAGCCGTAAATGTAGAATGTTATTATTGCTACAATTATTGATTCAGTGGAGAATAACCAGTTGAGTATGTATGGGTTGTAGCCTATATACATTATTATTAAACCAATTGCTGTAATTAGGGAACCATACATTATTGTTGAGTTTAGGTCTTTCTCTTTGCGATTTCTTGAAATTGTATAAACTCCAAGATAGGCACTGAGTACAAGCATTAATGTTGTAGTTGGCATCTCTTCTAATATAATTGAAGAGTTTGAGATGTGGTTGTTTGAACTCACAGAGGTAACATTTGAGTCATCTTCTTCTGTTGTAGTTACTTTCTTTGATGAACTACCACCTGAGCCACCACCGCCACCGCCTAAGAGAACTGGTTCATCATCGTCTACTGTAGGAGCACTATTTCCAGATTGCTGATAAGCAGATGTTCTAGTGTTTGAGGTATAGAATGTTATTTCGCTGAATACATCATCTGGTTTGTGAGTAGGTTGATATGAAGTGTCATATGCGTATATTCCGTCTGTAGTAGCCATGTAAACCATGTTTATACCGAGGGCTGACCCGAACATTGCCTGTTGAATTGTGTCGTAGTCTATTGATTTTGCTGTTAGGTCAGTATTAATCCATTCTACACTACCATCTGTACCATCTACACAAATATGTGCAGCTATAGTGTCTCCTGTACCTTCATTTCCTGCTATGGCATTGATGTAAATCATGTTGTCTACAGAAGCAAGGGGTTCACCGTATGAGAAGACTAGGTAGTCATCTATGAGGTCTATCTGGTTAGAAGCCCAATCAAAAGTGTATACTCCTTCGCTATGAGAGTAGGCATTGACTATGAAACCTGTAGAGTTGTATGTGGAGACTGTATATAGATTGTTATCTCCATCAATTACTGCACCTGAATAATCGTTTGTTTCAGCTTCATTGTAGATGTTTTCGTCTGCAATTGCTGTGACTGTTCCAGCAGATGTGAACTTGTAGATGGTGTCTGCACTATAAACAATAGCGGTTGTTGGTGTTATGAAGGTGTTTGTACATTTAATGTCGGATGGGGAACCTAAGTTACTTGAGCCATTTACTGCTATTGTTAGGTTGTTGGTGTAAATCATCTTTGATTTTATGAAGTTGCCATCATTAAACTGCATTGCAATTAAGTCTCCATCTGGGGAAATTGCAGGGTAGCCTTGAGGGGTTTCAACGAAAATGAGAGAGTCTTCTACGGAGCCTGTATCTGGGTCTAATTTTACAATGGCTTTTGAGCCATAGTCAACGAAGTATATGTATCCTTCAGCATCTACAAGTAAGCCGTTTTGAGCTGCTGAATAAGAAGTACTTGTCCATTTTATTTCGAGGTCGGATGTGTTGAATGCATATACATCCATGTCATCTGAGACATAGAGGGTTGATTGGTCGGGAGAAATAGCTAGGTTTGATTCAAAAACATAGTCTGTTGCTCCATCAAAGTATGATGTAGAGTCTACTACTGTACCTGAATATGATGATAGTTTATATATCATGTTGTCGTTGTTCATGACGAACAAATAATCATCTATTATTGCCATTTGTGTAGTATCAGAAATGTTTAAGTTTGTCCATATTGGAACATTGTCATTTGCTACTGCTCCACACATTCCTATTGTGAATAATATTGTTAGAAAAAATAGTTTTAACTGCATATAGGAGTATGCAGTCGCGGAGTATATAAGTGTTATCTAATGGCTTCTTTCAATTCGTGTGATGTAAATTCATCGTGACGAATTTTACCACCACAAGAACACTTTCCTGTTATACCGAACTCTTTAGGGATGTATGTTTTTTCGGATTCACAGAAGTAGAAGCGTTTCTTGTTTTCGGACTCGTCATCTTCATCGAATTGGATTGTGAAGTAGGCAAAGTCTTTTTGAATGAGTTTTAGTTTTGGCATTCTATCTCTCTTATTTTGTCCATATTGCTTTTCATTCTGGTGAGGTCGTAGCTGGTTTCATCGTATTGGTCAGAGAGGTTTTCTATGGATTCCATAACTCCTATTATCATGTTTGTGGCTTGAGTTTTTGCTTCTGCTATCATATCAGATAAAGTATATGACTTAGATTGGAAGTTTGTGAGTAATTTTGTTGGTATCTTGTTGTGTGTGGCATCGCTGACTAGTTTTGCGATTTCAAGGGTCTTGCCTGAAACTTCAACTTTAATACGTGAACGGGATAATGGTCTTCCGCCAGCGAAAGTTACTGCAATAGAGGCATTCATTTCATTGAAAATGTCGAAGTAGATTTGGAATTCACTAATTAAGGATAATTTATATGGATATCCCTTGAAAGTGTACTCTTGTGACCAAATCTCTACAGGAAGCATTTGAGGGTAAGATTCTCCTGTTGGATTCTTTTTGTACTCTTCGAGAATGATTTCTTTAAGTGTCTGTGGGTCAGGCAATTTAATTTGGGAAATAGATGGTTCCATGAAGAGTAATGGAATTTGATTGATAAAAAGGTATTGGTTATTCAAAGTTAAGGAACCAAAAGACAACTCCGAAAAATATTAATAATAGTGAAACGCCTACATTGAATTCTGTTTGTGCGAAAAAAGATGGAATAAGTAAGCCTACAAAAGTGATGACTGTTCCTATTCCCATTCCTTTTAAGGTCATCTGATTTCCTTTACTTTGATTGTTTCAAGTTTAGGGGAACCATCGCCATAGCCTGAAGTTGATAGGTTAGGGTATGCACAAAAGTAAATTGTGCGGTTTAGAGGATGATTAGGGTCATAGTTAACGCAGTTTGAATACATGAGAACGTTGTCAAGCTGTGGGTCTACATATATTGCTTTGTGAGCAATGATGATGTAATTAAAGTATTGTGCGCGATGAGTATGATGATTGTAGAAACGGACCATTCCAACTTCAAGCCCTGCTTCTGAAGCGGATTTTGCGAACTGCTGGCAAGCTTGGGAAGAGTCAATGAAAGTCATTTTGTTTGTACGGTCTTCTTGCATGAAATTAACGAGGTCATTCATTCCTACGGCTCCATCGTTGCCTGTAAAAACTGTTGTGGAGTTTGCGGCTGATGCGAGCGGTACGAGGAATAACATCAAGAGGAATATAATTCTTCTCATATAAGAAAAAAGGAGAAATAAGTATTTAAGGACTGTGGTTATTTGATGTATTTTTGAGTTCTTCGGAAGTGTAGTCACAAAACTTTATTTTTAGAATTGAAATATAGTCTTGTATATGTGGTTTAAGACTTGCGTTGAAAAATTCAAGTTGAGCAGGACTATACACTTTTATCATGCTGATATTTGTGTCTAATTCCAAAGGTTTCTCGAAACAATGACGGATGAACTTTGGGAGATTACTTTTAGATGGTGGGTATATATCGTAGGTTCCATATCCTTGATAAACTATGTCTATTGGTAATGAATCAAGGATAGATGAAAGTTTTTTGGCATTGAGCTCTTTGATGCAGAGCTCTTTGTCTTTACGTTGGGTTTTCAATAATCTTCCACCTGTTCTTCTTCATCAAATGCTATGAGATAGGTGACAACATGCTCTGTGAGCTCTTTCCAGAGTTCCTTTGCTCTTGGTTTAGGGATTGGAGTGAAGGATACATTGGTGTAGTTGCCATGATAATCCAAGGTGAAGTAATTTCCCTTGAGGGTTTTGTACAGGAGTTTTGATTTACCTGATGCACTACGAGCGATGTGAGTAGCGATTGGTATTGCTTTGTGAGGATGGGTAGAAAAGCGAACACCGTCTTTGATTTCTTCAATGTAATTGATGCCTAGTTCTTCATCGGATTTAATTTCCATGTTATCACGTCTTGGTATAGCATTTGAGTTGTCAAAAAATGATTTACTCATGATTGTAAATGGTGGTTTATGTATAAAAAGGTTATGTTAATTTACCATTAAGGAATAAGTCATTCCTGCTATTACTAATGATAGCAAAATTATAAATAAAACAGTAGCCATTGCATCTATTACATCCCAAAATGGATTAATTAAGGGTTCTCCTGTTACTGAAGAGCGCGTATTGCAGAGTTCTTCGTAAGTGGGTTCTCTGAATTCTACTATCATGTTTATGCTTTTTGCCATTTGAATCACCAGATAAGTAATAGTTGGCTTTGTATATAAATTTAATTAAAACTTAGATATCCGAAAAATAGGATAATCCAAGTCAATAGAGAAATTATTGTCATGAGGGTGTATGTGTAGTCTATTTTCATAATGACTCTATGAATAAGAGGGCATCTGGTTTACAGGCTGCTACTTCTTTTGGGTAGGTTAGGATTTTTCCGAAATCGAATGGTACGGTTATGAAGTGGTAGCCGTTGGTTGTTTCGCGGATAGTGAGGATGGTGATACCTGAGTTTGTTAGAAGGTCTATTAGGTTGTAGAATTCTTCTTTGTTATCGAGGTCTATGAGGAACTTCTTTGTGTGGGAAGAGCGGGAAGACGGGGATTCTAAGCAGGAGTACCATTCACCTGAAAGCTTGGAGATGCGTCTTATAGCGTTTGAATCTGTCAGGAGTTGTTCTGTTATGTCAATGAGGGTTTTGATGTAGCGATTTAGGGCTTTGCGGATTGAGCGAGGGTTGGATGAAATGTACATGTTGAAGGAGAAGTTGTATTGAGATGCATCTGCTTTGAGTTCGGTGTAGGCTTTTTCTATGTCAGATGGAGAGAATATGAGTCTACGCTTCATTATTTGTTGGGAGTCGGTCATGCCTTCGTTGTTCTTTTTGCGGGAAATTATGGAAAGAACATAGCATTCTTGTGGTTGAAGGTCTTGGATGTAGTTGCGAATGAATTCTGTGGACATTTTATACCTCGTTTTTTATGGATTGACGAACTTTTAGGAATGCAAATATGGATATTAGTGATATAAGTATGATTGTGATGAGGGTTCCTATTATAAATGCTGTAGATGACTGCTGGAATGGGGTGAAGGTAAGAATTGTATTTGCAGCATTTGAGTTAGGGAATAGTAAAATTGTAAATATGAAGGATATGTAACCCAAAATATCGAAGGAAAGTGCTACTATGGCACTTCCAAGTAAAAGTAGAAGTACATTATGTATGGAAAGTTTCATAATGTAGAATAGGGTGTTAAGTATTTATCTTTTTCGCTTAACAAAATTGTTTTTCTTCTTTTGCTTTTTTGCTGAGAAATTATTGGCAGTAGTTTTAGCTATATGGTGTATATATGAAGTGAATCCCATAAGCTAATGAAGGGCTTTAAGTATAAAAAGGTACGGAGAGAAGGGGAAAGTGGGAAAACAAGCAAAACCACTTTCCTTTGTATGATAGGGATGGCTCCCTGTGTGTGGAGCCATTATCTCTGCATATCTCTGTGTTTGCTTCTTCAAGCGTTTGTTTGTGTGTTTATATGTGCTCCCTATGGGAACAATACTTAATACAACGTCTTTGTATATAAAGATTTGCTTTTTAGTTAACTAAAGCATAAAGACCTTCGTTGAAGAAGTATCTAGGGTCTACTATATACCCTGTTTTTGAGTATTTTATATACCTAGAGAGCTCTTTGATGGCTTTTGCTTTTGTGTTCGAGACTATTGTTCCTCTTGATGGATTGGATTTTCCATTTATTACTGATACGTTGACACTATATATGTTTTTATCATTGTATTCATCTTTTTCAATGAATATTTTGACTATTCCTTGGTAGTCTTGATATTCTTTGAAGGAAATTCCGTTATAGAAGCGAACACTTGCGGGATGAGTGGAGATGTATTCTCCTTCTTTGATTTTTTTGAAACTTGTCATTTTCCACCTGTCATGCTTGAAACTATGAATGATGGTTCATTGAAGTATTCTCTTGGGTCTACAATGCCTGCTCTTTCACATCTACGTAGGTACTGTCCAAGAAGTTTCTTGCCATTAGCACCGTTGTTTCCAACGAATACCATCTTTGTAACATCATTAATTGAGAGGGCGATGTAGTAATTTCTATAGTTACCACTTTTGCTCTTTTCATGTAAAAGGGATATTTTGGCTTTACCGTGATACATTTTAGAGCTTGTGAGCAAACTATCTGTATACAGTTTTGCAAATCGTTCCTCAGTGGAAACGTAGTCAGTTTCACTTATCTTTTTGAATTCTTTCATGAAAAATAAATGATAGTGAAGTATAAAAAAGTTGTGATAAGACCTTGGGATGGCAAGCACATCCCTTGGCTTTGATGTAATTTGTATCGACTTGGTTCAAGCAAGCCGATGTTGGGAAATGGTGGTCCAAAGGAGCCTTCTGGAAGCTAGGTTTCCGAGGCTCCAATGAGTAAAAGGGTGGGATGATATATAAGTTATTCGGTTTTTGCGCGGATTTGAGCGTAGCGGGAGTCGATGTAGGCTTGGTACTCTTCTGTTGAAGTGAAGAACTTTGAGAATATGAAGAGAGCAAAGTTGGCTACGTCTACTGCTTCGTCACAAACTTTAATGGGGTCAACTGCATTGCTGAAGACTTCATCATCAAGTTCCTTGACTTCTTCGAGAAGACGAGACATTATGTATGGGATTTTTATTTCATTGATGGGAGTTTTGTGAGAGTTTGCATCAAGTTTGATTTGCTGGCAATAAGAGAGATTGTAAAGAAAAGCAGCATTGATTGTTGTATTCCATGAAAATGTAAAGTATTCGTTGAGGCAAGAAACATTTGTAAGAGTACGAGTGAATGATTCTGATGTGTGAGAATTTATTATTTTTATGTTGGTAATTTTTATTCCGTCAACATAAAGTATTCCGTTTTTAACCTTACATAATTCAAGGTCGCTTTTGTGAATGTATTTGAGAGTATTTTGTTTTAATCCTGATTCTTCAGGTTTGTAGTTTTCAGGATGAGAACGAAATACAATAGTAGAGTTTTCAATTAACATGTAGTAAAAAAGGAAATAAAGTTATAAAAGCTTTTTGGGTAATTTTGGTAAAGCTCTTGATACTTCTGTTTCCATCATAGCCATTTTTTCTTTTGGGATAGTATCATTTTTTATGTATGTTCCCCTAGTACCTTCAAATAGACTTGGGAAGCTTTTTTTGAGTCTCCATTTTAAGTCCGAGAAACCACTACCCCATGTGTTCAACACAAGTAGATTTTTTATGAACTCTTTTCTATTCATGACATCCATTGTAATATCTATGTAGTATGGATTTCCAAGAGTTGCTTTTTCGGCTTTCTTCTTTGCTAACTGAAGAGTTGATGCTTCAACAGTAAACGCCCTAAAGCGAATATCGTTTACTGATGAATTTCTGTTTACGATGACTGCTACGTATTCCATAAAAGAAAAAGGAAGATAAAGTATAAAAAGTTATTGTGGAATGGACTGCTTGAGCCTTTCTTGTTCTCTTTTCCACTGTTCATGCTCACGTTTAGCTTCTTTTTCACGTCTTTCTTGTAAGTATTCAAGTTGTTCTTTATGGTCATCGTAGTCGAAAAATGCTTCATAGTTAGAGCTTACAAGTTTAGTTGTAGCTAATTTTATTTTCTTAACAGTCTCTTCATATGAATCTTCTGATAGAATTATCATTTCTGAGTAGTGAAGACCATTTTTCATATTATCTTTATCATTTTCAAAATACTGACGTACAAATTTTACATCAAAATAACCAGCAGCGTAGGCTACTTTTTTAGTTATTTCTTCTGCAAGTTCAGGTTCAGTTTCAGGATTGAATTTAAAATTTGAGTCTACTTCGTAATTAGGTGGTCTTTGAAAAAGTTGTACACCTATTCCTATAACAACTTTGGTTTTTTGTTTTGATGCCATGTTAATCAAAACAATAAAAGAAGGGAAAGTATTTAAAGTTTTGCGATTTCTTCTGCACATTCTTTGCAGAGGTAATGCTCATCTTTGATTTTTGCTTTGGTGAAAAGGAAACCTTGAGGGGTATATAGACCCGCGTTAGCAGGTCTTATTTTGCAGTAGTCACAGGTCTTCATGTTGAATTTCCCACGTAGTTGATGTATGTTCCATTGTCTGTAGCGTTGATTGAGGCTAGATAGGCTTCATACTGCTGTTCTAGGTAGGATATGTAGAGTAGATAGAAGTATCCTGCTTTGTCTGAAGGTACGGGGTATTGAGTTGGGTCCAGTTCTATGTTGTTGTATGTTGCATTCATGTAGACCATAGCCCAATTCTGCTCTGTTTCGTTGAGCATGGCGAATTGAATGTAAAGCTGGTCAGCAGTTATGTTTTCTGGAATTTCGTATGATTGGTAATAGTCAGATGTCGATTCATTTTGTGCTTTATTATCATACATTTGTGATATTGAGTATGCGAAGACTGAGCCTATCATGATGATAATTGCAGCTATAGACATGTATTTTACGAATTTTGATGTCATGGTTGGTCACTTAGTATTTTGTAATGTACTGACGTGCGAAGTTGAAGGCTGTAAAGCCGAATATTGCACATGCAGCGATAATGGCTATGGGGTTGTTTATAACTGTGTAGAATAAAACGGTTGCAGCTATGGCTATTCCGAAAGCTAGGATGTCTTTGTTCTTTTTAATGTCTTGTTTCATGAAAGATAGATGGAAATTAAAGTATTTGAAGTTATTGGATTGGACAGGTTTCTCCGAGGATATCACAATCGAAGTCATGGTCTGCTTCGTTGAGAAGCTTTTTGACTAGTTCTTCAGAGAGGTAGTGGAGAATGATTTGATTTACAAGAGTGTTTAGTTCGTCTTGTAGTAGGTCATCGTCTTGGAATGATTCTGAGGCACTTATTCTTTCCAAGAGGGATGTTAAGTCATTGTAGGATGGAATGTCCTTTGGAAGCAGTTCTTGGAGTTTATAGGCGTATTCTAGGGTCTCTTCGTCAATGATGAAAATTAGGTAGTGGCGGTCACAAATGTAGGGGTCTTTGACTGAGAGAATGGCTGATTCTATGTCTTCGTAACAGATGCAGGTTGCAATGTTTTTGCAGCCACGTTCGTTGCATATGAAACGATGACGGTAGGAATCTAGTTTTGAGTCGTAGTAAATTTTTAGATGGGAAATATCTTTCCCATCATGAAGGAGAACTTTTTCCATAATTACTCCAAATGACCTATGAGTTCAATGTCGTTTTTTAGTTCTTTTTCTGCTATTTTGATTGCATGTTTGTACTTGTCTATGGAAACAGCGCATAAATTTATTATGTAGATTTCGCGCTCTGTTACCTTACGGATGGATGCAAGGTTGAATCCCCATGACATAGGTTCGGAATTTACAGATATAGTGGTTTTATTTGGTAATATTCCGATTTTTGCTATTATCGATGCTGTAATCTTACTTTTTGTAGTAAAATCTCTAGGTGAGTGAATAGATTGCTTGCATGTTTTTACGAAATCGTATAGCGAGCATGTTTTGTATTCATCTGTATTTGCAGCAAGCTTTACAATGGATTTGAGCTCTCCTTGGAATAAGGAGCCTGCATCTCTCATTGATATTTCTGCTGACTCGTAGCATTCCTGACAAATATCTATGGGTGAAGAAAAACCCATGAATTTTAGCATATCTGAATTCTTCAGTTCTTTTGTTGCCGGAACGGTTTGGCAAACATCACACATTGCTTTTAACATGTTATCCTCTTATTTTATCTCTTAGTTTAGTCATGCTGTTATTCAATTCATCGAATTTCTTCTTTTGGAAATTCATGTATGATTCATAATTTGAAATGAAATATTTCAATGCTTCATCGATGTTTAAGATATATTCATTGAATTCTTCGATGGCTTCTTCAAAGTCTTGTTTATCTACTAAGACTTTTGTTTCAAGTGAAGTTTTCTTGATTTCGAATGAATAATTTGCTTTCATCTCTTTAATTACTGAGTTGTAGAATTCTACAATCTCAATGGTTGGAGTGATGAGTTCGTACTTGAGTATGTAGTGATGAGAAATATCTCTGAAGGATGAGTCTTGTGATTTGATTGCTTCTATGTTACCAAAAATATCTTTGTAGATTAGACACTTTACAATAACGGATACCTTGAAGTAAATATTGTTGTAGCAATATAATTCTTCAAATACTTTTACATCCCAATGTATGTAATTTTTTTCCATTGTTCCACATGGATAGAGGTTTTCTGGGTCAATTACATCTGTGATGTTTCTTAGTTCAATGTCTTCGAATTTGGGAAGCATGTTACCTCAGTTTTTCGGCTTCTTCATTGTGATTCAACAGAACGTTGATTTTCTTGTTGTTGGATTCAATGTAAGCATCTATGATTTTGTTGGTGTCTGAGAAATCAGATATTAGGTATCTGAAGTTCTGATTGAGAGAGTCTAGGCAATTTTCTAGTTCTTCTTTACTTGTGAATTTGCTGGATTTATAGTAAGTTGAATATATGATTGTTGGAAGGTCGAAATCAAGCGTATTGGATATTTCGATTAGTTTCTTGGTTCTCCCTACACAATGAATTTCTATGTAATAGACTTCTTTTTGTTCAGCGTTGAGATGGAAGTTCATTATGTATTTTTCGAAGATGGTTTTAATTATTGATGCTGAAGAGAACACTTTTAATATGTATGGAAAATCTTCGCAGAAGTATAACTTTTTGAAGATTAAGATTCTGTTTCGATTGCTATCTTCTTTGTATAAAGTAGATAGGTATTCCTGAGTTACCGGATTAATGTGTTCCAGAATATCGAATATAGATGGATTCATACATGAATATTCTAGGGGAATATGCTCTTCTTTACAGACTTCTGTAGCCTCTTTTATGATATTCATTTAATCACCTAATTGAATGATTGAGAGTGTAATTTCATGGAAGTTACGCTCTTTTAGTTCTTTAAGCTTTTGGGTGGCAAGTTCCATGTCTGAAAGAGGGAAGCATTCATCGTAGGTTTCTCCTATGGGAAGAATGCCTGAATTTACATCGGTATTAAGTTGATAAGCTGAAAGACAAATCCTGTTTCTTACATAGTGACGTTTTTCTGCTGCTTCTTTGGATTTTTCACTAATAATGACTTTCCAATCATAATTTTCCATGAAATTTTGTATGGATGAGATAGTGAATACATTCCATTGGGTGTCAAGTTGTTTAATGCCTATACTCTTGAGTACTTTAACAGTATCTAAGCTGACAACAAATCGATAATCATTGACTTTAAAGATGTTGTTGTTGGAAGGCAACATCATCTTTTTTAGTGTGTTGTTCTCTATTGCATCGAAAAGAGTGTATATATCGTTGTATATTGATTTATCGAGCATGTTCTTCACCGTCTTCTTCGGCTCTCATTTTTCTGTAACTAATTAACTGACTACATTTATCAAGTTCAATGTCCATATTCTCTGGTGTTCTTCCACTGAGAAGACAAATCCACTCTCCGTCATGTTGAAGAAATGGACAATCATTATAACATTTTTCAGTTGTCATTCATTTCACCTATTATGTCTGAAAGTAGCGCGAGGGCTTGCTCCCTTGAAGTTATGTTACCGTCAAGTTGAAGATTAAGCATGGTCTCCAAAATGGTTGCTATGGGCTTCCCTGTGACTCCCAGAGCCATAACATCGTGACCATTGACTAGAGGTTTGACCTTTTGGATTTGGGAAAGGTCGGATTCTATAAAGTCGATGGTAGATGTGTCACGAAGTTCGTCTAGTTTGTGGGTTTCATAGAGATAGTACCAGTAAGGAGAATTATATAGGGATTGGCGTTTACCAGAGCGCATCTGCTGGATATTGTGAAGCTTCATGTGGTTAGCACAGACAAATTGAATTGCTTCTTTGTTGAAGGTGGAAAGCTTGAGGCGCGATGCGATTGATGGTATCATTGAGGCTCCTACTTGGTCATGATTGTAGTAGGTTGTACCATTCTGAGTTTCTATTTTTCCTACATCATGGAAAATGATGCAAAGTTGTAGGGTGAATTCCTTGGGAGCAAGGGAAAGCATTTCCATTACGTGTTGCCAGAGGTTGCCCTTGTGGTGGAGAGGGTTGTGAGGGAAGTTTTTGTATGAGTGGACTTCTGGTAGGAACTGAGGAAGGAGATTGTAAAAGCTGAGGGATTCAAGAGATTTTACTGGATTGTAAAGAAGCATCTTTTGAAATTCATCCATTACACGTTCTATGGAGAGACCCTGTGCAAGCTTGTACCCATCTTCATCTATTATTATTTCAGCATTTCCAATGTCGAGGTCCGTGTAAGATAGGACTCTGGAAAGATGGGAGTCTATACGGAAGTTTAGTTGAGATGAAAAACGGATTGCTCGAAGGGCGCGTAGCTTGTCTTCAGAGATACGGGTTACTGGATTACCAACGCAACGAATTAGACGGTTCTGGATGTCTGATATTCCATTGTAGGGGTCGTAGCGTTTGCCTAGGACATCTTCAGCGATAGAGTTCATGGTGAAGTCTCTACGAGAAAGGTCTTCTAGAAGAGATGTTGTAAATTCTACTTTAGGATGACGACCTGAAGAAATATCTTTACGCATAGTTGTGATTTCTACCAAGCCTACGTCTGTGTTGACTATTACTGTACCAAATCTCTCTCCGAGTTCATAAGCTATGGGAAGCATGTTCTTGAGCTCTTCAGGAGTGAAGGGTGTTACTATGTCGTAATCGGAGATGGGGAGATTAAGGATACGATTGCGGATTGCTCCACCTACGATGTAACCTTGGGTACGCATAAGAATTTCTGAGAGAAGCATGTTTACTCCATTATGTCTATGAACTTGACATCGTATGATTCATCTTCTTCTTCATTAATTATCATGTATGAGAAGAATGTCTTAAATAGTCCTACTGTCTTGAAGTGGCTAAATGTATATCCCTTAGATGTCCACCACTTTCTAAATGCTTCTAGTGATGTAAATGCTGCAATCCTGCTAGATTCACAGGATTCTATAACTACAATCTTCGACAATTTAAGTCACCAAAGATATAAAGGTGCTCAATGTATAAAAAAGTAATGGGTCAATGATTCAATTCATTGACTTTTGGAAAGGTTTAGTCCTTGATTGAAGCGGGTTTTGCGGAAAGAATTTTAATGGCTTCGTAATTTGTATAATATTTAAGGTCTTTCATTACTTCATTGTAATGATTTGAGTTGACCTCAACCTTTACATAGCTATTCTTAGCACCCGTTTTGTGGAATGGGTATATTTTATAGTTAATTCTGTTTGTATCTTCTAGGAATTCGAGTTTATGAGCAAACTCGCTATCTGCCATAGGTGATATGTTCCTAACATCAACGCTTAACCAGATGGTTTTTATGAAATTGTCTTTTGCCATGAAAGAAAGAAGGTGGGAAGGTATTTAAGTTTTTTCTATGGCTTTCATTGGACAATATTTGAGGCATTTCCCGCAATTAGTACAAGATGAAGTAAAAGAGGCTTTACCTTTTACTCGAATTGCATCGAATGGACAAAAGGTTACACAGTGGGCGCAACCTACACACTTGGAGTTTACTTTCATAATTTTTTAAGTTCTTCAAAGTTTTTGAATAAATAGCGAAGCAGGAAGATGTCTGATATGATGAGGATTAGTGGTAAAATTATGTATCCTTGAGAGTAAATGATGACGGAGCCATAGGCTAAAATTATGCCTACTATTGATAGGAAGATTCCGAAGAAACTCATGATTGTATATAGTTTTTTCTTGTATATATTGATTGTGGAAAGATTTATATGGTCAGGTTGATAGTTAAATGTATGAAAGCTTTTGATGGAACTAGAGTTGTATATGTTAAGGTAGTTAATGGAAAAAAGAATGGTGGTAAGCCATATTTTATGATAATGAGAAAAATGGATGGTGTTAGAGAGAAGGGAATGAAGGTTGAGTTCTTGGGAATTCTGAAGGATAGAGGAATTAATGACTATGAAGTAAAAACCACAATAGGAGATATGGAATTTGCAAGAAATGTTTATGAAGGAAAGATTAAAGATGTAATGGGTCAGGTAGAAAGAGATAACTTAATGATGGTAATTAAAGAGGAAATGCCAAGAATGAATATGGGAATAGAATGGGGTAGACATAATGACCAAGAAAGAAGGTTTTTCATGTTTATTGTAAATGATTTTTATAGAAAAAGACAAGAAGTAAATGGACTTAATTACTTATGACCTCTTTTTCACCTTTTTGATTTTGTAGTCAATGCCTTCTTTGTAGTCGTATTTTTGTTTGAAGTTAGCGCGGAAGATTTTGCGGGCTTCTTGGGATGAGGAAGCAGAAATTAGGTATTCACCTGATTTTTTACCAGAGAGAAGGTCTTCGATTGAGACTAAAAATTCAGGTTTAGTAATTGTGATGTCCATGATGGTAGATGGGTTTTTGTGTATAAAAAGTTGTGGGTTAGAACCCACCGTAGCGAGTTGTATAGATGACTCCGAAGTAGAGGTCATCCATGACATCGAGTGTGCTTTGGGAAAGCTCTATGAGATGAGAAGGAGTTATGAAGGTTCCCAATTCATCTGAGGATGGAGTTACACCAAAGCGAGTTACGAAGTGAAGCATGTCTTCACCAAGGTAAAGCTTGGTCCTCTTGTTCCTGAAGGCATAAGTTATGTCTTCTGTGTCTCCATGAATGGACTTTACATTTCTGACGGTCTCTGTCATCTTGCTAAGTTCGGACATTGCCGATACGTGTTCGAAATCGTTAATCATTTGAATCACCAAGTAAGTAATGGTGTTCAATGTATATAAAATTATTGTTTGTGTATCCTTGGAGTCGAACCAAGATAACTTCCAGAAGCGATGAGATTCTTAGTTTCAAAGCCTTGTACTGGATATGTTTTCCCTTACACCAGTTCCTCAACACAATGTACAGCCACAGACTCGAACTGTAGTTCCCTGAGCAGACTCGCGCGAGCCTGTCTCTTTCGAGGTTAAAGCCTCAGTGTCTTACCTATGCCACCACTGTACTCTATTGTACGTGACCCTTACGACTAGGTGTTACGATTTGAGGTATATTATGCTAAATATTAATTTTTGATTATTGGTCACGTACATGCTATATGTAGTATGTCTTTGTATATAAAGTTATTTAATGGAATTTAGTTCCAATAGAATTAGTTTCAGATATGAGTTCTTCGTATATTTGAGTGACTGATTCTACTGCTTTTATGTACTCCATGTGTAGTTTTTTGTGGTTATTCAACAGGAAAGCCCAATCATGAGTGTTTCTCCAATCGTTGAAGTCTGAAGTGGAGATTATGTAGTAGAATGTGTTGGGAGTAGCTATTCTGTTGTTTGGATTTACTTTGATACCCATTTCGTTGAATAATGCTCCAACTGAAGGACTAACAACAATTTCTTTTTCATCGTGATTTGAAGAAAGAATTGATAAAGCATCGTTGTATTCTGATAAGTTACTTTTTATGTTGAACATAAACTGTAATATGGTGTTTTATGTATATAAATTTTACTATATAGTAATGTTTATATGTATTGTGATTGTTGAAATAATTATGAATTATGATGAAGTTAAATTTAAGAGGGAAAGTAAAGTTCCAGAGAAGGATTTTATTCAGTATACGTTAGAAGTAGTGCCTGTGGAAATTGTGAAGATGAAAAAGAGTTATCCAAGAGGTACTATGGTTGTTATTGGAGATTTGAGGAAAGATGGAGTGTTGCAGCAGGGGAAGATTCAAAGTATTCTGGTTCCAAGGAGTAGAGAAGAAATTTGGAAGATTGTAGAGAAGAGAGATGTTTTTTGGAGAATGGCTACTTATGAGAAAGATGAAATAATGTATGGCGTAAGTGGAGTACCATGTTTTGAAGAATTCAGGTTTAGAGTAGTATATGATTCTATAAAAAGTGAAGCAGAATGTTTACCTAACCAACATGGAGTATCAAAAATATTACTAGGAGATAAGTATTTTAAATTGGATATTGGAAGTAGAGCACATACTCTAAGACATGAAAGCGGGCATGTATGGGAAGATGGTGTAAATGTTGAAGAAAAAATTAGACTGCAAAATAGCAATATTTTCGGTAAAGGAAATGGAAATGGTCACTACATAGGTAATTTTGGAACATATAATATGGATGAAGCTATGGCTGAGAGTTTCAGCTATTATATAGGGAGTGAAGAAGAAAAGAAGTTCTTTAGAGAAAAGTATCCAGAAGCATATGAGTATGTAAAAAAGAATATGAATGGATTTAAATGGTTGAAATAAGTTCAACCAATAAAATTCATGTATATAAAAACACTTTTATATTATAAATAGTTATCCTGAAAGAAAAAAGAAAACATAGATAGTCATGATGGTGCATGATAGCAAAAATATTGAGAAAATTAGTTTAGTGAAGTTCATCTTTTCTTTTTTATGTCTTCGGCTAGAAGGGTGTAATTTTTGTATAGGTCCATGTGGTCAGAGTACTTTTTGAAGTCTTCATCTGAAATAGTGAAGTGCATGAATTGGGCGCGTTCTTTGATTTCACGCTTGTCTTTTTCGGAAAATATGATTCTCATGATTGTAAATAGGTGGGAAGATATAAAAATGTGTGGTTCAGGCGATTGCGCACTAGACCATTCACCGTACCTGATGAGGATACATAACATGGTGAAGCGACTTATTAGGCTGTCTAGACCTTTTTATATCGACAAACCTTCTCCTAATTCTGAAGTTTCTAGAATCTTACAGGGATTAGGAATATCTAAATAACAGGATTCGTACAGTTAGACATCCAACAACTGTTAAGCAGTGGCACTGTCACCTGTCGCACAATCGCCCGATGGGTATGTCAGGGTTCGAACCTGATTTTTCACGAAACTTTGGTGACTCAAACGTTTAGGAATGAATTTTTCGTGCGCGTTCCATTCGCCTCACACCCTAGTTGAGTACGCAGCCTTGCATCCAAAGCACTAGATACAAACGTGGCTTTCATTTTCTTTTGTTATAGTGTACTATTTTATAACTTAATTATTGGCTGCGTACAATACAGTAATGGGGTTCTGTGTATAAAAAGGTGACGGTAGATAAGTATTTAAATGTGAAGAATAATATGGTTGTATGGATTTTATTAAGAGTATTAATGGAGAAAATTATTATTTAGTGGATGGTGGAGCCAATAGAAGTTTATTGATGAATAGTATGAGTTTACTGAGGAAGAGCGGAGTTAACTTTAGGACCGAGAGTAACTTTGGAGATGTCGCGCTATATGCTAAGGTTAATGTAATTGACCCACTATTGATGGAAAAATTTGAGAATGGATTGGTTCAGGCTGCTGGAATAGTGAAGATGGGTGGAGTTGTTTATAATGGTGGGGAAAAGAATGTTGTTTCTTATAGAGAAGGTAATTTAGTTAGTGTAAAAGTTAGATTAAATGGGAATGACTTTTTGAATTTTTATTTGGTTAATGAGCCTACAAATGAAAATATATTGGATGCATTTGCCGTTTTTCAGATGGTGCAAACGCTAAGGGTTAGTATCCAAAAATGCCGTGTGAACGGTTAAAATTTGTTTCGTCTATGGCATAGTCTATTGAAGCGTTAAGACGTTCGATAAGACGAGGTTGCCATCCAGCAGATTTTTTTGTCCGAGAGAGGGCGCGGGAATGAAGGTTTGTTTTGCGTATGCGGAACTCTATGTCCATTGGATGATAGTTGAGCAGGTATGGGTGGAAACGAATAAAGTAGGCACAGTCAGGAGTAGGTATGATGTCGTAGGTTGCATCTCCTGAAGGGTCTATAAATTCGTTAATGGAATAGACGGGTTTTATGTTGGATAAAACATAGTCTATTTCACTACGATTAATCATCAAGGGATATCACCTGCAAGATGTATGATGACCAAGGGCTATGTCTGGGTCTACGTACTTGGTTTTCATGTAGTACATGAGTTTGTCATGTGCTGCTTTCTTAGTGCGAGCGGGGTATACCTTGCGAAGACCGTTAACATAAACTGAAAGGAACCAGCCTTTTAGGTTAAGGTCAATATCTTTTTCTATTTTAGCTTCAACGCGACCATGTTCATAATGAGGGTAGCCATTTTTAGTTCCGAATTGAACAGCGTGGTCAGTCTGGGTGCGATAGAAGTCATCTGTTATTTTGTTCCAAGTTTTCATAAGAAAAAGAAGGAAGGAAAGGTATAAAAAGGTTATGGGAAACAGAGTAGTTTTTTATCAGACTCTATTTCTACAATTGATGTTTCAAATGCATCTCTTAAACTATTTTCATAGTTAGATATGATAGTTTTTAGAGTATCAATGTTTGAACTCAAATTAGACACAAAATGATTTTTTGCATCATTGTAAATGTATATACGATGTTCACTATTTTTATTTATGAGATTGTATGTTGTATTCGGACATTGACTAATTAAAGCTTTGTACTTAATTATCATGTCTTTTAGTTTTCTCTCAGCCATTGAGAATTTGATTTCATAATTAATTAGTTGATTGGAATCATCAAATTCGAATATGTGAGTTTCCATACACCTAAATCCATTTGATGTAAAATATTTGTAACGATTGTATCTTTTTGCATCTACGGAAATAGCTTCTTTACAAGTGTCTAATATTTCTTGTTCAGTTAACATTTTGAATCACCAGATAAGTAATAGTTTTTTACATATAAAAAGTTATTCCAACTCTTTGATTAGGGAGAAGATGAAGGCTACTTTTGTTTCTAGGTTGATGGTGTTGACGGTAGAACCCATTGAAGTACTATGGATGTTGTATTTGGAGATGATTTTTGGCATTGATTTTGTTAGGAAGAGGTTGATGTACTTGTTTAGGTCAAAGTGGTCTTGAGCACGAAGGTAGAGTATTTCGGAGTTTATCATTGTGCAGAGGTCTGTGAGTTCTGTGGTAGTGAATACGAGCATGTCATCTACCAATGCAGGGTTGAAGTCTAATGAGTCTGAGTTGTATCGAGAAATTGCTTCTTCTAGTTTCATGATGTCACCTTTAGGCACAATTATAGTTCCTTCCATTCTCCATTTTCAAGGTATTCGATTGAGGTGCAGCCGAAAGCAGTACCAAGATTATCTAGTGGGTCAAAGGATGAGTTGTCATCTGATAGACCGTAAAAGTAGACTTCTTTGTCTCCATCGAGGATACGGAATTGGTAGGGTAGGTCGGTATCTAGGATGTAGTCTGAAGAGGTTACGCCTATGCAAGTAGGCTCAAATGGGTCAGTGTTGATAAGGTCTTTTGTAATGAGGAACATGGTTTAACACCTATTTTTTACTTCTTCAGCTATGTCATTGATTTTTTAAATAACTATTATTTCATAGTTAGCGTTCGTATTATTAAGAATTAATTTGTTTACCTGTGAAGTTATGCGTTCATCGATGGGTATGCTTGTATTTAAATTTGATATAATTTCCAAGTTTATGATGTTTTTTACACAATCAATGCCACTATAGTTAATATTCATAGTGATGGCTGATGAAAGAGCTACTTGTGAAATGTTTTCTAACTCTATGACCTTTTGTACAGCTTTACAAGCTAAATTTTGTACTATTGCTGTACAAAGATGAGATTGTACATTAAGTGGAATGTCTACGTTGTAAAAAATTATTCCTATGTTAATTTTCATGATATAACAATGGTGGTTTATGTATAAAAAAGTAATGGATGGGCAGGGGTGGATTCGAACCAACTCTTTCTGCATGTAGTTACTAACAGACATGTAATTTCGCTACGTATCTCCGTTACATTCTGAGAGCACTTTACTTGAGTGCGTTACCTGATATCGCCTCAAGCCCATTGTGTGTGAGGAAGGGTGGGTTCCTCACTTCCAACATCTATCTAAGGATATGTCGCCAGACCCACTTCGGAATCGAACCAAGCAGGCAGTAGATTCGAACTACATCGCCTCACCTTAGAACTTCTCCAAGAAGTAATAGATGTTGTAGGTAGCTTGGCAGATTCGAACTGCAATCTCCCAATGAGTTCGTTACTCTCAAGCGGTGGATTTCTCCCCGCGCCATGTTTCATGCATTGACGTTGTACACCATCTCCGCAAGCAGTACATGTTGAAGTCTCTAAAAGGGCGTTTTCCCAGATTAAACCACTTGGCTACAATAGAATAAATGGTTTGTTAGTATAAAAAGTTAACGGGTGGTTTTTCCATGCATGTAGGACCATGACCAATATGAGATGATAGTTATGCCTAGGATGCAGAAAATGAATGATTGGAGAGGGTATTGGTCAGAATAATAACCTGTAGAGAAACCTACGAGTGGAATAAGAGAATAAGTGATAATGAGGCGCGTGGAATCTTTCATAAAGAAAAGAGAAAGGGAAGGTATTTAAGGTTTTTTGTTCGAGTTATTAAAGACTGACTCTATAGATGAGAGGAAACGATAGATTTTGTTTACGTTGAGGCTGGTATCGATTGAGCCATTTCTGTAACTCAGTAGAACTTCTCTACTCGATGTTGAAGTGGTGCAGGTTACTTCGTAGAAGTCTTCTATAATGACTACTTCGAATATGTGCATTCCATTGTAAATTACTAAGCCTTTTTGAAGTAGTGGAACGTCTGTTCCTTCCATGTTGCGGATTAGGTCTCTCTTGTGTATAGTGACCATGCCTACTGATATTTGTTTGTGGTGAAGAGGTGGAACCTCAAGATTATCTAGATGATTGTATATGGCATTAATTTTACCTTCGTGATTAAGGAAGGAGTTCTTGAGAATATCTTGGATTTGTTTCTTCATTGCATGTGAGTTGTTGTAAACATCGTTACCTAAATAATGTACGTTTGGGTCAGTTGAGATTTCCATGATTAAGTAATGTGCTTTTATGTATATAGAATTTTCGGTAGAAAGGTTTATATGGGAAGTTGGAGTTGAATAGAGTATGAAGATGCTCAGAGTGTTGATTGTAGCACTGTGTTTGATAGGATTTACTATGAATGCAGGTGCAGTTGTAACCATTGGTGAAGTCAATGGTGAAGAAAGTATAATTGTGAATAATAAAAACGTGGCGAATCCTATGTTGCCATATGATTATGTGGTTTATAAGGATGCAGGAGTCACTTATGCTTTGAATTGTACTACAGGGTATGTGGATTTTAGTGGTACTGATAATGAAGTAATGAATGCCGTGACTAGCGGTGGTCACGTTTATGTTTATGTAAAGAGGGGAGTTACTTGGACCACAACTAGTATTCCTGCTTGGACTTTCATAGAGGGAATTGATGGAAGTCAGGTCTTGATAAGGGCTACTACTCCTTCAAGTCAGTTAATTGAGTTGGGGAGCCATGTCAGGTTGAAGGAAGTTAGTTTGTGGGATAATACAGGAGACCAAGGAAACACTGTCAGGTACATTAATGAGTATGTGAATTTGCAGCCTACACATAGTTATTATAGTGGGTATAATGGTACTTTCTTGATTGATACGGGAGAGAAGGGAAAGGATACACCTGCAATTAGTGTGAATATGTATGAAGGATATGGGGATAATTTCTGGGCTGGTGTAGGGGATAGCGCGGGCTACAGAGCGCACGTCAGTCAATTGAATCATAGTAAGACAGGGTATGGGTTCCATGTTCAGAATTTTGGTGCAGGGTATGGATTTTACGGGATACAAAAGGATACTGCAACTGCTCCTTTGATTGAATTGACGAGTGAAGATGTGGATACACCATTGATTGATGTGACTACTAGTGCTGCTCATACTGGAAAATTGATAGATATAAATAGTAACACTAAGAAGAGTGGGGATTATATTGGAATGTTTTCTGGTGCTTCTGGAAATAGTAATCAAACTGGTCTGTTTATGAATTTCGGATATGGAACAGGAGATTATACTGGAAAATATATTAATTTGCAGGAAGACGGTGTAAGTAAATTCTTCGTTGAGGATGATGGTACTGTGTATTGTGAAGGTATCACTTTTGATGACGATGGAGACTATCTTGCATTTGATAGAGTAAATAGTAAATTTATATTTGCTATAGGCGGAGACCAAGTAGCTATAGTAAATGAAACGGGTTTCCATAATCTTTAATGGACACCTTTTTATACTTTTTTGACTTTTAAGTTTTATGTATAAGCATCCTTTGATTTTTGGAATGGACAATTTAGTTGTCTTTAAGAAAGAGTTGTATGAGGAATTGAAAAAGAGGTTCCCTTATGTTAGTGTTAATCACAGTACTCTTGGTGGAGATAATACTGTGAGTTTATTGGTTGCTGTTTCTTTGCAGACTCCTGACCAGTGGGCTTATAAAATTTTTGAGAATTCTCAGTGCGCCAAGTTGATTATTGAGAGAGATGGAACTGTTGAGAAAATTAGTGGAAGTAAGACCAAGTTGAGGAAATTTGCCGGAAAGAGTGCCAGTGATATTGGAAAGAAAATAAATGAAAGGTTAGAAGTTGTACCTGAGAAGCCATTCTTCAGGTAATTCCTTTTTTGAATTTTATTACTGCTTTTAGAGCGGAAGAACGGGAGCGGTAATTTTTGTGGAAGATGTTGACGTTATTTTTGTGGATGTTGAGACTGTATTTGAAGCCTTTTATGTATGGAAAGTATGAAAGGTCAACGATGTAGTCATCCTTTGTCCAAATAAGGGTTTTTGGATAGATTGAAAAGTAGAAGGGGTATTTTATGAGTTGCCACATGGTAGAAGAGAGGAAGTTAAGCTTCCTCTGGTGCTTCTATTTGTGTTGATGCTTTGTTTGCTTGACGCTTGAGAGCGACTGTTGCGAGTGCTCCGAGACCGATACCTAAAACGAGTGCTATTGCAGTTTCTTTCTTCATTGAATTCACCTATGTATTTGGCAAGAATGCCGATAAGTAAAAGGGAAAGGTGGTATATATACTTAACTAAAGTTTGTGGGAGTTCCAAAATGTTTGTCGATGATAGGGATGACCATTTCTACGTATTTTTGACAGATTGGACAGTTGCCTACAGCTTCTATTGAGATGAATGGAGAGTAGAGCTCTACGATGGAGTCTTGATTGTAGATGCCGAGGTTTTGACCAAGGTCTTTTGTTTGGAGTTCCCAAGGGCGGTTCCTGTGGCAACGAGGGCATTTTACACGCATGAAGATGGTATCGAACATTCCCATTTTAGAAACCTCGGAAAAGGACTTCGTAGTTTGTAGGGTTGAGAGAGTAAAATGCGTGGATGAAAGCGTGTTCTATGGAGTCTTCTGAGTTGTTGCAGATGGAGTCTTCGTCTTTGATGATGCATATTTCTATAGTGATTAAGTTGTCACAAATTTCAAGAATTCTGGTTGAATAGGAGACCGCTATTTCTGGATTCTTTTGAACAGACATTTTGAATAGAAGCTTAGAGGCTACATTGCGGGCTATGTCTTCCATTATTTGTTGTGGAACGTTATCTTGAAAGAAGTATAGAGATAGTGTTGGGTTAATCATGTTAACGACCTGCATAAGTTATTGTGGCATTGATACCGATGAGCTCTATGTCACATGAATGAATTTTGTGGGCTTTTGCTATGTATTCTCCAAGTTGAGAGATGGTCATTTCGGACATTTCGGGAGTTATTTCTACAAGGCAAGAGCCGAATATTTGACGGTTTTTGTCAGAGGCTTTTCTGTCAAAGTTACCTATGTTTTGTTTGAGCATGATTGTTTATTGAATCGTGGGTATTTCAATCTATTGGTTCGAATGTGATTTTGAGTTTTTTGTCGGAGAATTTTTTGAGTAAGGTAGAGTATTTGTATTCGTCAAATTCAAGTTTGTAGTCTTTGAACTTTTCATCACGACAGGAGTAACCACATTGGACTTCGCGGGTGTTTATGAAGGAGATAACCTCTGCTGCAATTGAATTTGAAGAGAAGCACTCAGGGCAATAGTTGTACTTGATGCAGTTTCCACAGAGCTCTTTGTTACAAAGTTTGCAATTGTAGATAGTGAAGACTTCATCTTTACAGATGTCGCATGAGTGAACATCCATTTCTGTAATTGTAGTTATCTTCTTGCCTTTGGATTGAGAGACTGATTCTTGTTTTTCTGTGCGTATGTACATTGTTAGACCTCTATTTTTGAGATGGTGTCCTTGATGATGATGAGGGCGTTCTTGATGATGTTTTCAAGAGTTGAGACCATGTTTTTGAAGTCTGGGTTGGATGGGCTGAATTCTGAGTATTTTTTGATGACCCTGTAGCCATTCTTTTCTTCGTAGGTTTCCATTGAACAAAGAATGGGTTTGAAATCTTCGTAGACTATGGAGTACATCAGCATGTCTTGTTCGTAAATTAGGACTGTTCCTTCAGGTGAGATGTCCTTGACTATGCGAATTTCACCTAAAGAGATGGGAGTGTTATCTGGAAGGGATTTTAGTAGTTCAGGCATGATGGTAAACATCCTTGGAACTTTTTGTTTGATGACATGCTCATGCGGTCTAGGTCGAACTTTGTGAATGAAAGGGATTCTCCGGCAGTGATTATGAGATTGCAGGTCTCGAAGTCACATGATTCTGGATAAAGACGCTTTGAAGGAACTATTTCATCATATGAAATTGGTTTGTCTATGTGAATATGTTTCATGTAGTTGCTGATGAACCTGACACCATCTATGATGGTTTCTACCTCATGTGAGTAGCGTAAGAGATGGACTTCTCCTTTGTACATGAAAAGATGAATAGAATTGCGTTCGAAGTCGTAGCCATATAAAAGGGTGCGGTCTGCACGATTTTGAATAAGGGATGGGTCAAAGTTGTGTTGAAAGTGTGTTAGTTTTTCAAATTCTTGGGGTAACATATAATCACAAAATAAGTAATAGTTGGGATAGTATATAAAATTTACTCAATTTTTTCTATTTCTACGATAAAGAGGGATTTTGGGATTGAAATAGTGGTGTTGTTTTTTTCAATGTGTATGTGATTTCGTCTTCGAGAAGATGTTCACATGAGTAGACATTGATTTGTCTACCCTCTGAGTTAAGGATGGTAATTTTGTACATGTTAAGCTATTTTTACTACTTCGTAGTTTGATGAGTTGAATGATGCTAAGGCTCTATTTACGCCTTTAGTGATGTTAATTGACATAGAATTAATTGGTGTTTCATGAATTGGTTGTATGTCTACCGTGAATACGTAAAATCCAGTGAATACATCTGTAAATTTGAAGGATGCTTCTACTATTAGGTGTGGATTTAGTGTTTCGAATTTAGATAGAAAATTATCCATAATTTGATTGTTTACTATGGTAATTATAGAAGGTGGAAGATTTGGGTATATATGGATACCTATTTTAAATTGCATAGTAAGTAATGGAGTTTTATGTATAAAAAAGTTGTGGAAGGTTAGACGCTCTTGTAGCGAACTTTGCTTCCGGGTGAGAGGGCATCTGCTCTCCTGAGTGCTTCCTTGAGACCTGTCTTATTTCCCATATAGAAAAAAGAGTCTGTTCCACAAGTAATTATGTACGAATATCCTTGTATGCGAACCATTTCGCCATCTTTGCCTATTAAACTTCCTTGCATGATGAAAGATTCACTTCTTGGTATTTATAGATATAGGAAGGGAGAGCATGAAGAAAAGCGTGAAGATGGCTGCGATAGGGTATGCCATGAGGGTAGCAGACTTTTTTGTTGTTTGCTTGGCGTAGTATTCAATGTCGCAAAGGAGTCCTATGAATACTGAGACTGCTAAGAGGGTCATCATTCTAGCCGAACGTAATTTGTATATTATTTGTTGCATAGATAAGTAATGGTGTTTTATGTATAAAAAGATAGTGGTAGCTTACCAGTGGGTAAGTTACTCAATGTTGTGGTTTTGGAAGGTGGAGATGAATTTTTGAGCATCTTCTTTTCTTGTGTATTCGTTATCTATGGGTCTTGTGGAGTTTTCGAAACGGACTTGAACAAGATATTCTTTGTGTTTTCCGGCAAAGGGCATTTGTTTGTTTAGGGTCATGAGGATACCTAATTCTTTGTTGTGCCATGCTTCAAAGTTAGGTCTGTCGGAAGTTTTCTTCCAATTTTTTATTGTCATGATTGATAGAAGGATGAAGTGGTATAAAAAGTTATAGGGAGTAGAGGTATGGAATGTATTCATATTTTAGGCGTTGCCAGAAGGTTGTTTTGCCTGCTTTTTTATCACTTTCGTACTTTTCGTGTGGGTCTGTTATCATTTTTACACTTGAAGCTGCTTTAATTGGATACATTATTAATTGTTGTTTATCCATGAATATAGATTGTAAAAATGAGTATAAAAATGTTATGTGATAGAGGTGACTTCTACTCTGAAGAGAATTGTTTCTTTTTGCTTGTCTGTTGAGCTTTTGTAGAGAAGATTTTCGTATGTTTGAGTTAATTGTGGAAAGTTAGAGCTCTGGATTTTAACGAAATGGTGTAAGGCTCTTTCATGTTGTTTTTCTTCAGGAGTTAAGTTGAAAACTGGCATTAGCATGTATTCTTTTATTACTGATGGATAGAAATTGGCTTTAGGGTCAAGGTTCCCTATGGAATAGTTTTTTGGAGTTTGGTCATAGAGTGTTGTAAATTCTTGAAGAGTTAATGTGGTTTTGTTTTTGCAGGTAGATTCTAACTTTGAGAAAAATGAGTCGGATACAGGCTCTTGGATAATGTATTTTTTAACAACGTTTCCATTTATTTCTTTGACTGTGACTTCTACAGGATTGAAACTTAGGTAGAGAAATAAGTTTTTAGATTTATGGTCCTTTAGTACTTTTATGAAGTCAGATTGAGAAATATTGGAGTTGTTAATTTTCATGTAATAAAAAATGAATTGAATGTATAAAAAGGTTATGAGAAGAGTTGCGCGTTAAATTGCGTTCCTCTACAAGTTATAATGCTGAATTTAAAGTTTGAGTAGTCTTCGATGAATTTCATGACGATTTCTAGATATAATGCTTCTATTGTTAGGTTGTTGTTTGAAATGTCTTGAGATACAGATGTTATGTCTGAAGTGAACATGTCTATTATGACATTTACATCGTAGTTACAATATTTTGGTTGTTCTACTTTTGTTATTGCTTTTTTCACTATTTCTTTAGGGATGATGATTGGAAGAGGAATTTCAGGAGAGTTGAGAGTGAATGCTAAGACGAGCTTGAGGCAACTATAGCGAACGGTGAAGGTAATGAAGTCGCCTAATAGTTTTTCATCGTGGAAAGTGGTTGTGTACTTGGATAGGTCATTCCAGATGAATTGGAAGGATTTTTTGAATTGAGTGATGATGGTTTCTTTTGTTTGTGGGTGCATGTCGGAAATCATAGATGCGCTTGTGTGAAGAAGTTCTATAGTGTGAGGTTGTGAGAACATTTCTTCGAGTTCAGAGTCGGAAAGGGGATGAATGTTCTTGTAGTCTATTTGAATCATGGTTCCTCGAATTGTTTTATGTAGTCTTCTGCTGCATGTTTTATAACGTAGAAGTCTTTAGAGTTGAGGGCAAATATGATTGAAAGGAGTTTACGGAAGTCTATTCCTGAGTAGAGTTTTGCAGTTGATTGAAGAAATGCTATTTCAATCATGTTGTAATGGTTTATGGCTTCAGGTGGGTATTTATCTGTGAGGCATAGCATGTTTGGAGTGGATTGATTTTCCCAAACTTCGTATTCTTCTATGGTAAATTTTGAAGTTGGGAATGAGATGTGACCTATGAATATGTCTCCGCACTTGTGTTTGACAAGGCAGAGGGTGGGTTCTGTGGTTTTGTGGGTGAACATTATAAACACTCATGGTCTACATTTGGGTTCGTTTTCATGCCGCACTCAGGACATTCTTCTGATAAATAATCATTTATGAAGTAGTCTGCTAATTTTATGGCTTCGGATTTAGTTAGTTTTATGGAGCCTGAGTCATGTACAATTGTTACGTTTTCTGAATCTTCTGTAATTTCGAACATGGTATCAGATTTTGGATTTTAGGTAGCGGGATATGACTTCTTTCATACCGGAATCAAATTCTGGGTCATTGGAGAGGGAGTCTACTGCAAGTTTCATAATGGAGATGAACTCTTCAGTGGAAAGACCTATGTAGGTTTTATTTACAACGTCTTTGATTTGGATTGTTTTTTCGAGACACGATGCTTCGATTATGCCGTTAGTTATGATTGTGCGCATGATTTACTTCCTTGGATTGTTGTAAAGGTCGCGGGAGAATGCGAGGATTTCTGGTACAGGAGTTCCGTTTATTTGTGGAACAGGTTTGGAAAACATGTCTAGTAGTGAGAAGAGCATTAGGAATGCAAAGAATAGGAATATAGTTGTGGATGAGAATATTGTTAGCATGTAATTGTAGATATGGTAGCCTGTGATTGAGTCAACGAAACCTATTAAAAATGATAGGAATGAAATTCTACGAAGTGAATTTTTTATCATTTAATTCTCCGAGGGATTAAGTCAATAGGGGTTTCTTTGCAGTTTTTGTCGTGGTCTTCGAGTAGCTTTTTGGCTGAAAGGTTTTTTGGGGATTTTTCGTTTGAGTATCTCATTGTATTTTCTCCGAATGGATGAAATAAAGAGCGTTCTTTGAACGAGTGTATGCTACATACATAAGGTTTTTCTCTTGCTCCATTTCCCAATCTTTTGTTGCATAGATAGATGGCATTAAGTGGGGTTGAAGGATGAAGACAGAGTTTGCTTCAAGTCCTTTAGCTTTATGGATTGAAGATAAGGTAACTCCTGAGCCATTCTCATCTGAGAAGATATGTTTAATGGTTTGGATTAATTCAATTGATGTAGAGGCTCCTGACTCATTTATGAGGCACATAATACATTCATAACGGTCAATAATTGGTTGAGGATTTATGTTGAAATCTTTACAATTTTCTACCTCTTTCTTTTTCCAAATTATGAGGGATTCACGAAGGTCTTCAATATTACGAACGTTGAAGTCTTCAATGAGAGAGATAAGGGTTGTAGCTAGGTCAGTTCCTCTGATGTTAGCTTTTCTACCAGATGAGATGAACTTTAAGCACATGGAAATTAGAGGTGAGTTATTACGACAAATTATAAGGTCTTTATCTTGGGCTAGATGTACCGCTTGAGATGTATTTATGTCTTCTATAATGCCTTCGGGTGCATTTTCGCGGGCTTTAATTCTAGGAACTATGGTTTGTGCTAGAGAGATGTGGGATTTTGGACATCTATAGCATATGGATAATTCGAGTGATTGAGCAGAGAACATTTCAGAGAGGTACTTCATAGACTCTGTGTTGGCTCCTGCGAAGCCCATGATGGCTTGATTTGTGTCGCCTACTACAATTATGCGACCTGTGGTAGAGAGGATGTTTCTGAGTAAGTGGGATTGACACTTATTTAAGTCTTGGACTTCATCTACGAAAACGTAATCATAAAGTTTTGATGGTTTAAGATTATAGAGAGATGGCATGAAAATCATGTCATCAAAATTGATTATGGATTTCTGTAGGGATGATTGGAGATATGTGTTTTTTACTATGGAAATTAATTCTTCTTCTGAGAACTGCATTGATGTCGGATTCTTGTTTAGAAAACCTGCTAGTTCTATTTCATAGAAATCGATTAAATGCATTACTTCTTTAGAGAAAGATGGAGAATTGGGTAGAATCATACTACTCTTTAGTTTTTCAACTATTTTAACAATTGATGATTTGAATTTTCTAAGATTGGCTTTGTCTTCCTTTCTTATAAATTGAGATTGAAAAGGAATACCTTGGGAAGTATTTTTTGATTGAAGTACTGCATCGACTATTCTGAATACTTTTAATGAGTCGGCTTTGTTATCAAAGGTTATGAATTTGTTTTGGACAAGGATGCGTCTACCTAGAGAATGGAGAGTCATAACATCTACACCTTTTGGAACCTTTGTCTTGAGATGCTCTGCTATGTGAACATTGAATGCTAAGAAGACTGCTCTTTTTGTGGGTGGAATCATTTCTAAAGAAGTTACTACAGTTGTAGTTTTTCCAGACCCCGCGACTGCTTCTATAATTGCATTGCCATTTTTATTTTTTATGAAATCGAAAATTTTGAGTTGATATTCTGAGTATTCCATGTAATCACAATGATAAAAGGACTTTAATGTATAAAAAAGTAATGGGTCATTTGTCAAGAATGCCCTTGAATTCTAAGTGGGAACCTAGGTCTTTCCAGAAGAGGTATTGTTTGGAAGTTTCGACACCAATGATGGAGCCGGAATAACCCCATGATTTAGCAGGGATGTTGTATCTTTTAATGACCTCGTTGATAGCCATTCCTTGCATCATCGGGAGTGTTTTGTCGGTGGTCCATTTTATTTTTGATTTGTAACCCTTGAGGGTTGACTCTTTTGCCATTGTCATGAAAAGAAAAAAGATGTGATGGTATAAAAATTAGTCGGTGGTTTTAACGATGGTGGCGGGTTTATTGTCGATGTAAGTGTGTTCTGTGCTGATGATTTTGTCATCATAGATGAAAAGTGCTGATTGTTCGGAGAGGTGGGTTCCGAAGATTATTTTTTGCATTTTGTTACCTCTAAATCAAATTGATTGACAATGATTACCATGTGATAACCTGTTGGCTTAACTTTGAAACCATCTGGCATTTCTTTTAGCTTTTTAGATAGGAAATCAAAACATATTTCTTGCATTTGTAAATCAGAAATTTCTTTTCCATGTTGAGAAATCAATCCATCTTTTCCTACTTTAGATACTTCCCATTTACCTAATAGTGCCGTTTTTACTAGTTCATGAGTCATGTTATTCCTCATTGATTTTTCTTGTACTGGTTAAGGTAGTACTGGTGGGTTTTGTAGTGAGTGTGACCTTTATCGAGGATGTAGTAGGTGTGGGAGAGGGCTATTATTAGGGTTAGTGAGAGAAAGAGACCCACGAAAGTTGTTTGAGATGGGAGAGCGGCATAAAGAAGGAGACCGCTAATACTCCAAGCCATCATGAATGAGAAGAGGTCTGAGATGATGTGTTTTGAGATGTGTTCACGTTCTAGTTCTAGGCTACGCTTGTATAGATTGTAGCCTTCGGGTCCATGTAAATTCAATTGCATAAATGAGTGATGGAATTTTATATATAAAAAGATTTTGATAGGTTTTTATAGGATGGAGTGAATTAATAAATATGGCAAAGAAAGTTTGGTATTCCGTATTGAGCGGAGTCGATAGTAGGCATTTATATGATGCTAAAAGTTTTGATAGAAAAAAAGATGCATTGGTGTATATTGAAAAGTTGCCTTTAGCACCAATGGGTTATCCGAGAGCTTTTAAATTCTACCGCAATGAGCAATTGGAACAATGGGGTCATCAGAGGTTTGACTTGCTGAAGGAGAGAGTGGTTTAATTTTGGAGTAGATTTGAGCGAAGTAATCTTTGAATATCCTTGATAGATAAAGACATCGCATCCATCCACCTTCTTTTTTACATATTTCCCATTCACCGTAAATCATTCTCATATCAAACATACGGTCTATCGTGAGGTTAATTTGATGACGAGTTAGGTCAGGTTTTAAGAGAGTAACGAGGTCCGAGAAGCAGACTTGAGAGTTTTGGATGACGGTGATTTCGTAAATGTTAAGACCAATAAGGAGTTCTGCTGTTAGAGCTTGTTTTGTTTCGGGGTCCATGATTAATAATAGTGGTTTGGGTATAAAAAAGTAATGGTTATATATGAGAAGGGATTATAGTAATGTATGCGTTATCGTGGCGATGAGTTCTTTAATTTTGAAGACCCTACTTTTATTACGCATATGCTGAAGAATCCTGAGCATTATAGAATGAAAGGTGGGGTGAAATGTGAAATTGTACATATGACTCCTGAGACTTACTTGAAAGAGAGTGCTAAGATACATGGAAGTACGGTAATAAGGGAAACTATGTTAATTGATAAGGCTAAGGTAAAAAGATATGCTGAAGTGATGTATGATGGAAGAATGGTTGGATTACCTTGGTTAGATTATAAAAATAAGCAGCAGGAAGGTAGGTATAGAGTTAGGGCGGTTTTTTATATGATTGAAATGCAGTGGATAGAACCTACACTTGTGCCAGTTGCGATAATAAAAGAGGCTTAATTGTTTTTCTCTAAGAGCCAATGCATGAACATAGAGAGAATTGCTAAGATAACGATACAGAGAAATATCCATGAGTTGTCGAAAATCCATTGAGGCATAATTAAAGAATGTCAAAGAGGTATATTAAATGTTGTATCAAGTAAGAAGTTTAGATGTTTGGGGAAACGAGGAAGAAGGGTTTACTGTAAATGATAATTTTGATACAGGAATGAGAATTGATATAGATGAAAAAGATGACGATGATGTTATTATTTTGAAGTTAATTAATGTTGGTTTTATTCAGGGAATGATTGAAGCAAGAGTTGATGGAGAAATAGGTGGAAATATGTATGTTGAATTAAATGATAATAGTTTTCCAATTTGTGAATTAAGAGTTGATTGAGTCAGCAAATTGCTGACTAATCTTTCAAAAAATTACATGCTATATCTTCTGTCAAATTTGTTTACATCTGGTCTATTTTTCAGGAACTTATAGTGACCAAATTTATCATATCTATTGATTATTTGCCTTGCTACTTCTTTCTCGCCTGTACATTTGTAATATACAGTTTTTATTCTTAGGTATCCTTCTACTTTGATACCTTGTTCTCTAAGCTTTCTAAGTACTCCCGATGCGTCAACCTCGTTCATAGCCGAAGGTACACTTATCCAAAATGTTTCTTTACTCATGTGAATAGATAAGAAATGATGATATATAAAGTTAACTAAAAAGTTAGTAGAAGAGTCTGAAGCGAGACTCATTGCCTGTAACTCATTGCCTGTAACCTCTCGTTCCTAAATATATGTATTTTCCGTTTGATTGTCTCCACATATGACCTATATCTATGCCTTTTCCGTATGTTAGAATGTAACCCCATGCATTCATTGGATTATCAAGGTCTTTTGCTTTAAGTTCTATGTCTACACCTAATTCTTTGTTAAGTTTGAGTAATTGTTTTGCGTATTTTATCATCGCTGTTTGAGAAATAGGTTCAACGATACTTATTCCTAAACCTGAAGTTTTACCAGTTATTATTTCGAATGGTTTGTCTGTCATAGAAAAAAGAAGGAAGAGATGATATAAAAGGTTAATGGAAGAGTCTGAAGCGGGATTCATCACGCTTTTCTTCTCTGCGGTGGCGTAGACATTCTGAGCGAGACCAAGAATCTTGATAATTGGTGAACTTGCCGTATTTTCTGTGGAGTTTTGTCATCTCTGGAAGGTTATCTGTGCAGATGTAAGACCAAATATCGTGCCAAACTGAGTCGTAATGGCGTGTTGGTTTGTAGGTGAAGGCATCTGCTTGAATGATGGTAAGACGAGGGTCTGCGATGTGTGGAGCGACTAGGGAGATGACATCTGGGGAGAGCTCTATGACTGTAACGGAAGTTACTGAGGGCTTGGAGAGACAGGCTTTTGCGACCATACCAAGACCTAGACCATTGATGAGGATGTCGCCTTGGGCTTGACGGATGAAGTGAAGGTGGTCACGTATTTCGTCAGGAGTGTCAGACATGATGATTTCTGAACCACACTTTAGGACTGTATAGGTTCCTTCAGGTGTATAGCGACCATCCTTGGAGAAAAGATGGTCACGTATTGAGTTTTCATGAGAGACTATGAGTGGAGAGACTGACCACTTGCCTGAAGTGCCGGAAGGGATAGATACTTTGTATTCGGAGTACATGGTTATCTACTCTTTTCGAATTCATCGTTAAAATTATTAATGATATTTATGTTATGTAGTTTAACTATAGTGGAATTTTTAGAGTTCTCAACTAACCGTTCCATTGTCATAGTTTTATCTAGTGCAAATAAATATTCAATATGTTCAAAAATACATTTAATAACATACGACTTTTCTATTCCAAAGTAATTACTAGCAAAGTCTACGAATTTCTTATTTTCTCCATTAATACATGTTTCTGTGAATTCTTCTAAGTTAATGTTTTTCAATGAATTAACATTCATTTTGAATCACCAAGAGTATAAAGGTGTTCAATGTATAAAAAAGTTGTGATTGGGTAATCACAGGTTAGGCATTTTTGAGACTACTGAAGGGTCTATCTTTTTAAAGACAGATACGGTGTCAGTTGCGTCTTTTTTGGTGTTGTGTTTACCACGCATCTTTAAAGTGCCATTGCTGACGTATAGGACTTCATATTTATGGTCTCCGGCTTTGGTTTTTTGAGAACCTGAGAGTAATACGATAAGGTCTTCGCCTTGTTTCCATACTTGTTTGATGGGTGCATTCATTGTCTTTTTCCAAGTCATAGAGGAAAGAAGGGGATGGAGATATAAAAAGGTGTTGGAGAAAGGCTTTTATGGGTAAAAGAGAATGAAGTGGTATGGAAAATTCAGCAAAGAGTATGATAACTCCAAGTAAGCCTCTTAGTTTTCATGGGGAAGATATTTTGGTTAATGACTATGGTACTGTGATGCAGGGTACTGTTCCTCAGATGAAAAGAGTGATGGACAGAGTAAGTTCGTATTATCATAAGACTTTAAGAGCGGAATATAAGGCTGCTCCTATGGAGAGAAGGTATCATAGTTTCAAGAAGTTTAGAAATAATACTAAGATGAGAATTCCTGACAGTATGATTTATACTGATGATTTTATCATGTTTGCTTTTTATGAAAAAGAGAATGTAGCGTTTGGTTTTGCGCCAAATGCCTAATTTTTATTTTAAAATTATTTTTATTATTGTAAAAGTTAACATAATCATAAATGTTAACATTAGAATTATGAATCGAGATTTATCCATTTTATCACTTTTTAGAGGGTTGCGTAGGTAAGGGTTGAAGTTGCAGGGATGGCATTTTTTGTTGAGATGTAGTCTATGTAGTTTTGACGGAGAAGGAAGCATGTTTCGTAGTGGTTGGAGATGAGTTGAGGATGAGGGGTTATGATTTGCATTGAGAGAAGAGAGTCTATAGCTTGGGAGAGGCGAGAAGGAGTTGAGTTAGGACAAGAGATAATTTTGGAGAGATAGATGGGAGTATTGGATTGATTACAGTGGAAAATTAGATAGATGAGGTTTGTTTCAACGGGGTCAACATTTCGCCATCTAAACATATTTGATGCCTCTAAGGTGTCTGTATGTTCCACAATATGCGAAGCCTTTTTCTGAAGTAAGACCTGTGATACAGGTTTCGGAGTCAGGGTCTTTGTTAGGACAGCGTTTGAAGAATTTACATGCCATGAAGAAAAGAAGGATTGAGAGGATAAAAAGGTAACTCTCAATATTCGAATTTAGGTTTGCGGGGTTTGGATTTAGTTGGCATGTCGAATGATGCTTTTGTTTTACGGGTTGAAGAACGAGCCTTAGATGAAGTTTTTGGCTTGGACTTTGGTTTATTATTCATGTAATATAAGCCTACTAACAAGAGTACTGCTGCACCGATGTAAAGGTAGGATGTATTGAATTTTGATGAAGTTTCGGAGACAGTTGTTTCATCTGCTGTTAATGTAGTGGATGTCACTTCTGCTGTTGGAGTTTCGTCATATTCGTATTTTGATTCTTCTTCGTAGTCAGTTGATGAGGCAAGGAATTCTTCATATGTTTCATCGGAGTCATCTGATGAGGATGATGATGTTACGACTTTTGCGGAGCCTGTGCCGGAATTACCGGATGAGCCTGAAGAGGATGAATCGTCATCGTCTACGCTTGTGTAAGTGTCTGAAGTGGTTGAATTGTCATCAAAGTCTACAACTACGGTGTATGTTCCTGCGGAAACGGGTGAGATGAGCACTAATAAAATAAGAAGAAGTGTAAGGGATTTCATGGTAATCACCTTATACGTCTTCCAACGTTATTATACATTTCCCTGTCAACGCTCCTACTTGGGTTCCTGCTGGAACTACGTAAGAAGCTTTGATGGTGGCAGTTTCGCCTACTTTAAGGGTTGTAGTTGGGAACGTGACATTCATGAGGGATGAGGGTATGCTGTCTGTTCCTATCTTGAGGTCAGCGAAGGTTATTGACTTTATGACACATGGAGAACCTGCTACATTCTTTATGGTGAATGTTGCAGTTGAAGTCTCTTTTGGCTTTACATAGGAGAATGCTATGTTTGAAACTGTGAAGAGACCATCTGTTTCTGATACCTTGATGTTGTATGAGTCTGAGTCAGAACCACCGTTTGCATCTTGGACTACTCCATAGAAGTAGTATGTTCCTGTAGATGTGATAGGGGTCTTTGAGTCTACCTCGAATTCATAGGTACAGTTATCTATGATGGTTCCGTCAAAGCCAAGAATTTCTTTGAGGGTTAGGACTATTGAGTCCTTCTTGGTTGTTGAAGGAGATGGACCCTGATAATAGAGCTGTATGTTGTCGAGAGTGTCTATACCGTTGTCATCAGTTACTACAACTTTGTAGGAGAAGGTTACGTTCTTCCCGTTTACGAGCTTGAAGTTGGAGTCTGAAATTGGGGTTATTTCGATGCATGGAGCAGAGTTTTTAGAACCACCTGATACTACTCCACCGGATATTCCACCAGAGGGAGTGTCATTTGTGGTTGCGCTGCAAGCAAAGGCTGTACCCACTAAGAGAAAGATAGCTATGAATATAGTTACTGCTTTCATGGTTTCACCTGTAGATAGATAGTTTTTTGAGTATAAAAAGGGATTGGTTGAGGAATTACTTTTCCTCTTCCTTTGGTTCTTTCTTGTAGAGATTACGCCCTACGAATAAGAAAGCCAAGACAATTGCTGGAATTAGGAAAGTGTAGATTGTGAATCTACTTTCCTTTGTATCCGGTATTATCTCAAGACTAATGTCTGCATCCATTGGAGTAGAGTTGGCAAGTAGAGTTGAGAGTACTGATGGAGTTACGTTTGTTGAATTTGTTGAGTTTGTAAGGTTGGTTATGACTGTTGTGACAGCAGATGATGTTTTTGTATAGTAGGAAGACCAGCTTCCGCCACCACCCCCACCGCCTGATGAAGATGAAGATTTTGCAACTTCACCGGAGATGTTAAAGGTGATGGTTTGGGCTGCTACTGGCGATACAAGCAATATGAAGATTGCTAAGAGGTTAAGCAGCTTCAATGTTAACTACTCCTGTTCCTGTAAGGGTTCCCGCACTAATGCCGGAAGGTACGGTCAGGTGGCAAGTTATTGTTGAGGATGCTCCTGCTGGAATAGTGGGGAGAGAGTCTGCTGTGATTGATGTGTCTGGAATGGATTGTGAACCCACACGAAGGTTTGTGAAGGTTATTGAGGTCACGCGACATGGTGAGGTTGAAGGGTTGGTTACTGTGAAGGTCGATGAGACTGTTTGAGTTACCTTTGTCTTTGGGAATGATACAGGTGTCACGGAATAATCTACGTATGGTGAGACTACAAAGTTTTTAACGTCTGTGTAGGCGTTAGCACCTGTGTTGTCGTAGACATTCAGGGAGCAAAGGTATGTTCCTGCTGGTATAGAGTAAGATGGAGAGTTGAAGTCAAAGGATGATGAATCACGGAGAGATGCGAGGGGTGCGATTGTAGACCAAGATGAGAATACGCGAGTGAGGATTTCTTCAGGTGCGTCATCATTTGGAGACTCTTGGATTACAGTGAATTGAATATTGTTGATGGTTGGTGCTCCATTGTCATCTCTGATGCGAGCATCAAATGAGATTGTTGAACCGGATTGAGATGAGTTGGAAGACACTGTGAAGCCTTCTATAACGGGGAGAGTGTTTTCGATGGAGCCGTTGACATCGTTTTCTGCTGCCGATGCGGTGCTTACCATTAAGGCAAGCATGAGGATTGAGACTATTTTTGTATACATAGTACCACATGAGTAATGTGTTTGATTGTATATCAAGTTTTTGGTACAAGGGATGAAATAATGGATTTCTGGAATTGTAGGCAAATTATTCTTGAGCCGTATTTTTCATGGAAGAATTTGCCGGATTCATGGTAGGAATTAAGCTTTTCTTGGAGTTGGTTTGTAGCTGAAACGAAGTTATCTATGGTTGATTGTGAAGATGTGTTCAAATGGAGTATTTTAGTGTACTCTGAGATAACAGTAGGCATTATGTGGTTGATTATTTGGATTCCAAGAGGGCAAGGCATCAATTGGATGTGGTCTGGAATTGAATCACGGAAGACAAATGGGTAGGTTTGACAAACAAAAGGGCGGTCTGGATAGATTGAGCAGTTGTCTTTTAGGAAGATACAGGGAGAATCGAGAGAGATACGGGTATCTTTGCCTACCCTGAGAGCAGTTACTTTGGGTATTACTGATGGATTTTGCAGTTCTATGTTACGAACATCAAAGTATGTTACGTTAGGGCGAAGGGTCTTACAGCAATGTGTACAAGATGGTGGACACTTGAAAAGAGATGTTAGTTTTGAGAGCTCCGAGATGTGATAGAATTTTGACATTTCGGTTAGGTATTCTTTGGTCATTTTGTTGACATCGGAAGTTGGGATGTCTTTGAAAATTTCTGTATATGAAGGCATAATATCACTTGAAAAATGTTAAGGGTTAATCTACCCTTGGAGTGAATTTCTTGCAGGAGAATGTTGCTTTTACTGGAATGTTATCTCTTTCCATGCAAACATATCCATCACATAGGTCAAGTATGTAGTGGTCACAATATTGACATTCGGAAGGAGCCTTGAAGCCTATTCCTATGATTTTTGAGATAACGCACCTACCACCGTTTCTGTGTTGGCAAGATGCACAATCGTTGTCGGAGTGGGCGTTACAGAAGGAAACTAGTTCCTTAATAAGCTCTTCTGGCACTCTGCTGAACTTTTCGAATTCCATTTGAATCACCAGATAAGTAATAGTTGGGATTGTATATTAAGTTTCTGGTGGGATTGGGAAGTCATATTTTATTAGGGTTTTTTCGAGGTTTATGCAGTAGAATTTTTCTCTGAGAGAATTGATATGGCAAATTGGATTGAGGTTTTTATTGTGGTAGACTTCATTTTTGTATATGCGATATGAGTAGAATTCGATGCTGTAAGTTTGATAGTCAGCATCTCTGGTTTTGTTTATAATTGATTTTTTGATTTTTAAGTCAGGAAGATGCTCGAAAATGTGAAGACATAACTTGAGGTGGTCTGCGTTTGCATCTATTTTTGTGCGGAGAGATTCAATGTCTTTGTGGAGTTTTACATTGTTTCTGTTTATTCTGCTAAGTTCGTCACTTAGTAGTTTGTATGTTTCTGGGTATTGTCCAATGTTTACGAGAATTTGAGCACCACTATTTAGTGATTGTATGTTTTGCATTAGGGCTTTTGTTAAGTCGCTTAAATCTTCTTCTAGGGAGTCATCTAAACGAGATAGGTCGTTAAGATATTCAAGAAGATAGTTTACTTCTATGAGTTTTGAAGAAATGTCGTATGGAATTATGATTTCTTCTTTTTGTGCAATAGGCTCTTTTTTGTGGAAAAGTTTTTTGAAGTCCATGTAATCACTAGATGAGTAATAGTGGTTTATGTATAAAAAGTTATTCTACCCATGAGGTAGAACCATCGGTGACTACTGTGATAGTACCTGATGTAGTTTGGTAGAGGTCAGAATTTAGGTCTAGGTAGCCTACTACTTCTTCGTCAGGGAGTCCGTAGGAGTTGTCGGATGAAAGTGAGATGATAGAGATGTCTGGGGAAGATGTTATGAGGAAGTCTTTAGAGTTGGCGTTTCGAGAGCCATGATGACCTACTTTTAGAACGTCACAATCTACTGAGATGGTTTCTTCATTTTCGTAGTCACCCATAAGTAGGAATACTTGGTCTCCTGCTTGGATTTTCAGGACTATGGAGTCATCGTTTGGGTTGGAGTTTGGTTCTGAAGGATTGAGAACTGTAATGAGGATGTTTTTGTCGAATTTGTAGGTTTCACCTGTGGAAGTTATGCGATAGGGAATATTTTCTTCGGAAACTGTATCCATGAGAGTTTCATAGGATTTAGTTGAGTAGAATGATGCAGTGTCTACGAAAAGGTTTACTTTGTAATCAGTAAGAACGGGTCGCATGGAACCTAAATGGTCCTGATGATGATGAGTTAAGAAGATGTAATCAAGTTCTCCTACGTTGAGTTCTTCGAGTTTTGAAGATATGATTGGATATTTATTGGTGTCGCCTGCATCTATAAGAGCTGTAGAATTTTGTGAATGAAGAATGATAGAATCTCCTTGACCTACGTCTAAAACGTACATAGTTAGGAGTTCTCCGTTGGATTTAAATGCTGGTTCGGTAGGCTCTTCGAGTTCTATACAACCTGATATAGATATAATTATAAGTATTAATATAATTTTCTTCATAATGCCTCAAAAATAAAAGTTAGAAGTTAATAATTGATGCAATAGTTTGTATTACAGAAGCAGTTAGGTTATGGTCTAAAACAAATTCTTTCCATAAAATATAACCACCAAATAATAACATTATTGTTTCTATGGTTCTTGTGAGTATTTCAAACTTCTCATTATTAGAGTCTGGTTTTGTATAAGAAGCTGAAATCACTATAAAGATAGATACAATGAGAAAAGTTGCTTTATATGCAAAATCTATATTATTTAATTTATTAAAAATTAAAAACAAAACAAGCATAGTACATGCTATAAAACCAATAGTTAAGAATCTTTTAGTATTATTTACTTCTTTTGGGTAGAATACTCTATTTTTATTCATCTTTTACCCCATTGTAGCTTTCCACATTATAATTAATAATAAACCTAAAATTATACCAAATATTGCATCTTGGATATCTATACCCATGATATTTTCATATTTATTTTTCTTAACTGATTTTGTCATGTTAATAATGATGTTGTTTTGGTATAAAAGGCTATTTCTTTTTGGTTGGTTTTTGAGTAAGCGAGATGTAAATCATGTAGCAGAAGATAATGTAAACTAGGGAGAATGTGTAGAGAAGAGGTTTTAGTTTTAGAAGAATTGGAATAACGGGATTGAGATATAGGAAAGTGAAAGCAAATAGAAAAGAGAATATGATTATTACACTAAGTTTCATGAAGAGGAAATGTTGTAATTATATTTATAGTTTATGTAAAATTAAGGTCTTGTCAAGGCTTTGACAATGGGTATATAAATGAGTTGTCAATTGAATGACCAAAAAAGGAATAAATTGTGAAATTAGATAGTAGAAACTACTATTACTTTGTAGTTTCTAGTGGCGTGTTGATGGGAAAGTTGTTCAAGTATTGATGTTTTGAGGGCAAGGTTGTCTTCTTCAGTGACATTTATTACGAGACATATGATGAAAGAACAGTAACGGGAGTACTCAGTGACTTGAGAGTAAAGCTCTCTGCGAGTGTGGGAGCCGCCTTTGTGGAGTTTCATCTCTATGCCAATTTTATTGTTTATGAGAAAGTCTATGCGGTTATCGTTGTGGGTAGATTCATATTTGATTTGGTATTTGTGACGTTCCTTGAGTAAAAGCAGGGCTTGTTCAAGGTCTTGCTGATAGTCTTTTTCGATTTTATTGATACCGTAACGGAGTTGAACTTCAGATTCTAGGAACTTGGAGATGATGGATGCATCTTTGGGAGAAGCTCTTGTTGGTTTATAGAAGAACTTAATTGATAATGCTATAACTATAACGTAAAGAGTAATGGATGTAACTGAGAATAAAGTAAAGTCCATTAATGATTGATATATCGGTTTTCCTATTAGGTAGATGATTATAAGTGAAACTAGTGCTGCAAGTACGTTTATTAATTTAATTTTCATGATAAATAAAAGGAAAAAGATGTATAAAAAGGTTACATTGGGTCAATGAAGCCTTTATGTTTGAAACCTTCGGATGTTTTTACTGTGTAGGAATAGAGGGGATGATAACAATGACGAATGAGGGTTTCTTGAAGAAATGGAGTAAAGAATTGTGGAGCCGAGATAAGAACGTAGATTTCTCCTGTTTCTTTTGAGAATTGTTGGTTGAGAAGGGAAACTATGTCATTTGCTCTTACTGTAAGTATCTTTTCTGTAGGTAGAGATGTAAATAAAAGAAGAGGTAGAATTTGCTTTGAAAGAGCAGGTATGTCTACGACTCCAAGAGATTTTAGTTCAGGAGATAATGAAGGTGTCAAATTTATTATTTGTTTGGGTCTTGATTTTTGAATCATTTTAATAGGGTTTGTGCATCTGATTTTATTATGTTGTATTTTTCGAGAACGTACTCTTCGATTTTCTCTAAGTATTGCTGGAAATTTGGAGATGTGGCATAGCAGTACTTAGCGATGGGTAGTGGAACACCTATTATGTTATAAAATGTGGGTTCCCAACGCTTATTAAAAGAGAGTTGTACGTAAGATTCACGTTCACCTGCAAAGATTGAGAAGCCTTCTGTTGTTTCTTCACATTGAATAAAGTTGTGATTTATGGCAATACGAACGTTTCTCATGTTGTCAAAACGTGTAATTAAGTTGCGGGAGAGTTTAGTCAATTTAGTCACCTTTGATTACAGCGAATGGATATTCCTTTGCGTATGTAAGAATTTTTTGGATAATTATGCCTGCATAGCCTACATCTTCACCATCGTAGAAATAACCGTTTATGTCAGTTCCTACTTCTTTGATGAAATAATGGCAACGGTCTTTTATTTGAGCATAGGATTTTCCGTAGAGCCAACGAATTCCTTGTTCTTTGTCAAGTTTGTCGTAATAGATTTTATGTCTGTTAAATGTTTCCTTAACGTGGGTTCCTTCTATGGAAGTTCCACAGCAAGGACAAACTAATTCAATATCGTATGACATGTTTATCTTATGTAGAAGCACTGTTGTAGTTGATTATCTATTCTATCCCAAGATTGGGAAAGTGAGTTTGAGGAATATAGTTTATCTATTAGTGTTTGAAATTGTACCGGAAATAAGTTGAACTCCTTGATTATGGAATTTTTTGTAACTGGAATTCCTTTATCATTACAGTATTTTATGTAGAATCTTATTTCTTCAAACATGAAAGATTAAAGGTGGTTAATGTATAAAAGGTTTTACTTGCATTTTTACAAGAGGAATGTTGGCTTGTTTGAAGAGATTTATAGTTGCTTCATCGGGATAGGAACCTTCATAGATGATTCTTGAGATACCTGCATTAATAATTATGCGAGCACAAATTGAGCATGGTTGATTTGTACAATAGAGGATAGCTCCTTTTGTAGAGATTCCATGAAGAGCACATTGTAAAATTGCATTAACTTCACTGTGAATAGCTTGGCAACGCTCATGTTGGGTTCCAGAGGGGATATTGAGTTGTTCACGGATACAGCCTACATCTATGCAGTGTGGTAAGCCTCTGGGAGCTCCGTTGTAGCCTGTAGCAAGGATTGAATTGTAACGGACAAGTACTGTACCTATTTGTCTACGAACGCATGTTGAGCGGGTCGCTACGACCTTTGCGATGTTCATGTAGTATTCATCTTGAGATGGTCTCATGTTGACTCCTTGATTATGGTAGGCATGTAGCCACAAATGCGAAGAAGAGTTTCTATTTTTGATTCTGTGTTGTAGTAAATGTGATTTTTGAAGAATGTTACTGTTCCGAATGGTTTAACTTGAACACTAAGGTTACGAATTTCTATACCTTCAATGTAAAGGAAACCTATAATTTCAAATATGTTGTTTCTATGGATAACTTCTGAGAATTCGTTGTGGAGTTCTAAGTCTAATTCATCTTCTATTGGAGCATCTTCAAAATCTGTTTCAACTGAAAAAGTAGCACCGTTCATTTTAGAACGGTAGATAATGTTTTTGAAGTCTTCAAATGATAAGGTCTTGGTAATTTCTTTATACTCGTTCATGTAAAGCATCCTCAAATTCTGTGTTTATGTACTTTCCGAAGAGAGGGCGGGATGGAAATAGGTGTGGAGTACGGATTATTTCTTGTATTGAAACATTGTTGATGACTCCAAAGTTCTTTATTACAAGACCCTCTATTTTAGTGTCTCCGTAGATGGATTTGCGATTAGCAAGTTTTTCTAGTATTGTGTATATGTCATCAATGTTTGGCTCATTGAACTTTATAGTTGCAATTGTAAGGTCTTTATCTGTATGTGGAATTATGAAAGGTGTATAACCCTCTACTTCAAGAACTGCATCTAAGTAAACTCTTAGATTTACTGGTGGTCTGTTGTAACTTTTTATGTGAGTGTGTACAGACTTTTTTGCATTGAAGTCTTCCCACATAAAAGCTAATTTACCCTTTCCTGAGAATTCGTAGTCAAAAGCTTCACGGAAGCAAAGCTTACCATCTACTTTTTCTTGGATAGAAACGGTTCCAGTGAAGAGCTTTAAGATTTGGTCTTCTGTGAGGAAGCGTTTAGTTGGGTTAGTTCCTTCGTGTGGGATTCTTAGCACCTGAGCGTGAAAGTAAGATGCTAACTCTGAAATTGATGACATGAAGGTTAATAGGTGTTTTATGTATAAAAAAGTTATGGTTTACAGGAAACGCCTGAGTTGTGTAAGATTTATGTGAAGTTCGACCATTTCACTACTTAACCCCTCTGTACGCAATGCACTTGGTTGCTCAATTTATCTCATCGTTGCTAAATAATAGCTGGCGCGGTCTGCACCGAGATTTTACTGTGGTCTACCAGTGGCGTTTCCTGTCAGACTTACATGCAAAGTATATAGAAAATATACAATGTATGTTTATATTGGGTGAGCAGTCTGTAACTCACTCAAGAGCCGTAGTACGAATGCTCATTTCGTACCAATAGTAAGTAATGTGTTTTAGCATATATAAGTGTTTCGCACTTATGGATAAGCTTAAATATTTAAATAACTATTACTTATTTGGAGAATAGAAAATGGATTCAATAGAATTCTTCTGGTTTAGTGTCACAATTTTTGTGATGGTAATTGGATATATAGCAATTAGAGATAGAAAGCAGTTCTTTACTAAGAAAGAGAATAAGGAAAACTTAGTGGAGCAAGCAGCAAATATGCTCTAAAGAAAACCTTTTTATACTTTTTTAGCGATTACTTATTTTTGAGGCATTTTTGTATACAAAGTTTTAAATATTTGAATAGCTATTACTTATGTAAAAATTAAAATTAAGTGATTACATGGTTTATAAGCATTCATACGAAGAAGAAAAGGAAACAGATTATACTAATGATGATAAAGCTGCTTTAAAGGAATTTGGACACAATTATACTGGTAATGGTGAAGAAGTAGCTGAACCTATGACTCTTGAAACTTATATAGAGATAGTAGAAGAGATGGAGCCTCAGTTAGTAGGAGAAGAGATTGTTGTAGAAGCAAAGAGAATGATGAAGGAAGAGGCTGAAGATGAAAAGTTGTATGAAATAATTGTGTGTTCTCTAAAGGATGAGTTCATCGTAGCTTGGGATTCTATCTTGGGAGAATCAAATTATTCTGCTAATTATGTAAGAGGGTTTGGCTATTTCACAAAAATAGAAATGGATTGTGCTTACAAGGGAAGTAAGGCATTTTATTCAAATGAATGTGCTACAAATCTTTGCAAAAAGCTAAATGAAGAGAAAGTTAATTTTAGTTCATTAATTTTTGAAACAATAATGGACTTTCCTATAGCTGAAGGGATATGTAGGAAATGTGGAGACAAGTACCTAGTGTATGCTGGCGGGAAACAGATGAAGAGTATACATAGAAAATATGGTGATAAGCTACATAAGTTTGGAAGAACTGAGAAGAGTAGATATCAACTTGTTATGCAAGGAAGAAATCTTGATGATATAACTGGATTCAGGACTTATCTTGGTCACGAAGAGACCTTGAAGTTTATACGTGAGTCTAATTGTAAGTAATTTTTCAGGACTTTTATTTGCAATGTTCTTTACAGATAGTGTTTTTAGTTTTTGTGTGTTTTTTGAGGTTAGATAATAGTTATATACATGTATAGAGATTACTTATGAAAATAAGAAAAAAATAAAAAATTAGATAGTATTTATATAGTAGAATAGAGATTACTTATGAAAATAAGAAAAAATAGTATATTTTGAGTTATCTTTCAGATATACTATTATAGGCAATTTCTCAGGATTTTGGTTTATACAGTTGCCGATGCATAACGAATAAGTTTTTTAAAAAAGAAAATTAAGGTATATACACAGTTTAGCTAGATAACGAAAAAACCGAGATTTTTTAGGCGAGGTTCTTTAGACTGTTTACAAAGTTAATTTGTGTATACCGATGTTGTTTGCATATGTTAAAACATTATTGAGAGAAGTATTTTGTGCATATTCTCGGTGTAGCTTTTGATTTCCTTCTCCAAGCCTGAATCAACTAGGTCAATGCGTTCGTAAAAAACAGATAATTTTTTCATGTTTTCTTCTGATGCAAGGAAGGCATAAAGGTCAGAAACCTTAAAGACATCTAAATCTGTTTTTATTATGGGAATTTTCATAGCAGAAAGATACTTTCCCACCGTTGAATTCAAGTGGAAAGTCATTTGAGTATCTGTAAAGTCTACTATTTCTGAAGGCATATGGTCATAATAGAGGTGTGGATTTTGTAAAATAAAGAAGACATCTTGAAGGTCTTCTTTGATTTGCTTGAAGATGGTCATAATCCAATCCTTGATTTTTTTACTACATGGTGATGTGTACAGCAATTGCAGGCAACGAGTATTTCATCTGCAAGATGTGTAAAGAGCAGTGTGTTGAAAAATCCGTTGCTGGATTGAACAACTTTGTCAGATGTAATGTCTTTTGAATATTGGAATTGTCTATACTCTCTATCGTTGCATGGTGAGAGTATTCCTTTTCTACATTTTGGGGATGGACATTTTATGGGTTCCATTTATATCACTGGTGCAGGTTAAAGCCTTTTATGTTTATAGTCGAGTAGACTTTTTTGATTTTTGATGCCACGCAAATACAACCGCAATTCTCACAAATATATTGTGGTTGAGTTTGGTTAGAATTTCCCGTTTCTTCGGGAGAAAGTTTTGTCAATACGCCAATAACACATTCAGGGCATTTTTGTTTTGACATAAAAAGAGAAGGCAAGGAGTGTATAAAAAGGTAACGTCAGAAGTTGACGTTCTTTTTACCTTTCTTTTTTGGTTTTCTGGTAAGGAGAACTATTGCTCCTATGAAAACTGCTCCTGCAATTGCAAATTGAGCCAAGAATGAACCTGTTATAGCTTCAGGTAATGCACTTGTGTCTATGGATGGTATGTATTGAGACCAACCGCCCTGAGAGTACGTAATTGCAATTGGATTATCAATATTGTCTATTTGGACTTCATAGACATAGTACTCGCTGGTTTCTGAAGAAGAGGTAATTTCTAACGCGGTCCATATTCCTGAGCTATAGGATTGAATTACAGGCTCTTTGGCGTTATTTGCTTCTACCCATGACTTTAGTACCTTGAGCTCTAGAGTTATTGGCTCTGTGACTTCCCTATTAGACTCTAATTTGAAACCTTTGTATACTAGGTAGTTCTCAATTGTAGGTGAATACTCATATGCAGTTATACTATAGATAAGATTTGAATCTATAGTCGCTTTTGAGAGACCTGTCTCATCGTAGTTTGTGAATTCTGCTACAGCTTGACCATCTAAAAGTTCTGTCTTAACCGTTTCTTCTGAAGCAGATGCTTCAGTTTCCTCTTCTGAAGTTGTATCAGTTGATTCGTCATCACTAGATGAACCACCGGAAGAAGAGCCGCCTGAAGAGCCGCCACCTGAGCCACCTGCTAGTGCTATCTTAAAAGTTATGTTGGATGACAATTCTTTGTCATCGTTGATTACATATCCATTAATTGTATAGTCACCAGATGTTTGATATGGAATCCATAACGCCCATTCAGTGTTTGAGTCTTCTTCCATTGGATATAATGTTGTAGTTGATGGAGTTGTAATATTGATTTTGACAGAAGATATGTCGAAGTCTGTAGGTACATCTCCAAGTTCTACAGCTACGTGAGCATAGTTTCCTATGACTATTGTATCGTCTGCTATGTCTTCAGATGTAAGAGTTACCAAGTCAGTAGATGATGAAACTGTAGGTTCATCAGTAAGAGCTCTTACATATACATAGTTAATTCGTGTAGGTTGAGTATTTGATTTTGAAGCAAAGAAAGGAGATACTTCTTGACTATTTAGATTATTTGAAAGTTGTGAAACTACAAAATTTCCACTTGAAGAGTCTGCTATTAAAACATTAGAAGTATAATTATATGTAATATTATACTTGGCATTTTCTAATGTATATGCATTTTTCTGAGTACCTGTAGCTGAGTTGTATGTATCTCCACCTGCTCTTAAATATGGAATTATATCTCTAACATCTTCTCCAATAGCCATCTCAAATTCTACCATTCTAAACGAATATGGGAATGAAGATGATGAATATCCTGTAATTTCTGTTACATCGCCTAAGTATCTAGTCATACCAAAGCTATGAGTAAGGAAATAATCATCATTGAATTCAATATATGTAGTTAATTCATTACTTTCATTTGTTCTATATTTAGATGTGGCATATACACCATCTTCTGCTAAACATAGTTGACCTTCTGATACTGAGACATCTTCTGTTGGATAATCCCATTTAACAGTACTTAATTCGCTAAATTCATCATAAAAGTCATATGTTTTAAGAGCACTTGATTCTGAACTCATTGAAGAGTCACCAGCATAGACATAGATTTGGTTTTCTCCTTCTGCTACGTTGGTAAGTTTTACGTTAATTATTGCAGAATTTGTGCTTGTGGATTCAACATAAAATGGTAAACTAACGCCTGCACCATTTGTTATTTTGACATTAGAGAAGTCACTATCTATGTTGGATGTCTTTGGAATTGTAGTTCTTACAACGTAAGAGTCATGTGCTTCGCTGAAGTTAAGGGTCGTAGATACTTCAGGGAACAAGACTTCATCCGTATCTACTGTAAAGTAAGTTACATCGTAGTCTACATTGTTGAAGTTGTACTTTGTAACTATGAGATTCTTGTACTTTGTTGGAAGACCTTTTGACAGGAATCCTATTTCATTGTTTGAAAGCTTTGATTGGTCACGTAATCCTATTGTTCCAAGATATACATTATCTACATATGCTGTAAGTGAAGGAGTTGAATAGGCTCCTGAACAATCAGTTGCCATGAGATAAGCATTTTGGGTAGGAACCTTATAGTTGATTCTAAGCTCATCCATGAAACCATTGTAGTTTGTGTTAGATGATAGTCCATATCCAAGTCTGAAGTAGTCAAGAGTAGCATCTCCTACTACTACATCGTCATCTATGAGTACGTTGTTGACGTAGAACTTCATGTGATTTTGACCACTTTCACTAACTGTTTTTACTTGGATGAAGTATTCTGTTTTTGGGCTAAATGTAGTTGTGGATGAAGTAAATGTTGAGCCTGTACTATTTTTACCATATAAAGATAAGGTATTGGAGTTGATTTGTACAGCTAGGCGACTTCCAGAGGTAGAGTTGACACCGTAGAAAATTATATCTGATGAATATGTAGATAAAGATGGATTAATCCAGAAACTTATATCTGTTCCTGCATCATAGGGGTCAAACTTGTAAGTAGTTTGAGTAAATCCATTTATACCATTAAAGTATATTGAATCTCCATACTTACTCCATTCATTTGTACATGTTAGGTATCCATACTGAGTGGCATCATTGATATCACCTGATGATGTAGCCCAATCTGTCAATAGATATTGATTTGTATTGAAAGCGTAGTGTACACCAGTAGCGGAGCCTGAATATATACCATAGTAGTTACCATTTGGAGAGGTGGGTTCGTATACTTCCATGAGGTCATGACTCACATCTTCGAGGTTATCTATGTATGATAATGGCTTGAGAGATACGTCTACTCCATTTGTCATATCTATTTCTGTAATTTGCTTGTCATTTGAACGAGCACTACCGTAAGCTAAGGTTACGGCATCATTATAGTCTCCGAACAACGCAGGGAAACTTCTGTATGCAGTAGTGTTTAGATAAAATGGTGTTAAATATAGGTCTTGTGTATACATTCTATTTGTTTCGTCTGTTGATTTTGCTTCTACTTCTAGGACCATTGGTACTGAGGAATTAAGGTCTACTGACGTGAGGAACAAGGACTTGCCAGAACCAGTAATATACATTCCGTTTGTATCATATGAAACTGAGTTAGAACCAGATGCAGTGTACTGAGTAAATGTAGTAGTATTTGCAATAAGTGGGTCATAGAAAATAAATACGGAGTCATCGGTTGCGTAAGATGTTGACAAAGACTCATCTAATGCGATGTAAATTTTACTATAACCATGTTTTACCTCTGGAACCTGAACATAATAAGTTGCAGTAGAAGAGGCAGTATATTCCATTCTGAATGCTTTTAGAAGCGTACCGCTATCATCGTAAAAAGCTACGTTTGAAAAGTCTGAGTCCATTCCAGTAGAATAAGGAATAGCAAGCTTTAAAGTTTGATTAATACGTGTAGGGTCAGCGTTATTCAGTTCAATAATACCTTTGTAGTCTGTCATAGCAGAAGCTACTCCTGATATTAGAAGTAAAAGCAATACAAACGAAATAGTTTTCATGATGTTCCTCAGTGAGAGGATGGGTTTTTAGTATATAAGGTTGGTGGGAAACATTGATATATAAAAAATTACATTAATAAAAGCATGAAGAAAACAACGTTCCTAAAAGTAGATGGAGAGATGATGAGAGATAGCTACAAGGCTATGATATCGGAGTTAGAAGATTTGGATGTTGACTGTGAAGAAGGTAATGATGGTGAATTTTTGTATGTAAAGCTGGTTATTCCATCTTGGAATAAGGAAGAAGTTGATACTCTGATTAGTCAGTGGTGCTACTACAACCCTGTTAGTGTTGTAGAAAACGTGATGATTTTTTGATAACAAAGGTTATATAGGTGTAGTACCTATAAAACCTCTTGTGATTTAGATGAGATATTTAATAGTTACAAGAGGTAGCCCTGCAAGTGGAAAGAGCACTTGGATTAGGGAGAATGGATTAGAGCCATATACTATTTGTCTTGATGATATAAGGCTCCTGTGTCAGAGTCCTGAACTTACGGCTGAAGGAAATATGGGAATTAGCCAGAGGAATGATAATTACGTTTGGGATTTAATGTTCGAGATTCTTGAGAAGAGAATGGATAGGGGAGACTTTATAGTAATTGATGCTACCCATAGCAAGAGAACAGATTTCACCAGATATAAGACTCTTTGTGAAAAGTATAGGTACAGATTGAGATGTGTTGACTTTACAGATGTTCCAATTGAAATTTGCAAGGAAAGGAATAGAAGTAGAGATGCATACAAGTTCGTGCCTGAAGATGTAATTGACAGGATGTACTCAAGATTCGATAACTTTGAAACACAGAAGTATGTCAAGTTTATTGACAAGGATAACTTCTTTGGAGAAGTTAAGAATATTTGTGTAAATTTGAATGGATATAAGAAGATTCACCATATCGGAGATATTCATGGATGTCACACTGCATTGATGGAGTATCTAGATGGTGAAATCAGAGATGATGAATTCTATATATTCACAGGGGATTATATTGATAGAGGCATCGAGAATGCCAAGGTCGTTAAGTTCCTTTGTGAAATTGCAGAAAAGAAGAACGTAGTTTTGCTAGAAGGAAACCATGAGAGATGGCTCTGGTTGTGGGGAAATTCACCTGATAATGTACCATTTAGTTGTCAGAGCAGGGAGTTTACTTACAGGACTTTGCCAAAGGACTTGGAACCTAATGGGGTTACTAAGAAGCAGGTCAGAATGTTGTGTAGGAAGCTGCTTGAGTGTTTCTATTATGAATATAATGGAGAAAGGTTCCTTTGTACTCACGGTGGATTAAGCAATATTCCGCAGTTCTTGGCTTTGATTAGTACTGAGCAGATGATAAATGGTGTCGGTCAGTACAAGTCAATAGGAGAAGTAGTTAAGTCCTTCAATGAAAATGCTCCTGAGAATCATTATCAGGTATTTGGTCATAGAAATATAGCAAAGTTACCCGTAATGAATGAAAGATGCTTCATAGTAGATTCTGAAGTAGAAAAGGGAGATAATCTCAGGGCATTTGAGATTAGTGAAAATGGATATGACTTTGTTTATACAGTTAATACGGTATTCAGGCAATATGAAGAAAAGGTTCTTCCAGAGGGAGAAATGCTTGAAAAGCTGAACGCAAATGACAATATAAACAAGGTTTTCATGTGTGATGGCAAGATTGTAAGCTATAATTTTGACAGAGAGGTATTTAGGAAGAAGATTTGGAATGAGCAGACAATCAAGGCAAGAGGATTATTTGTCAATGTCCAAACAGGCAAGATAGTCATGAGAGCTTATGAGAAGTTCTTTAATATTGATGAAAATGAGTCTGCATCGTTCCAAAAGATAAGTGTAAATGCTAAGTACCCGATACATAAGTTCGTGAAGTATAATGGGTTCCTAGGGCTTATAGGAAGAGATGAAGAGTTGGGAATGCTTTATGCAAGTAAGAGTACTACCGAAGGTATATACGCGGATTGGTTCAAGCATATTGCAACCAAGAGTCTTAACATAGATGCACTTGAGCAATATATCAAGGACTTCAATGTAACCTTTGTGTTTGAGGTTCTTGACCCTGAAAATGACCCACATATAATAGAGTATGAAAGAAAGGAAGTAATTTTACTCGATGTAGTAAAGAATGACTTCAAGCTTGAGAGATTACCATATGAACAGTTGGTTAGTCTTGGAAAGTTGATTGGAGCAGAAGTAAAGGAGTATGATGGGGAAATTAATGATTCCAATGAATTCACTAAGTTTGTAGAAGAGTCTACTGCTATGGAATTCAAGAGGAACGGAGAGTACATTGAAGGTTATGTCCTTGAGGATGCAGAAGGAAAGATGGTAAAAATCAAGGGCGCGTATTATAGGAGATGGAAGAAGGCTAGAGATGTTGCTCACAAATTAAAGAAGAGTAGAAGTGTTCATGAGAATAAGTTGTTCACGAAGGAAGACAATGAGTTCTATGGATGGCTATTAAGAAAGAAAGAAAAGATGCCATATATTTGTCACAAGAATATTATTGAAATAAGAAATATGTATGAGACAGAATCATAATTCTGTCCAATTTCTCTTTTTTGGCTTTGATTTTTGTTTAGTCTTGTTTAGGGATTTAAGACTAAAGGGTTTCTTTGACCTTGGCTTGAATCTTAGGTACGCTAGAGCTCCTATTACAAGTACTGCTATGATAATGTAGGTTCCTACGTCTGAGTCGCTCGTAGAGGTTCCTACGTTGGCGTTGGATGCCACGATTGCATATGGAGAGTATGAAGTTAATGTTGCTCCATATTTAACATAGTCATCTGTCTTTGAGAGCATCTTTACTGGAACTTCTACCCATTCATCGTTTGTATAATGAAGGAGTTTTACAGAGCCGCCATTTTCGTTAAGCCAAGAGGTATCTACAAGGAATGTTATGTCAACTGTTTCGTTTTCAGTTGTTGAAATGTCCATTTCTTTGTAGACGGATTCATCTTCTAATTCACTGTCTATATCTTTTACAAGCACAGTAAATGATTCATCTGATGATGAAACTGAATATAGAGAGTGTTCTGAAGTCTTCTTGAATGTTTCCACTCCATCTTTAACTACGAGTTTTTCTATGATTTCTTGGGTCTGAGTTGTCTTTGAACTTCCACCACTACCACCGGAAGATGAGCCACCGGAAGAACGAGTTGTATATTGAACTGTGGAACCATCTACTGCTGCTGTAAACTCAAGATTTCCATCTATAGAGTATTGAACTCCATCCTGAGTTACATAGTATGATGCAATGTTATAGGTTCCTTCTTCCATTGGGTTAATTTCACATTCAAATATTTCAGTATATGTGTATGAAGTTTCATTGTTAATGGTTTCTCCATATTCATAATTAGAGTATGTAGATTCCATTGTTACGTTAGTGTATTCCCCATCAATTTCATACTCTAAGATTACACTTGATATGTGCTCATTTGAAGATGTAAGGATGATAGTGTTTGGTTTCTCTGTAGGAACACTACTATATTCCATAGATTCATCAAAGTCTGGTTCCTGAACTACCCAATTCCAGATTTTGTCTTCATAGAGACCACTTGACTCATTCATAAGACGAGCAATTACACCTATTGTTTCAGGTTCATCAGTTGTGAATGTATGTGTTGTTGATGTAGAATTGACTTCTACAGTGTCTACTAATGTATATCCATAAGTAGATATGTAATTTTCATCATTGGCGTATGAACTGTAGAATTTGTCACCATAATACCATTTTACGTCTAAGTTGGGGTCATTGGCAGATGAAATTGTAAATGTTCTCTGAGATGTTTGACCACTTGGTAATATTGAGAATGATGGTGTAGATGGTGAGTATGATGTAATTTCTGGAACAGTTACTCCTACAAGTGATGTTAAAATGTGAGTGATGGTATAATTTCCTGAAGTAAGTATGGAGTCTCCTATAAGTGTGATGGTTTGGTTTGTTGATGTAGTAGCGTTAGTTGCAAGGAGAGTTCCTGTTGAGTCACGGTAAAGGAAATATGTATGGTCTGCTACTGTGTATGAAAGCTGTGGATACCATGCTGTATAGACATTTGAGATGGTGAATTTAGCACATGTTTCATTGAGAGGTTCCCAATAAGTCATGTTCAAAGTCATAACATCGTCTGCTGGTTGAATTTCATATTTTGCTATAGAATTAAGGGATACAGCATCTCCATTTGAAATTGTTTCATAGAAGGAGTCGTCTATGTATAGAGAATAGTTTCCATCCTGTAGCCCGCCAACGGTCCAAGTACCTGTGCTACCTGTATGAGTAAGCTCTAATAAACCGTTGAAAGTAACATTCATCGTTCCTGTAGTAGTAAACTGATGAGATATATCATCCATTACTAGGGTATTGTTTTGAGAATAGAATGTTAAGGCATCAACTGTAGTTGAGTAATTGAGAGTAACTGAAGTTGTATTACCCGCAAATACTAAGGGTGGGTTCACATCAACTGCACTTGCCGTTGATATGAGTAGGAGTAAAAATAAAATAAAGTATTTTTTCATAACCATCACAACATTTACTTAGCATTAAAGTATAAAAAGGTATTGGAAGGATTACCCTTCCAATTTTTCAGCTAAGGTTTGTTTATCAACTTTAACTGAACCAATGCCAAGGTCATGTGGTTTTGAGATTCTATTGAGAATAGCACCTGCGGTTTCTTCATTTGAAACCATAGTTGCTGAGATTACTTTTCCAATGTCAAATCCAGATTCTCCACCACTACCAGCAAATACACGGAAGTCTGCGGTCTTCAGGGCTTCAGCAGAAGCTACTCCAATGAGTTTATAGGCTTCAACGACTTGTGGTGCTACCATTGCGTTGATTGCTTCTGGTGTGAACTTAGAGAGAGCTTCCTGAAGTCTTTGTTTACCTTCTGCTTCTGCTACTAAGTTTTCACGGATTGCAGCAGCTTCACCTTTTGCGATTTCTTCAAGTTTAAGGCGTTGACCTGCACCCTCTTCTCTAAGTTTATCTTTATTGATTTCAGCGATAACCTTTTCTTGTTCAGCAAGAATTATAGCTTTTTCCTTGTCTATATTTTGCTGCATTATAGTTTGAACCTGTACTACTTCTAGTCTAGCCTTTTCTGATTCGGCTCTCTTCTTTTGTATGTACATTTCAGACTCTTGGACACGCTGTTCTTTGATTTGATTTGCTTCAGTTTCACGTAGAGAAGCCGTTTGGTCTGCTTCAGCTTGCTTAACTCTGGAAGCTTGTAGGCGACCTGCAACCTCAATAGCTGTGTCTGATGTGATTTGTGCTTCACGCCTCTCTGATATTGAAGACACGGCTTTACTTTGTGGTGTATCTTTGAAGTCTACTAAGTTAAAGTTGTAGATTTCTAGACCGTACTTTTTGAAATCATCGGACATTTCAGCACAAATATCAGATTCTATTTTACTTTTTTCCGCTCTGGCTGTAGTAATTTCGTACTTTACTGTAACTGCACGAACAGCAGATTGGATAATTTCAAAAAGCATAGCTTCGAGTTCTTTTGGGGTACGGAAGGTCTCTGCTGCTACTGCTACATCTACTACTCTGTATTTTGTAGAAGACTTAACGAGGTAACGCGCTTGCTCTTTTTCATATGTTTCCTGTTCAATGATTGTTTCATGTACAGAAACATCTATAATCCTTACCGAACGCCCAATAAAAGGTATTCTTTTTGGTATCCTTATATACCAATTTTTACTAGAAATATTGGGGTCTGAAGATATAATCATTTTCCCTTTTGGTGTGACTACTACATGTGCTTCAGATACATCCACAATTACGTAGAAATTAGCACCAATTAAGATGATAAGAATTATTATAAGCAACATCTGTACGAAGCTTGGTAACAAGCCTAAAGCTAGATTCATTATTGTGTCTAACATTTATTCCTCTGCTCTTATTGCTATGTCACCTGATTTTACTCTCGATGACAAAAGACTCGATACAATTACTTTGGCTTTTCCATCTCCAAAGTCTGCTATGAAAGGTTCATCTTTCACTATGAGCGAATACATTTTGTCTAATTCGCCACAATTAGATAAGACAATTTCCTTTTCATCAATGGACTTCATCTTGAATTTTTCCATAAATGAACCACTATTATGATAGTGTTGATTAAGTATTTAACGTTAATGCTTGTAGGAAATCCTTTATATATATGGAAATCTATTATTAAGCAATGAGTCAAATCTCTTTGAGTGAAGCGCAAAGAAAGGCATTGATGAGTTTAAGTTTTACAGAACCAAAGATAGTGACTTCTGAGGTTTCCGCACATACAGCAGATAGCTTGAGGGTTAGGGGATTTATTGTTCTTGTTGAAGATAACAAGATACCTAGAATGAGAAAATATTTGAAAACTGAACGTGTTTTAAACGTCAAGTCTTCAGAATGCAAAAATTAGATTTTTACTATTTCATGTTTTGAGTAGTCAATTTTATAGATACTGTCGAAGGAAATATCCTTTGGTAATTCAAATTGTTTTCCACTAACTTCATGTACTACTACATTTACTGGAAAGCCATCTACTGAGCAACAAGCATTATCTGAAGCTAATGAGAATGCATCTTCGGGTGTAATACTTGGTATTTTTGTGATACAGGTGAACATTCCTACATGTTTGTTATTTTTGAAAAATAACATGTGATAAAAAGTACATGGATTATCTTTGGTCCTAAGCGTTACTTTCACGTTTTTGCGTGTTTCTAGCAGTAATTCCACGAATGGAATGATTGTAGACTTCATAGTTAAGAAAAAGAGTTTTTAGTATATAAAGAATGCCTTAGTAGGCATTCTCTTTTACCATATGCTGAATGAGCTCTGCAATTTGAAAAGCTCTTTCTTCGTCTTCAGGGTTGTCATGAATTAAACTCACTTGTGAGTGTGTAGAAAGAAGGCATAGGTCTTTCAGCTTTGTATTTTCACGAAGTAATTCGTATGATATGTCAAGAGTTCCTGAAAGTTTTGGCAAAATGGTTTTCAGTGTTGCTATGTTTACCAGAAAAGGTTCCGGTGTCTTAGGGTCTGCTTGTTCTTTATGTAGAACTTTTACATTTGCAGATGTTTGTTTGAACATTTTATTTTCCTCATGGATTGTCTGTATGAACAACGCAAATTTTGTCTGCGCATTTCACAACTACTGTATTGAACTTATTTTTACCACTTATAAACTTGCTGTTCATTTCGGCTTTTGATATTGAGTTGTCGAAATTTGAGTGGTGAACGGTAGCGAATGGCTCAGGCTTTATTGATAAAGATAGACCTGAGTACATAGTTTTCACGTAATAAGAGTTCATCCCGCTAAGTGTTAGCAGGTCTCTTATGAATTCATGAATTTGTTTATCGGGATGTGTAAATATGAAACGGTCACGTTTAGATGAACATGTATCCATAATTGCTTCTATAATTGCTAGTCTCTCTGGAATAGATATTTCAAGTAGCATAGAATTTGGATGAAGTGAATTGTTGAAGTATTTAGAAAATTCGTACTGCTTGTAATTTTGAATCTTAAAGGCTGTTGCAGTTGTATCTCCTATTTGGATTGAATTCTTTTTATGAGAGATGCTTAATTCAGTTAATACATCGGAGATATGGTCTGCTAAGTCTTCCATTTCTATAAATAATTCTATGTTTTCTGAAGATAGTCTTCCTTTTGAAATGATGATACCAACCAAGTACAAAAGTAAAGGGTCTTCTATTTCCGAGCCTTCATAGTATCCCGATACTGGAAGAGATGTAGTACTTTTTTTGTTTATTGCATATACTGGAAAACGGCAATAACAATTGATTTTTTCTTGCTGGTTAGTAAGGAACATGGATAATTCTGGAAATACCAAGTCAAGTAAACGATTTTGAATAGTAACTACTTTTCCTACATACTCAGTTGTTTTGTAGGTGAATTTTCCTAGTTCTATCTTTCCAGAATTAGGGTCAAATGTAAATACATCTGGGATAGAACAAGGTTCTTCGGGTAGAAGTTTCCATCCGTTTTTTGTGAAAACCTCACATGTAGCAAGGAACATTTACTCTCCAATAAAGGTGAAATCCTCAACTGTGGATTCAGTGTTTGCATGTAGTAAGTTAAGATGATTTTGCATCTCTCTATTTACTTCGCCAGTAGATTTTACATCTGCATATATGAAAGTTAGTAGTTCTGGGTGTACTCCAAGGGTTGCGCTTAATAGCTTTCTTGGGTATTCTCCATGTTCAGTATTAAGTTCTGAAGTATAGAAATCTCCCATATGAAATTGAATTATTGCTTTTTCTGCATACGTAAGTTTGATGAATTTTTCAAGTATTTCTACTGAATATTTACCATGACCCTTATCGAGTTCAACATTGTTGTAGGCTATATTACCATATTGGAACTGATATTGTTTATGTTTACAGATATCATGACCATAAGCCACTATAGCTGGATTTATTCTTGATGGGTCAAATCCAAACTTGGATAAGTTTACAGTGAAGTTAATGTGAACATCATAAGAATGAATAAGAAGACCATTTTCATAATTGTGGTGATGTCCTTTAGATGCAGGTGCATCAAAATAATCATTTGAATTCATGAAGTCAACGAGATTTTCAATCCCTTTCCTTTCGCTTGCAAGTAATTCACTTATTGCGAAATCTTTGATTAATTTAATATCTGTATCTGAAATCTTCATATATAATCACTTGATTAATAGGTGGGAATATATTTAAGGTTTTTGATTAGCGAAGTCTAGTTTAGGTATTTTTTGCTTTTTAGGTTTTTGAACTGGTATGTCAGAAGATATAATGGGTTGTGGTTGTTTTACCTTGAGCTCTCTAACCTTTTCTTTTTTAGGTTCTTTAATTGGCTCTTGTGGAGTCTGTGCGGGAGTCTCAGGAGAAGGTAAAGGTTCAAGTGAGGCTTGTATAGCCTGCTTGATAGCAGAAGGCTCTTGAGGTACTTGTATGGAAGGTATAGAGGTTATGACAGGAGTAGGGTTGGAATCTTTGACTATTGTCACTGGTGCTTTTGGCTTAGGAACCCTTATAGAGTCAGAGTTTACTTCGGGTACATTGAGGATAATCATGTAATTAGTACCTTCATCTCTAACTGATACAGATGCATTTCTCCATATTGGGATATTTGAGAGCTTATCTGGGTCATCAACGGAAGTTAGCATATATTTTCTTCCTTTATTTATTGATTTTATGGCTATTCCGTAGGCATTAAGCTTTTTATATGTTGCATCATCTAGGCGGAAAGTCATTGGTTGAGGAAGCTTCTGCTCTTCTTTTGGATTATATGTTGTGTCATGAGGAATTGGTACACGCTCTACTGGTTTTTCCTCTGGAACTTCTCTAGGAGTATAAATCATTTGTTTAATTTCTTTGATTATTTGCTCTTTTTTAGAGTCATCCGTTGCGTAAAATGCGTTATGTTCATGAAGAGCTAGTTGTTTTAAGTAGTAGTCATAGTCATTGTTAATACGTCTGGACTTGTCAGCAGGGTCTTCGTGAGAAAATGGGTTTGGAATTGAATTAGAGATAGAACTAGGTAAGTGTGAGATGGAGTCTGGAATTTTAGGAAATGAGTCAGGAATCTGCATAAATAGAAATAGAGAAAGAAGTATTTATACTTGCTGCATTATGATTTCGTAGATTTCTTCGTTAATGTCGTTGATTTTAATTTGGAGCATTCCACTTAGAATTTCAGTTTTTTCTTTTTCTGTGTAGAATTCTGAGTAGAATATATGATTTTCTATGTTCGTGATTTGGAAGAAATCAGCAGTGCAAATAATTGTATTAATAGGTGATAATATGTGAAGTTCTATTCTGTTGCCATTAATTATTGATTTGAGTTCAACTCCATAATTATTTTTTATTTCACGGAGTTTCATACGAAGTTTTATGTGAGCATTCTTGTAGTTATCAAGAATGATTGGTTGCTCTGGTTTACAGTACAATGATATTGAAATTAGATTTCCAATTGGAGTAGAGTTAAATAGGTATATGTAACCATAATCTCCAAATTTATTTTCTAGAATTTCAAGCATTTTGTCTATAATTGGAAATGGGTTGTCTCCCAAGCCAACTAACACTTGATTAAAAAGGCGGTATCCACCTGCAAGAATCTCTGATTCTTCAAACTGAATAAGAAGGTCTTCGTTTGTTGTTTCATCTACTTCTACATCCGTGAAAAATTCAGAAATTTCCATGAAACAATCTAGGCAAATTCCTTCTCTTTGGATGTCAACTTCGTCTTTTTTGAATTCTGGAAGTACATCGTATAGTTGTTTGAAGATGCCACGATTGAAGGCATCCTCATTGATTTTATTTCCGCAGTGACCACAACAATCTATGATACTTTGGGTATTTTGCATGAAATTACTCCGAGTCCTCTTCAGGCTCTTCAGGTTCCTCAGTAACACCTATGAAGTCAGCATCAGATATATCTTTCGCTTTTCCGCGCTTCTTACTTTTCTTAGTATCCTCTAAGTCTTTGATACGAATAGCTTCTCTGGCGAGGCGTTCTTTGTTGAGTTCGGCAAAAGTATCCCTGAACTCTGGGGTATCAATCCTGCTTACAACTTCATTGAGATATTTTTCATTGAAATTGTTTATCATGTGGATGAGTCCGAGTAGGGTATCGTTCTTATTCTGAAGAGCATGATTGCGGATTGCAGCTTTGAGCATTTCGCGGTGAATTGCTTTGAATGCTGTAACTGGTTCTATGTAATGCCAAGTAGTTATGAACTTGTCATCTTTTTTGATGAGTACATTGAATTCCCTGTCTGCTATTACAATCCAATATGCATCTATCACATGGATTGGTGGGGAGATTCTGGATTCTTTCTTTCCTGATTCGGAATCTCCTGATTCGTCAAATTGCTCTTCGATGTTGTCTGACATGATTTAACTCCACGATGTTCTACATAATAGGCATGTACGTGACCATTGACACTATAATAGTTTACACATTTTTCTTTTTTAATGTCTAAAACGCCTGTATGTGTCAAGTGGATTAGTTTTCCACGTAGTTTGCCATCTGTGAACTTTTCTCTTATCCATTCATTTTTTACTAGGTCTTGAAATGTAAAAGACTTATGCATAGATAAGTCCTTATGATTTTTCTTGATATTATAAATTAAATCAAGAAGGTCATAATTTGCCTTCATATTACTTCGTTTGGCTACTTCTATGTTATCACTTCAGGCAGCTTTTACAACAAAGACCCTTTGAATTAAAGGTCATTTGTGATTTAAGGGTTGGTTCTCCACATTTTGAACATGGGGAGTAGTTCTTGAGACCATCAAATGCCTGCTTCTGGTCAGTTTCATATATGTGAGTATCGTAGCCATTTGCAAAGAAACCAACTATGTTGTAGGGTAGGTTGAGTTTCTTAATGGTGTCTTGGATTCCATGAGTAATTGCAGGAAGGTTAAATGGAAGTCCACCAAAGGCATCCCATGAACGATATGTAATGTAGACGAGAAGGTCTGTTTCGCTCAGGAGCTCCAACTTGTAGAAGACCCAACATGGCTGGTCTTCATATTTTTCGATGTGAAGACGGTTATCCCATAGAGCGGCTGCATGTCTTCGGGAGCCTACGCGAAGACTGAGAAGGTTCATCCTGAGAGTATTCATGTCTTCTGTACCAAACTTGTAGAGCTGCTTGGCGTAGCAATAGTCAAACTTGCGTTTGTCATCATCTGGAAGGGAGACATACCATTCTGCATACTCTTCTTTAAGCTCATCTTTGTAGAGCTTGAGAGATTCCTCTTTAAGAGGACAGATTGGACTTAACTGGTCAGAGTTTACGTCTTTTACAAAGAGTGCAAGATAAATTCTTTTTGTTGAAACGTTGTAATCTGGTTTGTGTTCTACGCCAACTTCTTTAATGTTCCATAGAACCTTCATGTATGCTTCAGAGAATGTCTGAGCATTGATAGATACAATTGGCTGGATTTCTAACATGGTTCACCACACTAAAAAGGTGTTTTATATATAAAAAGCTTTGGTTACAACATCGCTGTTGTAACCTCGAATGTGGCAAGATTATTTTGTATGCATTCCCACTCATGAAGGGTCATTTCTCCCTTATAAGTGACTTCCTTTGTTCTAATCTTGTCAGATTCTAAGTCTTTTACTACAACGGAGTCATCATACATTGTACTTCTAACTCCATCGTTAACGTTTACATAATCAATTGTTGATGAGAATACACAACTGTCAGTTGTTTCTCCCAAGTTATTGATTTTGTATGTTACTGTGATGTAAATTGGAACCTTGTCTTCCATAGATGGTTCAACATCAAGTGCTTGAGAGTACTTCAGGTCCGTTAGAACCATGAAGTTAGGCTCTACTGATGTTTCAGATTCTTGTGTTCCAATTATGTTGTTGTCAATATTTGTATACAAAAGTTGCTCATTGGGCGCGAGTACCCACGATGGCGCATCTGAAGGGTCAGTTATTATAATGTTGTATTGGACCGTAAGATTTGCCTGAGCGGTTGCTTGTGTATATGAACTTGATGGGATATATATCTCTGAAGAGTCAAGACTTCTGGATAGATAGTCTGTTACATCAACCATAGATGGAGCCACGTAAGCTACATTATAGGCTTGGTTAACGCTCTTGGTTATTACATTTGCGTTACCTGAAACTATTCCAAGGTCATCTACTGTCTGAGTCACTACAGGGCTGCTTATTGGCACAACTGTATTGTAGTCAGATGCTATGTAAAAGGCTCCTGCTCCAAGTACAAAGCCAAGTATAACCATTACTAATGTATATGGTAAATTTGACTTCTTCTTAGGAACTCTTCTAAGGTCAATTATATCATTTATTTCCTCGGACATTTAAGTCACCTACATAAAGTATGTGTTTTATGTATTTAAAAGTATGCTAAGGAATCCTACTCCACAAAGAAAAAGAGTGAAGAGAATTCCCACTAAGAAAATTCTCAGGTTCAACATTTAGATTTCCTCGTTTATTACATTAAATCCTCTGAATCCAGAATCATAATCACTTACTGACTCTGAAGTCACATATACCTCGAATGTACTTATCGTTGTTACAGACTCATGTCCGTAGCAATCTACACTGATAATCTTGTCTCCCATTCCTAGAGAGAATCCATCCATTGAGTATGTAATCAGGTCCGATGTAAATGTATAAGTTCCGAATGAGTCACCACTATTTGTTATGACATATTCTACATACACATCCATCTTACATGTTCCATCTGAGGTTTCAGGGTATACACTATACCAAGTAGAGTATGATACATCAAACTCTGCTGGCATTGATGTAGTAGGAACACTTACATCTCCTACTTCCGGTGGGGTTGCTACATCTGTTGAGACATATACAGGGGTCTCAACGTATACAATCTTTGTTGTAGTCTTCTGGTTCTTATATCTCTCAAGGTCTTTCTGTGAGCACATGTATTCTACATACTGGTCACTGTATATGTATTCCTCATTTGATGAGAGGTTCCAATCCACGTAGTCTATTTCCTTGAATATCAGAATCTTGTATGATTCTGCAATGTTTGACTTAGAGGTTGTTGAGTTGTAATTGATTGAGTATATGAATGTCTCAGTTGGGTAGAGATTTCTTGCGAGGTAGGTTGTAATCTCCTTTTCTGAGTCTACGATGTATGCAGTCTTATATGATGGAGTTACAATTACTGGCTCTGAGTCCTCAATCTTTCCGAAGACATCATCCTGCTCATTTACATATTCCCTATTCTCAGTTACATCTACTGCTGGAACCACTACTTCGGGAGTGTTCACTACCGGAGTTGAAGTTGTAACTGTAGTTGTTGGTTGTTCGGAAGTCTGTACAATTTGATAGTTTGAAGAAAGATAGAATCCTGCAATTCCAGCAATCATTCCGATTACTAAAACTGCAATTATTGATACAATCTTTGACATTTGAATCACCATATGAGTAATGGTGCTCAAAGTATATAAAATTTACTATACATTACCCATAATGTAAATAAATACTGAAATAATTCCAATGAAAATAAGCGTAAAAACTACACCTGCAATTACTGGAATCATAGGGGAGTTTCTTGTTTTGATAGGTTTGTAATCATGCTGAATTTTTCTTCGTGTTGCCATGAAGAAGAGAAGGAAAAGGAAGTATAAAAGGTTATAGGATGTCGAATATCACCATGATATTATTCAGGGTGACAAGGATACCTATAACTGTTATTATTACTACTGCACCATTAAAGAATGATTTAGTGGTATAAGTCTTCTTTCCAAGTTTTGTTACAGGTTCGTTTGTTGTATAAATATAGCAAGCATACAACAGTCCAATTATGAATATCTTTGCTGCAAGTGGAGCAAGGTATATTGAATAATCTACCAATGGAGCCATTAGCGGGTTTCCCTCATACGCTAAACCGTTGTTGATGGCGTATATTGTGGTTGCTAAATCTCCGATGACGTAGAATAATATTAGATACTTGATTTTTTGTATGAACATAGTGGTAAAATGAAAAAATACATATAAAAAGATGTTGATGAGTTTTATCTCATCATAATGATACTGAGTATTTTCCACTACGAATAGCTTTAATGGTTTTTTTGGAAACATTGAATTTTGAGGTGAAGTGGTTAATTACAGCATCTTCTACTTTGATTTTTTCTATTTGCTCAGGAGTTAATTGGTCAACCGTAATTCTAAATTTCTTTTTACTTTTACCAGTTGACATCTCGCTACGGATTCCTTTGCCTAGAATTGGAGATTCAAGGTCTTGAGTCATTTCTACAAACCTCTTTCCTTTACGAATTCCAGATATTGTATCTGTCTTTATTCTTCTTTCGAATTTGAAGAATACGTCTTGAGAAACATCTTTATTGCTCATTTCTGCTGGTGCAACATAGATGTATCTGATTATTTCGGGAGTGAGATTTGATTTTCCAATATAGAAGTCTATACCATTTCTTGAGAAGAAGTTATATTTTTCTTTTTTAGTAATAAGGGTCATATGGTCTGGATTTCCACAATTAGGATTTCCACATAAGTAAGAAATAGACATATCGGCTGGTATCTCTCCTTTTTCCATTTTCCATTTTAGTTCAGAGTACTTAATTCTTTTACCATCTTCGAGAATAGTAAGAGGATTTCCATTAACTGCTCTATGAGAAACACATTCGATGCATCCGTTTTCACGTTCAATTTCTACAATTTTTGTCATGATAATCACTTAATATGGTAGTAGGGTAATTATTACTATAGATATAGCTGTGAGTGAAAGGTATATAACGTTTTTCTTATAGTGTTTTATGTAAAACTGGTATGAAGTGTATACAATTATGAATTCAACTATTGGGAAGGTCTGATATCTAATTTTGTAGATAATTGATGCTACAAAAAGTAATATGTTTGCAAAGAAGAGAACATCCTCTTCTTTCACATCGTTATTAGGAAATAGTTTTTCTAACATTAGTTAGATGCTCCTGTTCAGACTCTATAATTATGAAATTTGACCTGAGAGTATTCAGATTTTCCTTTAATGCGTCTTTGAAGGTCGTTAGCTTTTCAATTCTAATTTTATGGGTCATAGCATCACTATTTCTAGCACATATTTCTATACCTTGTACTTCACCTAAAATACTTTTTGGTATATACTCATCATTTCTCATTTCATCAAGTTTAATATCAAGTTCATTTCCTATAATGATAATTGAGTTTTCTGCATCAACTAAGTCTTCATCGATTTTTACGAGAAGTTTTTCAATGACACCAATGAAGAATCTTGAAGAATCAAGAAGTGTTTCATCTATTAATTTTTGCATGTCTCTGTTGAGAAAGTGAGCAAGATTTGGTGTCTTGAATAAGATGGGTTTTTTAGCTTCCATTACATATTGGTATGGAATTACCAAGAAGTTAGCGGGAACTACTGAGTAGGTTATCTCCGATAAAACATTGATATGGTTATATGTTTTCATTTCTATATTTCCAAACAAAACTAGGTTGGAATTTCCTACTCTCAGGGTTTGAACTACTGTTTTAGTTCGTAAATCTGAGTTTTGAACAGTAGAGTGTAAAAATTTAGGTATTTCTTTTTCAAAGTTCATCTGTCTCACCGTATATGCTTCTAAGTAATGATTTTGTAGTTTCCCATGTTTCTAAATCTGTATACCTAAAATAGTTATCGTATGATTGTAGTTCCCAAGGCTCTCCGAAAATTTGATTAAAATGAGATTCCACAGCAATAATTAGGGATTCTATTGAGTCGAATCTTGATGTTAATGAACCTTTTGTCACATCAACTTTATTACCATGTTTTATTAATCTAGGTGCGGGATATTTTACATCCATTTTGAATTCTTTGTAAACTCTTATTAATTTAGAGTTACAAATTAGTCTAGGTACTCTCAAAGTGGCATAAACATGATTAGCAAATCCAAATCCTTGAAATGAAGTTACGTTGACATATACAATGGGCTTTTTTGAACCATCTATTTGTAAGGTACATTTTTCTCCGAGATACTCTATCTCACTTTCCTTATCATGAGGAATTTTTGAAAAAAAATGAGTTATATTAAATGTCATCTAAATCACAATGAATAATGGTGTTTTATGTATAAAAAATTATTGGTCTTTTATTTCAAAGATGTTTCCACATTCAGTACATTGGTATTTATTTCCTGAAACTGATACAAACCTAACCTTTTTACAATTTTCACAATATACTATTTCCATCATAGTTAATAATTGATTTTTTGATATATAAAGCTTATTAGAAAGATTTATAAGCATGGTTGATGATTTGTTGTTATGACTGAAACCACGATAATAGAAAGAACTATCGTCAAAAGAGAGGGAATAGGGTTCCTTGGACTTTTGACAATTGCGTTAGTGGTGTTAAAAATAATGGGGTACACCGATATAAGCTGGATATGGGTGTTTTCTCCGTTATGGTTGCCAATGGGAATAGTTATTTTTATAATCATTATTTTAATAATGGTTTCAACAATTATTGTCTTGACAAGAGTGTTCATAAAAGCAGTTTTCAGGTGGTAATTTGGAATATCAAGGAGATAAATTTTTCAAGATAACTGGTACAGGTTATGACATAGAAGATATGTTGGAGAAGCCGGAATATTTCAAGTATGAAAAGGGAAGGGTGCTTGAAATTAAGCATATGACTCCTAACTCTTATTTGATTGAGAGCTCTAAGGTACATAAAGGAAATATAAGTAGAGAAATGGCTATGCTTAATGGAAAGCTTATTGAAAAATATGCTTTAGAGATGCAAAAAGGTAGCATTTTTCCTATTGCAATTCTTGATTATGATAGAAATGGTCAGGAAGGAAGACATAGAGTAATGGCTGTAAAATGGTTAATTGATAATGGAAAATTAGGAAATACTTTGGTTCCTGTAGCCGTTATAAAAGGTTATAAACCCACTACAGGAGAATTTGAGGAATATTGGGCTAGAAAATGGGGTAAAAAGAGTGGTCAGTGAATGACCATTCTCATTTCTCTAAGAGTATCTGCAATTGTGTTCATTCGTTCTTGAATGGAGCCTGTCACTGGTATTATGTCTACGTATGTATCATCCTTTTTTATCTCACGAATTATTGAGCAGATGTTTTCATCTACCTGAACACGCGAATCGTCTTTAAATCGTAGATTATCATCTATGAATTCAAACTCTATTGGAGTATAGAAAATTACATCGTAGTTGATGAGAGCAGACATAGCGAGCTCCTTATACATTTCAGGGAACTTTTGTTCGGGTAGACGCATGTAGTAAGCAAGATAGTCTATTGAGGTGCGGTCTGAAGCTGAAGGATAATGGGGAGCACATGTTCTGTTTATATGTTGATGTAAGAAGTGAAACTGAAGAGCCTCATCTCCCTTGAAGAATTGTTCCTGATATTGCGGGAACTTAGCTATATAGTCACGAATTGAGTTTGATACTTCGCGGTAGCCAATTTTAGTTAATTGTCTAACAAGAGTACTCTTTCCTGTACAATGAGTTCCTGTAAATCCGATTACCATTTTTACACCTTGTATTCTTCGCCTATGGCTTTTAGCTTGCGGAAATCTTCAACCTTTAGCTTGAACTTAACGGGAGTTCCGTCACGATTGAGCACCATTGGATGTGGAGTACAAACAATTCCTTCGAATGTTACTTCTTTAGGATATGTAAGTACACTTTGCTGCTCCTTAACTACAAATTTAATCAATTCTTCAATGGTTCCTATGTAGCGAACTGGTGCATTATCAACAACAAAATGTGTTGCAATTGAAATTACATTGTTGTGTTCCAGCCACCACTTGCCTATTTTAACATCAAAAATGATGACCTTGGCAACTTCGTCTGATTTTAAATATACATATGAATCTAATATTCTTTTATGGCAAGCCTCAGCGAAAATTGTTATGTCGGTATCTTCGTCAAAATTATCAAGAGCTCTGAATTTCTCTATGCTGAATTTTTCCTGAAGATAATCCATTATCTCTGGAAATATTTCTGCATCATCAGTTTTTCCAGCATATGAAACTGTCTTTGTAGAGCCATCGTACATAATACGAATGTTTTCTCCATTGATTTTTTCTGTGGCAATCCACATTTTTATGTTTGGAAAAACTGGATTGGAGTAGTCATTTGGAATTACTGCTCCTTTCTTTCCTTCTCTTCTCTTCCAGAGGGTATCTATTTTCAAGTATTTCCTACTCATAGTATCCTGAACCCATGATTTTCCCTAGGTCTGAAGTTTAGGGTTCCCATTGTATATAAATCGATGTTGATGATTTCAGATTCTTCCTTTTCTATGTATTTCTCTTCTTTAGTCAAAGTACTCAGTCTCCGATGTCTGGTTGAAGTTTGCAATCATATAGTCATAACGACCTTTAGCAGCATTGATACGGTTATGTGCTCTGATTTTATGACGGTATACTTTTCTTATATACCTTTCTTTTCGAATGCATGAAACGTGCTTCTTGTCGGTTGCGTAGATTTTATTTCCTTCTACGTATCTGAATTTTCCTCTTCTATTAAAGAACCAAGTTCTTCTAGTCCGTGACATACCAGTACACCATACTCCTTTTCGTACTTCTGAATTTTAAGGATTAGGTCAGCAAGTTCTTCTTTTTTCTTTCTCTTCAGAGATTCTTGATGTCTTTCTTCACGAATTTTTTCCAGTTCTCTTGCAGCCTTGATTTCATCTTCGAACTGAGAAAGAATTGCAGCTTTAAAAGCATCTTTATTATATAAGAAGGCATCTACTAGATTTGATTTAATTGTAAGTTCTAGATTTCCGTCTTCATCAAAAGCATCATTGGAGTCAACTGAAATCCATATTTTGTCATTATCATCTTCAAGTACACATACATTGGATGCTCCATCCTTAGCAATCTGCTTAATTGTATATGATTTTCTCTCGAAAACTGTAGAGCACTCACTTTGTACGATTTGATGAGCAGACACTACTATATCTGAGAATAGTTTTTTATATTCGCTTATTTTTGCCTGTGCAGCTAAATAATCTTGTACAATAGTCATTTTGAATCACCAAAAGAATAAAGGAGTTTTATGTATAAAAAGTTACTCCTTAATTTTTCCCATCTTTCCCGTTAAGTCAAAAATGCCTAAGTAGTAGATAATTGCAAGGAAGGCTACTATTGCCTGAATTCCATATTTGAAGGTTACAATCCATGTTCCAATGTAGTAGAAAATGGATATTATGAAGAGAAGAACTGTTCCTGCTACTATGGTTACTGCTGCTCTTCTAAGTAAAATATCAATGTTTATAGTCACTATTTACCACCTGTATAACATAAAGTAAGGTTTATCTGCTCTTACTCTGATTCCGAATTTTGCAGAGCAGTGCGGGCAAGTTATTTCTGAGTTAACATGAAGCCCTTTTATGCTTATAAATTTTTCACATTCTCTACACTTGAGCTTTGTTTCTACCATAACAACGAGTGGTGGACATAAAGCTCTATATTGCTCCTGAAGAGATAGTCTTACTGAGGAAAGGACTGCAAGTTCTTCGTGAAGCTTACCCATCTTTTTTTCAACGAGTTTAACTTCTTCAAATTTCTGTTTTGCTTCGGGAGAAAGAAGGTCTGAGAAATCCACTATTTTTTCTTCCATGCTGTAGTAATAGTGGTTTATGTATAAAAAAGTATCCCACCTTGGAATTGAACCAAGCCCTTTGCAAAGGACACACGGTATTTCGGTTATGCGCACTTGCCTACTTACCAGCTAGGACATGCTTTCGCTCATCGTTCCATCATCGCCAGTTGTGTTGCATCGCCTTGATGCTTGTGGGATTCGTTGAACCTCGGTGGATTGTACACCGAGGTTTTCTTAGAGGAGTTTTTTACTATGGCAACTTGGATGCATTTTCCAAGTAAGTAGTAATAGTACTTTCATATATAAAAAAGTGTTGGTTCACCTTGTAATTATGGTGAACCCGTCTACAACTTGGTCGTCATATGTTGGTTTTCTTGTATCCCAAGATAGCACTTGACCTATTCTTGTGATTACACCTACGTAGAACTTTTGCTGTGGGTTTTCTACGTTAAGATTCCAAGTGTATGTCTCTTCTGATGTCACTGCTTTTACTACATGTGTTCCAGATACAGTGGCATTGTATATGTAAGTTGGACTTGAGGAAGAATCTGTTTCCACAAGAACATTATCTACATACCATTTTGTGTCTGCATTTCCATTGAGAGTAAGAGAGAATGAAACATCATTGCCCTTCAGTTGCTTTGGAGAACTTGTATACGGGTATCTAGTGTAGATTACACCGTTAACTTCTGTTCCATTTCCTCTAATCCAAGTCATGCGGAGTGTATCACCGTTGTCTGTGCATATTGCTGAGACATTGGTTCCAGTTGTCATTCCGCTCTGAATACGTGATGGGAAGTACGTATTAGTGTCTGTTTCTACCAAAGTATTGTTAACATACCATTTCCAAGTCAAAGCATTTGCATTTGTAAATTCAAAGGTTTTAACTGGTGAATTATGGTATGTTTGTATTGCAATATTTTCTATGCAGGATGAAGTAGAGAATATTTTAGATACATTTGATAGTGTAGCGTTATATTCACGCACTGTAACTGGTGTTCCTACTGCTTCAGAGTATGTTGGAAATAGAGTTTGCTCTATATCAGTGAATACATTGTTGTATCCTGTATATGTAGTTCCTTCGTTAGTTGGAGAGTTACCACCGAAGAGAATTGCTCTACCTGAAGCTGTAACAGGGAATTCAACTCCATTGACGTAGACTGGTGGTGCAGTTGCATCGTGAATATTGTTCCAGTGAGAACTTGTAACTGTAACTGATTGACCGTTGAGTATTTCCATAGGTCTAGCACAGTTATAGAATTCTTCATTAGTGAAACTAAATGTCTCCAAGTTGTTATTGTGGATATATACTCCTACCTGCTGGATTTCATCTGAGTTGAAGTAGTAATAATTTTCAGAGCAAGTAACATCCGTAACGTTGGAACGGAAGTCCAATAGATTACTTGGACAATCATAGAAATCATTGTTTTCTATGACTACATTTTGGATTAGTTTTCCTACTTCTTGGTTAGATAGATGGACACCGTGATATTCATTGTCTGCAAATGTAGAGTTATATAGGTATATTCCGTTGGCGTTTATCTGGTCGAGCCAGATTGAGTCCTGAGCATTATTTGTGATTGAACAGTTCTCTACTATCAAGTTTGTTAGTGAAGTTGTTCCATAGACACCATATTCATAGTTACGAATTATGAGATTCTGTAGAGTAATGTTTGTTCTACCTGTAACCGTGAAGGCTGTTCCTGTATCATCGGAATGGTCAAATACTGCATTGCCGTTATATCCCTTAATTATTACATTACTACGGGTTATTGGGGTAGCTAGGTTATAGTTACCACCTTTAACCATGATTGTAGGTGCAGTTGTTGTTAGGGCTTTTGTGATTGTGGCATATGGTAGAGAAATTGAACCATTACCTGTAGTGTCGGAGCCTGTAGTAGCAACGTAGGCTATACCTGAGACTGAGGTAGTCACGTTAGATGCAGGGTTAGATGTTGAATTTGATGTAGCTGTGAGAGACCAAGACTTGTAAGCAGTTGGTGTCTCTGCTCTTATCGTATAGGTTCTTGCAGCAGTTGGTGTGAAGGTGTATGATGCATGTTGAGTATTAAGGTCATATTCCTTAATTATACCATCAACTGACCATTCTACATCTCCTGTAGCAGTTAATTGAGTAGTAAAAATTTGTGACTGTCCTACTGTTTTCGTTGGATTTGATGTAGGAGAGTACGCTTCAATATTTACTGCTGTGCTACTTATGTCTAATACTGGAACCCTTGAAGAGTTTCCGTTGTCTAGAGAGTAGAAAGCAACGTAGTCATTGTTTTCTGTACGTGTTTTGATGAGGAAACCTGTGTTAGTGTAGGTTCCTTCTGCATATGCTTGTACAAGGTCAGTTACATCAAATGAGTAGTAACTGTTTGTTGGAGATTGTGTTGATGGGAATGTGATTGAATCGTATGGTGTTGAACCACCAAGCACTCCGTTAGCATCATACCATGTGTTAGCATTGTTCCATGTTGCAGTTGATGTACTCCATGTTGCAGCAGGTCTATAGATTTCTATGATTGTATCTGAAGTACGTGATGTTTGATAATACCAGAACAATTTGAGTTCGGCACTAGTTACTTGGCTTGAATCGTTGTAATTTGTTAGGTCGTACCAAATCAGGTCACGCACCGTAGAGCTCGTAGAAGCTATATTTCCTGCATCTATGTATGTAGATGAAGAGTATACTGTTGTTGGAGATAGAGAGCGCAAGCGGTTGTCTACAGGGTCTTGTATCTCTACTACTACAGGTTCAGGCTCAGGATTAACGGGGTCTGGGTCTGGGGTAGGTGTTGTCTCAGTTGGAGATTTAGATGCCTGAGCAGTATTTCCATATGCATCTATGTTGATGCGATTACCGTTGGGTTCAGGTTCATCGGAATAGTCTGAAGTAGAGAGACCTGCATCTATGAGTGATGAAGATACAGCGTCTATTACCCAATTTCCGTTGTTATAGTGACCAGCAGTTGATTTTAGATGGTAGTTATGATTTGTTGCATCTACGAATTGAGGGTCCACTGCTAGGTTGTTAGAGTCTGTAGCTACGTGTGATTTGTAGACAAGGTTGTTGTAGTTGTTGTAGAAGTCATTGTTGTAAGCATGGATTCTACTGTAAGTTCCATCATGATTCATTATTGGAACTGCATATATGTAAGTTGAACCACCTGAAGTAGTTGGTAGTTGGTCATTTGTGTTAATGACTATGTTGTTTCTGAAAGTAGTATGATAAAGCTTGCTTCCACCTGTAGGAGAATCAGTTCCTTCAGCGTAAATGAGTGCTCCCACTCCTGCTTCATTAAAAACATTGTTCTCTATGATTGAATTGTTGAATTGGAAGAGCGTTATTCCACCCATAGAGTAACCATTAAAGTAAGTATATTTACCAACATTATAAATTATATTGTTATAGATGTGAACATCTCTTCCACCATCTGCATTAGATGATGTCATCCATATGCCTGAACCTCTAAGGTCATGAATTACGTTGTCATATATTTCACAATCATAACAGTATTCAGAGCCATCTAAATCTATTTCAATTCCGGGTCCGGTTGAAGAGCCGCCACCATCGGCAGTGGTAATGGTTCCTGAGTAAATATGGTTGTGAGCAATAACTATGTGAGCACCGCTACTGATACGACATGCAGAGTTTGTACGAGTAAATACAGTATTATTTGTAAACGTTATGTAGTTTGAGTATAGGAAATACCCTGCATCGTGACCTATTTTGTTGACATTACAGTTTGTCATTGAAGCGTATGAGCCTGACTGAAATTTAAATCCGTCTGATTTACCATACTGTAACGTAACATGGTCCAGTGAAACATGTGTACACTGGTAGAAGTTTAAGAGGTTATACCATCCCTGACCAAATGGTACATCTGTGTTTCCTTGAGAGTTTCCATCAATAATGATGTTAGTGATAGTGAAACCTGTATTATGACCACTACGAGCCATTATCATAGGCAAGGTTTGAGTACCAGAAGATGAATATGCCAATGCACCTGTGTACGTTCTTTGCCAAGGACAGTCGTCTATAAGCTTAATTTTAGCTGTAGAATCACCTGTAAGAATTATGTTGTTGGTGAGAAATATCTGAGAGTCTATCCAGTAAGTTCCACTTCTTAGGTAGACTGTAGTGTATCCAGATGCTCTGTTATTATAGGCAAATAATAACGCATCGTTTAATTGTACTTGGTCGGCAGTTCCATCACAGTTGTAGTCGCCTGTTCCGTCAGTAGCAACGTACACAATTGGCGGTGTAGCTGCGGAACCTACGTTGATGGTTAAAAGAAATACGAATAGGAATATCAGTAGGCTTTTAAGGTTCATACTTTGTCTAAAAAGACTTCAGAGTATATAAATGTTTCTAAATGAAAAAGAAAAGTGTTTTAGTTCATTAAGATTTCCTAATTTTATATACTAGGAATCCCATTACTAAAAGCACTATAGTTGCGATTACATAGAGGTATGTTGTAGAAGATGTTGAGTTATTTGTTATAGTAGGACTAATTAGTTCTATATTTGCGTTGGTTGTAAGTAAGTCATCTGATTCTACAGTCTCTTCCATTGTGATTATGAGTTCTGTATCTTCCTTGATTGAGTATGACTCAATTACAGCGTTATAGCCTTCCTTAGTAACTACTACATCGAAGTCTCCATCTGTAAGATAGAAGGTTGAACCTAGTTTAGATGATTTAAGTTCTGCACCGTCTACGTTAATGAGAGCATATGGTAAGTAATTTTCATCCATATCTTGTACAAGAACTTTTAGTGCAATAGTGTCTGATTTTGTAATTTCAACGTCAACAGATGCATTTACTTCTCCACTATCATCTTCATTGGAGTCTACAATCGTAGCTTTCTGAGTTTCAGTTAATGTAACTTCTGTACTGGTATCTTGTGAAAGATAAGCAGGGAATGTAACTGTATCGTATCCATCTTTACAAACAGCGATTACATAGTTTGAATTCTTTTTGAAATTTGATACAGTAACAGTGTTACTTCCTGTAGCGTAGTACTTGGCATTTTCGCAAGCTACATAGAAGTCTTGTACATTTGCTTTTACAGTAAGTGAAGCTGTAGTTGGTTCCTGAACAGTAGGAGTAGAGTCTGTAGTGCTTGATGAATCGGAAGTGTCAGTGGTAGCTTGTACAGGGTTTATCACATTAATTTTAAAGTATCTGTATTCGTCACTCTTCCAATCTGAACTACTAGTTGTTCTCTTTTCTGTTTCAATTCTATATTCGTAAAGACCTACTTCAGTTGGTGGGTTTATGGTTACGTATTGAGTTTTTATTTGGTTAGGACCGAGCCTAAATTTCCATTCTGGGTATGTAGCTCCTGATGAACCCCAATATGTTTTTCCATTAGATAGCGTCTTTTTATGAACAGCATAGTTAAAAGTTCTAAACTCTGGATACTGATTTTCTATGGATATACGAATGTTAACAGGTTGTCCAACTTCGTATGTGTATGTAGGGTTATCATTGAACAAATATTGAGATATGTCAGAGAAGTATACCTCTGATATTCTTGCAGGCTTCAACTCTTCGTCTGAAGCACACGCGGGAATTACCATAGCTAATAGCAACAATAATACGATGTAAACACTTTTCATGTTGAGAAGAATGGTTTTGTGGTATATAAGTCTTTGTGAAAGGGTTTATATAATGAAAATTAGATATACAAGAACATGGCACTAAATGAAGTAGTAAGTCAAAACGAAGAGTTCTTTGAGATAAGAGGAATTAAGTGCAAAAAATGGATAGCTGGTATTAAAAATGAGCAAGGAATGTTGGATTCTATTTGGTATATTTCTTCTATTGTTGACGAAGATATTAATAAGTTGATTGATAAGCATTGTGTTATCAATAGAACTCCACTGTATGCAAAAAGCATAAATTTGATAGGTCTTTCTGAAAAAGACAAAAAAAGAATTCTAAAAGAAACAGATGATGATTTTGAAGATGCAATTGACGATACAATTGACGAATTGAAAAGAAAGGTCAATTATTCTGTTTTCAGTGGAAAATGTGTAATTTCTCCTATAAAGATTGAAAATATGAATAATGATATGGAGATTTTGAAAAGAGTAAAAGAGTTAGCGAAAATTTGATATACTTTAACACCTTTTATATTTTCATGGAAATCAAAGATTTAGTAGATTCTCATTTTGTTCCATGTGGAAAGGATGTTTTACTTGGAAACCAGTATTTGACACAAATTATTGGAATAGATTGTGTCGTAAATACTTATGCACGTTTGAATAATGGAAAAGTAATTGGAATTCACATGGAAACTTTTGTTGCCGATGAAGCATTTCTAATGTTGAAAACTTTGTATATTCCTCACATGAATTTCAAGTCATGGACTCATGAATTGTCGAATGAGAATGAGGAAAATGTACAAAAACAATATGATGAAATGATTGGAGCCATGAAAAGATGTATCCTTTTAGGTTACGAAAGAATAGAGAAGAACATTGAAAGAGAAACCGAAGAAATAGACATTATTATGAGGGAAAGAAAAGAGAAATTAACAAGAGTGAAAAATTTGTTGGAGAAATTAAGGTCACAAGACCTTGTATAACTCCTTTTCTATGTAACTAATGCAGTATTGAATAAATCCTGCAAAGCTAGTGTCGGTTGTTCCTGCGGAATATGCTGTATCTGATATAATCCAATCATCGGGTGCATCTCTACCATTAGCGGAAACATAATATTCGTCATTGAAATATGACCAAATTTCTACTGCTGGATAGGTAAGGTCTTGATAGAAATACATGTCCATAGGGTCTACTCTATAGATTTTACCATCTTCATAGTATGAGCCGGAAGTAGGTTCAATATTGACCCATTCTCCATCTACTTTAAGTTGCGCCCATGCATGACCATATTTTTCATTGTTAATTTCTACATAACCTGTAACTACACGAACATCAGTTGCTTTGACCCCTGCTTGACGACAAAGCTGTACGAAAGTCATTGCATGTTCTTCACAGTCAGAAACAGGTTCATCATCATTAGTTGGATTACTTGAAAGTGATGGGGTAATTGCATATACATTGTTTGGAGAGACCCACTTTTCTGATGTTTGCCAAAGTTCATCATCTGAGACATAGACTATTGCAGATGCTTCTTTGTATGCTGCTGAAGGATTTGATACATCTGGAAGGTCTGCTGTATCCATGAAGTAATAGGTATATGGATTTGAATAGATTTCACCTGCTTCTTCTAGCTCCTTGGCTGCTAATTCTTCGGCAGCTTGGAGTTCGCTATATGAAAGTTCCTGCTGTTTTCTGTTCATATCGCGGGTTCCATAGTCTATTATTGTCTTTTCTTTAGCAATTAATCTGTTGTAGTCTTCTTTCGTAAGGAAAGTAAACCCAAGAGTTGTAAGTGTATCAAATTGTGACTCTGGAACTATAGCCGTGATACCTTCATCTGTGTAGCTTTTAAGTTGAATTCCTTCTACATTTTGAATTAATGTATTGGCATCGGTATCTATATCTTTAAGAACATAGATAAAAAGTAGCTTCTTAGCACTGGAATTTTCATTAGCAACTGGTACACTAGACTTTATTACCTCTGTTTCTTCAAGAATATCTTCAACTTCAGATACATTTCCTTCACTTGTAACTTCTACATCTTCTACTTCTGTAGAATTTATATCTTCTACTTCTTCATCCTGAGAAACATCTTCTGTTGATTCTTCAACAACATCTGTAGAATTTTCCTCTACAGTGTCTTCTCCACCAAATAAACCATCCCACTTTGAGCCTGTTTCCTCTTCACCGTGAGCCTTGGCTGAAACTGGTATGAGAACTAGCATTAACGCTATCATAATTATTACGAGTTTTTTCATAAAAGGAGAAAAGAGAATATAGTATAAAAAGATAACTGTATAAAAATATTACGAATCCGGCAGGGTTCGAACCTACGACCTTCTGATTAACAGTCAGACGCTAACTACCAACTGAGCTACGGACTCTTTAGGAGGTGCGGGGTTGATAACTCCCCGCTTTACAAGACATGTTATGCTGTTTATGCCAGCAATATAGTAATGGTGTTTTGTATATATAAAGGTTACGACCAATCTTGCTCATCTAGGATTTCTGCTATGGTTTGTGTAGATTCTTCTGGAATGTCCTCTCCTAAGATATCAAATTTCTTAGTTTTTAACAAGATGTGGTTTCTTTTTCTAGTGAGTTGATAGTCATCTTCATCAGCTCTGCAATGATGGCATTTACCCATACAAATCTGCTTCCAAGGATGGGAAAAATATTTGTATGGATGAAATACTCTTCTAGCCCATTTATTGTATGCTCTGATGGTATGTGTCATCAAAAATAGAATGATATTTATGTATAAAAAGGTGATGGAAGGTTAGACACACAAAAAATTATTTAATGCTATGTAAGCTGCTATCATCATCAAAAACATTTGTGTCATCTTGAATGATGAATCAAATTCTCTTATCACTTTGACATCTGGTTCAAAGACAACTTTTCTATGTAAAATGTACATAGATACTATGTGTAAAAAGAAGAATAATAATACAACTACTCTTAGTATATTTGTATACATTTATCATCACAACATCATTATTATTAATGAAATGCCTATTACAAAGGTTACAATTCCATTAATTAATGGTACAATTGTTTCTATACTCATATTAATTTCCATGTATATATACGGTTATTTATGTATAAAAAGGTGATGGAAGGTTAGTCTTCCAAGAGGGAAGCAATCTCTGGGTTAGAGTCGATATCGTCTTCCATTTCTCCACTTTCGTAATGAGCAATGAGTTGTTTAGTGACCATGAGTTGACGGATTAACTCTTCAGTGTTTACTCTGGTGGCTTTCCAGACGTTCTCCTTCATTGCTTTGTCAAGTTTCTTTAGGTTACTAGCAATTTGCTTTTCCAAAATTTCAGATACAAGATTTAATTTGTCTTCCATAATAATCAACTTGATAGATGAAACGTGTTTCTAGTATTTAAGGGTTTGTGAAAGTACCTGTATTGAATTTTGATGATTATTTATTTGATAATTTAATCAATTGTAGTGTAATATATGTTTGTAATATTAATTGTACTTTCGTATGAAAAGGTGTAAGTCTGAGTCAGAAGTGGCTTCTATGAGGCTCCAAAACGAGCTGAGAACGTCTTGGCTGAAAATAGATATCGAATTCTTAAACTTATAACTTGACATCTAAGATAGGCTCTAAAGTGAAAATAATGGCTATTTAGAAATTTATATTTGAATGTACTAAAAAGGCGTTAAATATATTTGGATATTTTTCTATACTATTTTTTACCAAACTTTAATTTATGTAATTTTGAAAATAGTGTTTGTATAGTAAATAAAAATCGTTATCAGAAGAGTTGGTTTTTTGAAAAAAATTTGTAAAAATTAGGCTTTTTATTTACCTAATTTAAAAGCCGTATCTTTCCTTGGCTCTCCTTGCACTCATAGCCATGTTGAGCGCGGAGCAGAAGTCTCCTATCTTGAGTCCACCGCCAACATCGGATACACCGCCACCTTCAGTCGTCTGAAGCATGAGCCTGTAGTAGCCATTTGAGTTAATGTCATAAGTGAAGGAGCCTTTGCCATGTTGAGGGGTTCCCATTGAATCATTGAAGTATTGTATCATACGGTCTACGTCTTTCTGTGAGGTTCTCGTTGCCATTTTATCCCTTCCTGTTAACACGAATTGCTTCCATTACCCAATTCATAGCTGTGTAGAAGTCGCCTGCTTTCAGACCAGTTGAGCCAAAGAAGTCACTTTCTCCCCCACCTTCACCAGTAATTTCTACAACTCTGTAGTATCCTTGATATGAATGAAGTTTGAGAGCACCTGTGTTGGCTCTGTAGCTACCATCCGGCATTCTGTTGTATGCATGAACAGGTCTACCCATAATACGAGCGAGGCGGGCTACCTGTTCTTCGCAGTTTTTTGAAGTTATTCTTGTTGACATGTGAGAAAATAGGTTGGCTTGATATTTAAAGATTACCAGTATCCACCATTTGAGCGGGAAGGTTTTTGCTTTTTGGATTGCCAATATTCTTCAGTACGAATGTTCATGATGGAAAGGCGACCACTCCACCCTGCACCTGTATCCATCATTATAAGGTTGTTGAGTTTTACAGGGGTTGTTGAGTTAAGATATTGAGTTGTGGTGTGACCTATGAAGACTTTTTTGTAGTTAGGTATGAACTGTTTTTTTGCAAATTCTGGAAGGCTCCTATCCCAAAGAAGTTTTTCTATAGGTTGTTCGTGAATTGGTTTGAGAGGGTCAAAACCACCATGTACAAATATGTAGGAAATTTTATTTGGGTTCCCATTTGAACATTCGTAGTAGGGTAGATGATTAAAAAGGAATTCTTTATGAGAATCAGGAATGACCCCTTTGTTATTTTTCTGATATGAATAGAGAGTGTTGATTCCACCTTGAGAGGTCCATATAGGAAGCTCTACAGAATTTTTAATGTAGTTGATGAACCAGCTATCGTGGTTTCCTAGTACGAATTTTGTATTCAACGTTAGTAAGCGTTCTATGACTTCATATGTTTGGCGACCACCATCAACAATGTCTCCAAGAAGAATGAGGGTGTCGTTTTTTTCATCGAATTGCGATAGTTCAAGACACTGCTCCAATGCATTGTATCGACCATGTATATCTCCAATCACGTATTCAGTCATGAATTCGGAAATGATGTATTTGTATATATAGTTTATCTGAAAAATAGTAATGAGAAAGTTCAAATAACATTAGAATTAGTATTTACACATGGAAACAAAGTTAATAGCAAGTGCAGGCTCATTAGAGCAGATACATAGAGCAATTGTAAAATTCTTCTATGGTTCGAATGTAACGTTGGAACAAGTCTCAGAAAACGAATGGAAAGTGTATACAGGAAAGGGTTTAGTAAATGGAGCTCGCGTAAAATTGCTAAAAAAGAGATACAGATTTGAAATGGTTTATTGATAATATTTATATACAATAAAACACATTTGTAATATAAATGGTGGTACAAATGGCACAAGTGTCATTCAAAGAAGAGATGTTCAGGAATATGTATGATGATTTTAAGAGGTCATCGTATTTTGTCCAGAGCCTTGTTGGACTTTCTTTTGAAAAGTCCATGAAAACATTTTTAGTATTAGTGTATGGAATAAATGAAAATATTGAAGAGATAATTGGATGTATAAAGCCAATATATGCTCAGGATATTTTGAATATGCAAAGCGTTTGCTGTTCAGAGGAAAGTAAGTTGACTTGCCAACATTTTAAATGTGGATGCTCTTTTTGTGAATGCAAGTATATGATGAAAGAAATAGTCTTTTGTCCTGTTAGAAGTAGACAGTGTTGAGGCAGTGCGGTCCTGAATGAGTGAGTTGACAAAGTGAGCGATGAATGACCGCACAACCTAATGTCAACTCGAAAATATAAAAAGGTTTTTAGAAAGTTAGTTAATGTAATTGGAGAAAAACCGATGAAGAGAGTTACTCTTCGTCTTCGGTTGCATCCAGAAGGGTTCCTTTTGGAAGTTTTACGAGACCTACATAGTCTGCAACGCCCTTCTTTGCCTTATAGACCTTGTTTCCGTTACCATCGAGGGTAGCAGCACCCATAGCCCATACAGGAATATTCTTCTCTTCAAGGGTGACTTCCTCAATACTTCCCTTGTATCTCCTGACCTTGTTTCTTATACGAGTCTGTCTGATTATGATGTCTGAGAGACCCATTGCAGCGACCTTATTTGCGGCATTGATTGGGTAGCGACCAGTTACCTTACGGACTGTTCCCTTGTCGCCTCTCAGTGGCACAAGTTTACCGGAGTTATCAAATTCTTCAGCGTTATATACAATGAAAGTTCTCTTAGTCTGTTTCTCACTCATTTGAATTACCTCATATTTGTTCAAGTGAAGTCTTACACTTCTATGATGTAAATTGGCTGCGTAGTATTTAAGCTTTTACCACAACGTTTAAATAAAGACGGCATAGGTATTAATTTTTTCGCTATTTTAATAGAGAAAAGCTCTTATAGTGATTGTTATATGTTACTTGAGATGAAAAGAAAAGCAAAATTGATAGTAGGTTTAGTAACAATTATTACTATAACAGCGATGTATATGATTATTTTCATGGTTTTTGCTGGTGCTCCAACGTCATTCTATGAGGTTAGGAACAATGATAATGAAACACATGAAGTAATTGTTGACATAAAAGGAATTAATGAAACTGAAATGTATATACTTGGAAGTAATGGGTTTGTGAAGGCTCCAAAAACATGTACAATATTTTATGATAATTCTTATCAAATAGATGTATATTTGGATGGAAAATTAGAAAATTCTGAAAAATGGAATTTGACAACTTATGATACAGTTGTCTATGAAATTAGAAATGGAAAAATAGAAGCAGGGGTATTGGCTGTTTAGGATGTTTTATAGCCACCTAATAGTGCTCCTATTATGAAAGCGAGAAGTACTACTATGTTGTCGGGTGTTATTATTGCTGCTTTTCCAAGTAAGTAGATAAGAATTGCTATGATGAGACATAGAACTGTCTTCCCTATAAACATGTAGAATTTACGTTTTTCATCAGCTTCATATGTCTCTACGAGCCTGAGTATGAGACCATTACCGTTTTCTTTGATGAAGTCTATTATGTCGGTCTTAGTGACCTTTTCATTTTGTTCAGTCTGTGTATTCATGTATTCGCCTTCCAAAAAGGAAATGTCTGTGTCTGATATTTCTTTGGATATCAAATTAAGTCCTCTTGCATTTGGTTATGTCTTTCATAGAGTTTGCTTCAGATAACTGTTTGTCATCACGGATGCGTATGAAGCGAGGGAAGCGAAGAGAGTAACCCGAAGAGGTGTCACCTTTCTGTAGAGATTCGAACTCCACTTCAACAACGAATTGTTGACCTGAAACAATTCTCTTGGTGATTTCCTGCATCGACTCTTCGGATATACCTGCGCAGTTACCTAATTCTAAGCCTTCAGAGGATTTAAGCTTGATGGATGACATTACATCTTTGTTTTTGTTGGTTCCATAGTTTCCATCGTAGCAGATGAGGTCGTATGTGTACTTAGGCTTGAGTTTCTGCCATTCAGAGCCTCTTGAATTGAAGAGGTATTGAGATTCTATGTCTTTGATGATAATGCCTTCATAACCTTCCTCAAGACATATTGAGAAATACTCCTGCATTTCCACTTCAGAGTTAGTTATGATGTGAGGTACTAGTTGAATTCTTTCGTTAAATTTGAAGGTAGAAAGGTATTCAATCCTACCACTAAGAGGCATTTTATCAATTGAGGCTCCTGAGCACACAATAATATCGAATATGTTTAGAGTCACAGGATATTTTTCTGCATATTCTTCAATGTCATGTTTTCTTCGGAAGCGGGTCATTCCATCAGTAAACTTGCCACCTATTATCGCTTCTCCATCTAAGATACATGGCATGTAACTTACATTGTCATGGTAGAAATTGGAGATTGCTTCCTCTAGGTCGGGATGTGATGCCGTTACATCTTCAAGCTTACGGGAGTATAACTTGAAAATTGATGGAGATATAATGTGAATTTGTAAGCGGTTGCCATCAAGTTTACGTTGAGTTATACAAGGATATGATGTACTTTCGAGAGTTTCACAAAGCATACACTTTACAGGAAATCCTACTACTGCACCTTTTTCAATGAGAGAGGAAATCTCAACACTGTTGAGATACATTAACTTTGTAAATGAATTTGTAAAGTAGTAAGCAAGTTCTATTTGGTCTGCTGGAACAGACTTGACTCTAGCTATCGCTTTTATGAGAATTTTGTCGTTATAGCCTACGGGAAGGTCTTCAAGAATGAAGTGGGATAGAGCCATTGCAGATAGAGGGTCTTGTCCATTGAATATCGAGAAAAGGTATTCTCCTTGAGCATCTTTCTTTTGATTCTTTGATATATTTTCAAGGATAGTAAGAATTGATTTTTTGGAAGGAAGAACCAGAAGGTCATCAAATATTGATGGCTTAGTGTTTCTTTTCTGGAAAGCATAGAAAGTAGCAAGTGAAACGGAGCCATGTTCTTTTACGAGCTCTTTCATGTTTGCACCTGAAATGTTTTCTATTGCTTTGGAGACCGTAGCTTTCCCTATGTTTAAGGGTTGAGGCTTCGGAAGTATTTCACTTCCAAGAAAACGGATATATTCAGGAGATGGATTTTCTGTCAGGAAGTTAACGAGAAGGTCTTCCTTTGCTTTAGTTGAAGATGTATTCATTATGGATTCAATCAATGAGGCTAATTTTTTCATGATATCACATATAATTTTATATATAAAAAGGTGTTGGTTATTTCCAACTTGTGTAAGTCACAGAGTATTCGCGTTCATATGAAAATGTTTTTTCACATACTGGACACTCATATTCTTCACTTGAATCGTCTAGTTCAGAGTCATCGTCTTCATATCCACAGTGAGGACATACGAGATGACGTGTACATGTAGAGTCTATTACTTTTTCTTCTTCTTTTTGTTCCCAAAGGGAGCAAATTTCATAATTACAATATTCTTCTGGGTTATCAGCTTGACCACATACTACTTTTTTGCTTTCAGTAAGAGTCATGAATTTACATTTTACGGCTTCATGTATTGTTGGCATTTTTTCACATCGTTGAATAAAGCTGAGTTCCTTTGAGCTTTTGGGGAAGGTCTGCTTCATGGTAGTTTTTTCTCATGTTTTTCATGAGTTTGTTGAAGTCTCCATTTTCACGAATAGTAATGAGAGCTTTTTCTCCAAATTCTTTTCTAATGGATGGGTTTTCTATCAAGTATTTGATTTTTTCTGCTAACTCTACATAATTTTTTGGAGTAAATAGAAATCCATTGACTCCATTTTCTATGTATTCGGAAGTACCACCCACGTTTGAAATTATGCATGGTTTAGCACAAGCCATAGCTTCCATCATGGAAATTGGAGTTCCATCTGATAGTGAAGTTGAAACATATATGTCGCATTCATTAAGAAGTTTTGGCATGTCTATATTTTCTATATTTCCTACGAATGTAACGTATTCTGATAGCTTTTTAGTTATTACTTTTTCTTTTAGTGAATCTTCGAGAATCCCGCTTCCTGCAATGATGAATCTTACTTCTGGATGGCGATATACTACATATGAAATTGAATTGATAAAAGTTTCAATGTTGTATACAGGCATGAGGTTTCTGTTAGATAGAATTGTTATTGTTTCGGATTTCTTTTCTTCAGGATGGAATAGGTCTATGTCTACTCCAATTGGTACATATTTGACTTTGTATTCTGGGATGTTGTATTCTGAGATTATCTTGTCATGAAGGTTGTGGGATGCAGCATAGATGACATCTGCTTTCTTGAGAGAAAGCTTAGTGAAAAATTTGATGAATTTTGATGTGTTAGGAAGGACAAGAATATCACTACCCCAAGCACTCATAATTCTTGGTTTGTGTTTGATGAATGCAGCATGAAAGCCGAACTTAGAGATGAAATGAGCATGTAATATATCTGGTTTTATTTCATCTATTATTGATGAAATTTTCAATTGGCGGGGAATAAAGTCAAGATAGAGATTTCCAAATCTGGATTTTACTACATGAAATATTATGTTTGGAACTTCTTTTCTTGGCGATTCATATGTGATTATGTGAACCTCATCGCCCTGAGAAACAAAATAGTTAGCCCATCTCAAAGAGTGGATTGATGTGGCATCGGCAATCATGCATATTTTCATGGTATCACTTGTATACACGGAAACGGTCATCTAGGATTGGAGCAATGCGAGCCTTTACTGTATCCCAATGGAGAGCACCATTGCCACATCCTACTCTTGTTATTGCACAGGTCTTGTCTTCAGGTAGAGCCATCTGAAGGTATCTTGCTGATTTTTCTATGAGGTCTATGTCAGATGGGTATTGCCAATTTTGTTTTGAAGGAAAAGTGACTATCATGTATTCTTCTATGAATGCTGGAATATTCCCATGTATCCTGACGTGTTCGCCTAATTTTTTAGCAAGTTTTGGACATCTCTGAGATGCTTGGAGTGCTGTACCTGCACCCATGATTAGGTTTCCGTTTTTCTTGCACATGGCGTTGGTAGGTATTGCCCTGTAATCCTCTTTTGAGTTCCAAAAAACTCCATCTACTTCAATCATTAAAATATACTCCTAAGTACTTCTTGACGTTTAGAACATTTTTCCATTATTGATTCGTCAACAATGTGGTCTGCTATCAAGCACAAAACACCATCATCTTGAGAATGGTAAAGACCACAAACATTAATGCAATTTTCTAGAATGAAAGTATCTAGTTTGGTCATTGGTCACTAATAGGTGTTTCATATATATGAAGTTTTCTTGAAAAGGTTAAAATAAGATAATCGCATAATAGCTTGTCTATGCATCCAAAAATTCACGAATTTATGGAAACATTAAAGGAAAAGCCCATAGACGAAGGAATTTTTAAGAAATTGGTTGCGCATTATAACGATTTAGAATCAATTGTGATTGATGAAAGAAATGAAAAACGAAAGAATCATGTTTATGTTGAGCAACTGACAAAGTGCATCAAGATAATTGATATTACAACTGAAAATATCGAAATGTACTACAACATGGTTAAAACGACAAGAGCCAGTTGTACTACGAATACCATTATTTCTGCCATGATTAGGAATAAAAGAATATTGGTGGTGGAGCCTACTAATGAAATAGCTAGGTCAACGGTTAAAACAGCACTTTCATTGTATCAGGATTCTACAGGTGACTATAGTAAGATTGTAAGACAGATTCCATCTAACCAGTTGGGTTGCAGTAAGGCTAAGGCTAAGGTAGAATCAAATAAGGCACTCAAGGAGTTACCTTTTATTCTCAGTGAGAATTGTAAGGAATGTGAAATTCCTGCATATGATACATTCTTTTTACCAATTCTACCATTTTCCACTTGTGAAAATTGCTACATCAAAACAATGATGGAAGAGAAAAACAAGAGTATGACAAGTGGAAAAGTGTACGCACCAGACATACTTACAATTACATATGATAAGCTTTTGAGTATCAAGAGAGGGGATAAGCTTGGTGAAAAAGCTGCATTCTACACGGACCTAATCAGTAAGATGGACATTATTTTCTTTGATGAGATTGGTCAGTACCTCTCGGACTTTCAGGGCGGTTTGGACATATACACAAAGGAAATTAATAGAGTAAATAAAACAGAAAAAGTAACAACTAATGTAATGAAGCAGCAATTGGAATTTTTGAGATACTTGAATAATTTAAAGGAAAATGGTTACAATTACAAGAAAATAGATAGCATCGTAAAAATGGTAACTACTTTCTTTGGAGACTTTACACTTAACTGTTGTAAAAAATATATAGATATGGATTTAAGTGGAGAAATAGACCTCAGAGACCCAAGATATGTCAAAAATATTTTAAGTACTATTCCTACTGCTACATATGTTAAAAAGGGTAAATTCAACAAGAAAATAATAACTTCTAAGCTGGAAGCAATCAGGAATGAGTTTTCACAATACTATATAGAAATGGAAGATGTAATCATAGGGAAGAGTGTTAAAAACTCTGCTAAGGTAGAATGGGCTTTGAAAGTACTTCAATTGATTCAGGATGATGAATTTGTTGTGTATAAGAGAAGATTCCCTGATATGGAGCACGATGAAATAGAGTATGAAGTGACTACAATATATCCAACTACAGAAAATATTTTGAAGGCAATTGAGAGCTGGACAGAAGGAAAAACTGTTTTATTTACTGATGCTACAATGCCTGCTTATTATCTTCAGAACTTTAAGAAACATTGTCACTCTATTCATTTTGGAGACCCACTCAAGACTAATTCACAGATGCTAATTATCAACGATAAGAATAAGGGTATGTATGATTTTGGAATCAGGAGATGGAACAATAATATCGCATATAAAAACCAGATAATAGATAGGATTTGTGATTTGATATACTATTTTAATTTCTATAGAGAGATTGATGATGATGAAGATAGTGGAATTCTGATTTGGACCCCAAGTAAGAAGATATGTGAAGAATTAGAGTATAGACTTTCCCTGAAGGAAATTAATGGAGAAAAAATTAATTTCTGTAGTATGGATGACTATATGCAATTTGTAAATGATGAAAAGCATAAATATCATCTAGTGAGAGGAAAAGTGCTGGTGACTTACTATGGGAGTCCTCTTACGAGAGGAATTAAGTGTAATAGGAGAGTGCAGATTCTTTTAGGAAAAGCAAGTAAGCCTATAGACAGCTATAAACATGTAGCCTATATGCAGAGAAGTGATTGGAAAACATTTAGCGATAAGGAAATTAAGAGATTTGCTGAAAAAGAAGGAATGGCTGAAGATGAATATAGAGCTCTTCTTGAAAAGTTTAAGAAGGGAATTAGACTTAGTGACAGGACCATCAAGATTAAGGATGTTCCAAAGGAACTAAAAGCTATTTTAAAGGAGATGGGAGATACAATCCAGCACGAAAGAACCTATATGGACACTTGGCAAGCTGGAAGTAGAGCTAAAGACTCTGAAGGTAAGGTACGAAGTACTCTGATTTGTATTGGATGGAAACATAAGGAGATTTGGGAACTTGTACGATGGGGAGACTCTGAGACAGTCAAGTATTTGCCTGTTTTTAGCGATAGGGGAAGTGTTACAAGATATGCAGTCAAGCAGGAACATCTAATTGCACCGCCAAACGTTCTAAAATTAATAGGCGAGTATCAACCTATAATGGATTGGCTCTATGGAAAATCAGTTGATATCAAGAATATTGGATTTGATATTGATTTGTATTTTGGAATCATGGATATGCTCTGTAGGACAGATGAAGTGACAAGTGAAGAGGTTTGGTTAGAGCTAACTAAAAATATGAATATAGGTCACTATGATGAAGATTACAAGAATGGATATATGGTAGGGTCCGTAAATGCATTCCTAGTGTATGGAATGGATGGAATAGAAACAATTAAGGATTCCGCATCCAGATTTATTTTTAGAAGAAGTGATTGTGATAATAACGTTAAGAGAAATATTGAGCAAATGCAAAAGAATTATGATGTACTTGGAAACACAATCAGGTTTTTGAGAGATACTTTTAAACATAAGAAAAATGTTGTAAATGTTAGCGAAATAGTAAATTTCAATAAGTTTGATGATAAAGAGAAAAATGAAGTAATGGAATTTATAATAGAAAATAAGATTCTGGAAGGTAGCTCTTGGAAGCTGGAAGGAGAAAAAATAACTAAGAGGGTCAAACCTCACTCTGCTGAAGAATGCAGAAAAGATGTTAAAAATAAGAAGACACAATTACTTTTGACAAGTAAGCTGAATAGGATTGTACTTGATGTAATCCTTGGGTGGTATAATCACTCCAATGAGTATATTTTGAAGCTGAAGGATGTCAAAAATGAAGTTAACAAAACAGTTGTTGTTGACAACAAGGATTTAAGAGAAATTTTGAAAAAGCTGTTTCCAGATAACGAAAGTTTTAAGCAGTATCATCTTAACGGATGTAAGATGCTTGAAAATGGCGTTACAATGATGATAATTAAACCGTGAAAAAGAAAAAAGTTAGAAAAAGTCATTGATATTACAAAGTCCTTTTTCTCTTCTGTCAAGAATGGAAGCCGCTTCTTTTGACAGGGATGTCTTCTTGCTGAACACCTTTTTTATACGTGGGTCATGTGGATACGTATCGAGAAGGGTCATTACTTCCTTTTCGGTTAGTTGGTAGTGATGAGCGATGTTTCCAAGTAGCTCTTCTGAAGCGTTGCAACGGGAAGTAAGAATTGGAAGAGCATTTTTTATGAAATCTTGCTTTGAGCAATGACAATCTGAACAGAGTTTTTCTGCTAGGTCTTTCTGGTTTCTACGAACTTCCTTAGTAGCAGACATCTTTTTTAGATATGTTGGATATTCTGTTTTGACAAATCCTTCTTTTTTAATTGGAGATTTGCATGAAGAGACACCGAATGTCATGAGGTTGATGGCTGGACCCCATTGCCTGAAGTTCTTAGTCTTCATTGCGATACCGAGGCACTCAGAAGCCTGTGAAATCATCTTGTAGGCATAAAAAAGTTGAACACCTTGATAGCGTAAGGGTAGATTCTCTTCTATCCATAGGATAGCATCTGTGGGCTTCATATCTGCCTTCCTAAGAATGTCTACAAGAGAGTTAAGGTCTTGTGTCTTGAATATTTCATCAATGGCTTGGAAGTTAGAGAATGATTCCTGAGTTGTATCTCTCATCAGGACTCCACTCTGACAATATATTTGGAGTGAGTTGATAGCGGAACGAAGGTCCGATACTTCACCAAGTTTTTCAAGTATATCTGCTGGAAGAGTATGACCTTCGGTTTTAGCGATGTCATTTAGGATTTTTCTTCTAGTGTCTACTCGAATCATATTGAACTGGATTTCTAGGCACTGTTCACGGATTTTCGGAGAGACAGAGAAGGCATCGTTGCAGGTCATCACTATTGGATTTGTAGATTTTTGTATGAGCTCTATAATGGCTGAGTCTGCTCCAACGTCAAGGTTGTCTACTTCATCGAGAATGATGAGTGTTTTCTTGAGTGGGTTCCACATATCCCTACCTGTAACAACTGTAGTTAAACGTTCTTTGATTGTGGAGTGTGTACGAACATCTGAAGTATTGAGTTCCACTACATTGAATTCGTATTCTTTAGCGATGACGTGCATCGAAGAAGTTTTTCCCGTTCCCGGTTTTCCGTGACACAGAAGGGCTTTTTGTGTTGTGGGAATTCCGGTAGACCAACGGTTAGTCCATGCAATTATGTCGTCATTGTTCTTTTTTGAGCCTTTTACCTCTTTGAAAGAGGAAGGTCGATACTTTTCTATCCATAAGTCAGTACTCATCTAGTCCACTCCAAGTTTCTAGGGTATTTGGATACAATTTCTTTGAGATTTTTGCCATGTTTGGCGATTAGGTCTTTTGTCTCTTTTTTGTACGGGATTACCGACTTCTGGAATAACTCAGTGTTATTTTTTATGAGTCTCTCGAAATTGGTATCCAGTAAGTATGTGTCACAATAGTCTGTCTCGCTTCTTGTTCCTCTACCCTTGGATTGAGCAAGAGATATGGCTGCAAGTTTATCTAAGTATCCTTCTATTTTTTCCATACGTTTCCTGATGACTCCATCTGCCATACTCTTGTATTGGACTTTTGGAATAATTTGGAAACGACATTGGTCATCTGGAAGGTCCACACCTTCTGTCATAGACGGAGATACAAGCACTGTGTTTGTGTTTTCTTTTCTAAGATGTTCCTGTAGCATTTGTTCTCTGTTTTTTCTATCGTGAATGATAAATCTATCTGCATTTCTACAATTTCTGAGCATTTCAGACATATCGTATGTAGCGGTGTGTATCATGCCTTTAGATTCAGGATATAAGTCACATATAGCATCTATACTATCGACAAGTCGAGTCACTGTATCCTTCATTTTCAGGGTATCTTTGTTTAGTTTTACGACCTCTAAGTCGAATATCGGGGAGTTTTCTATAGGGAAAACTGGATTTTTTCTTGCATAGAGAACTATTTCCCTATCAAGCCCTAGAAGTCTGCATGATAGTAATTCATCATGAAGTGTTGCAGATATTATGAAGCAGTAGTCACAGTGCTTGAAAAATACGTTACGTGCCATCTCAGATATGAAAACTGGCTTAAATTTGACACCGAAAACTACTCTGCTGCTGTAGTCTCCACTTTCATCTACAAGCCAATTCTCAGGGTCTTCTTTGTAGTATTTTAGAATCATTTCGATTCTATTCATCACGCTTTCAAAGTATTCACTGTCTTTTACGGAACGTTCTTCTCTTTTATTGAGTGGCATGTCCTCAATTTCGTCTATGAATCTCAGTAGACTTGGATTTGGACTTATCAGATTTGCAATTTTTCCTTCATACGCAAGTAGAAGGTTTTGGAGCAGAACATCTCTTCTGTTGATGATTAAAGTGAGATAACTAATCCATGATTCGACCATTTCTTGAGTCATGGGGTCTTTTTGAGATACCTTGAAAAGCTTTGGGATGGAAAGATTTGAAAGCTTATAGATGAAATCAAGTTGTTTCCTTGAGAATTCAAGTTCGAAGAAGGATGCTATTTCTGAGTCTAGGTTGTGACCTTCGTCAGCTACGATTACCGCTCTTTTCCCAAACTGCTTGGAGAAATTCATCTCTCCTAACATATATTTGTAGTTAAATACAACATGAGAAGCGTTTATTGCATCTGCTTTTTGTTGCCAGTAATTGCAGTGGTCGCCACTTAACCATACATATGTGTTGCCGTTGGCTATGAAAGCAAAATTAGTAATTTCATTACCATTGGAATCTATGTCTATTACCTTGACTTCTCCTTCTTTTGCTTTATGAGGGCAATCGTATCTAGAGACCTTTTTGCATTCTCCGACATCACATGTCATTCCATTGATTTTACAATCGAAGTTGGCGCGACCTTTACAGGTCTTAAATCCAATTTTCTGATATTGCTCTTGGAGCTGTTTGGTCTGAGTGCAGACATATCCCTCTCCGTAGTAGCGTATGATTGCATCTGCAAGAAGAGACTTTCCAAATCCAGTAGGAAGCTCTAGGAAGAAAACTTCCTTTTTGGCATAAGTTGGAGAGTTTAGCAATTCATCAAGTTTGTTGAGAGCAATTGTTTGTATTTCTCTAGGTTTCTCATTCGGATGAAATGATTCCAATAGTGTTTTTTTCATGTAATTCCTCATAGTAGTATGTATTTTCTGGTTCTTGAGAGTAGCTACGTTCAACTGTTGCGTTGACTAGGGATTCGTAGCGGGCAAGTCTAGCTGGTACTCTGATGGAGTCGCCTTCATATTCCCATATAATTGTTTCTATATCAAGAGGATATGATGGTATTATGGTACTAAGTTTTATATATAGATTTCCACTATTGCGTTTGACATAACATTTAGCGTACTTGTAGTTTACAATTGAATAAATTTTATTCTGTTTGTTACGCCTAGTCTTTTTAATAGGGAATCCGCCAACTGTAGCACATATGTAGGCACTCCCGCCTTCTTCGGAGAGTCCACCTGACTCACAATATATGTATGAGACTACTTCGGAAATTTTATGCTCAATGGCTGAGATGACTTCTTTCTGAGCCTTAGAGTAAGGGAAGAAGTATATTTCGGTCCTACCGTCAATTATTTTTCCATTGAGTCCAAGCTGCTCAAGGTCTATTTCTTCCTCAATAACGAGATGTGTCTTGGTCATTTAGTTCACCATTTCGATGTATGATGATGTGACGTTATATAAGGTTTTTGCAATAAGCTTTATATACTTTTATGCTTTGTTGGAAATATGACAAAAGAATTTTTCATTGCCTATCAGGATAGAAGTGGAAATTTGGTAGGTGCTTCTGTTCAGGCGCGTGATAATGCTGCCGCAAGAAAGATGTTTGTAGAGTTGATGAATAAAAATGGATACAAAAATAACTATGATTACAAAATTTTGAAAATAAAAGGAAGTAAAGTTAAGCCGATGCCTAGAAGATACTATTAGTCTTTCTTTAATTCTGGAAAGGCTTTGTAATATCTTTTTGTATATTCTTCTTCTTTTTCGGTGAATTCATCTGGAATAGATAATTGATTTTCTTGATTGGTAGCATCATCCAAAAAAGAGTATATCAGCAAAACCAAAATATACCCCATAAATATTGAAATCAGTATATTATGAAAATTAACAATGCCTATAGTAAGTGATAACAAAAGATTGAAATGCCACTCAATCGCTTTTAATATATATAATATATTTTCCTTGAAACTAATAGTCAAAAATATAATAAATGATAAAATTAATCCATGAATGAGGTACACAACAATAAAACTTTTGTCTTCATTTTCCATAGTTCATACATATAGATTAATGTATATAAAATTTACTCATTTTCAAATAGTCTTATTCTATTTTCTTTTGTATTTAATTTAATCTTTTTTGGTTTTTCGATGGCTTGCTTGAGTTGGGTTTGTTTGACTTCTACTCCTTCAATGACTACATTCATGGTATTGTTGGTTTTGAGACCAGTTTCAATGTACTCGAAGGATATGCCGTAGGCTTTCAGTACGCTTTCTGTAGGGTCTCTGATGAAGGATTCCCAACATTGGTCGTAGCTGATGGTGAATTCAGAAGGTATCTCTTCTTCGTAGTCGAGACAGAGCATATCTACACCTGCTAGAGATTTGGATTTGTCTAGGAAGTAGAGCATTACCTTGTCTCCTATGCCGTATTTTCTTCCGAGGATATAGTTGGCGTTGAGAGTTCCTGTGAGACCCTTGGATTTAGCCATGAAATTAGTATTGCCTACTAGGTCTGGATTAAGAGAGAAGTCTACTATATCTTTTTTGATGTTGTAGCGGAGACCTATTTTCTGTTGGTCTACTCCACCTGAATAGAGTTTTTCCTTTGTTTCTGTATAGAATTTTTTGATTTCTCTGTCTGATGTTTTATTGAGAATCATGCGTAGAAGGGTCTCTTGGAACTCTTGAGTTAGAAGAGAAGAGGATGCTCTCTTGAGTTCAAAACCCTGAGCCTTGAATTCATATTCTTGCTTGTCGTAGTTGTAGAAGTAGCCAGCGTAACGCTTCTTTGCTCCTGTTTCTGCTTCTCCTGCCTTTGTAGATTTCTTAATGGGTTGGAAGAGGGTTTTTGCAAACTTGTCAAACTCGATGTTGAAGAAATGAGAGTCTATGCCGTAGCGTTCCTTAGCGAAGTCTCCAAGGAAGGCGTTGATTTTGGAGCAGAGGTCTTTTGCAATGTCTCTAGCTTCTTCAGGAGTGACTTCTCTTCCCAGACGTATGAATAGGCTGTCTGTGTCTCCGTAGATGCACTGGAAGCCCATAGATTCAACGTAGGTCTTGGTGTTCATTGAGAGGTCTTGTCCTGTGGATGTGATTGCTTCAGCAGTGTCTATGTCGTTGAGCCTGAAGTCTACCCATCCCAAAACTCCGAAGAATGCATTCATCAGGATTTTCACGGAGATTTGTTTCATGTTGTAGATGTGTTCCAGTTCATCATCTCTAGCTTTCTTTGCTTCTTTTTCAAGTTTCTTATAGTGATTTCTTTCATCTAGAAGCATTTCAAGAATGGATGGAACTACACCGCGAGGGGATTTGCGGAAACGGATTCCATTAGCCGCAAGGATTTCACCGTTAGGGTCTTTAGTTTCGATAGAGATATTCAGGGAACGCATAATAGAGGGATACAGACCTGAATAGTCGAGAACTATGATATATTCGTGAAGTCCTGCTGTGGAATCGTACACTTTTCCACCTATAAAGTCATCATCTTCATCTTCATCTTTTTCTAATTTGACTTTAGTTGGAACGCAGAAACGACCATGCACGAATTTCAGGAGAAGCTTATCGATGAACTGAGAGTTTGATGTGGTTCCTATCTCTGTGAAGGATTTGAAAGAAAGCATACTGAAGAATTCAATCAGGTGGGCTTTTTCTTCTATGAGTTTAGTGAGTTGGACATCTATTATGTTATAGGCGATGAGATGTGGTATATCGGTGTGTACAAGCTGGATGATTGATTCTCTACCTATTTTCTGAGTTCCGAGTTCTATGTTGGAGATATGATTGAGGTTAGTAAAACGAAGAGCCTTGGGCTGAATCTTGTCATACATACTCATTAGGTCTAGTACTAGGAGACCGCGAATTTTAAAGGAGTCGGATAGTGTTTCTTGGTTGAAGTATTTTGAAACCTTGTTGACTTCGGAAAAGGAATTGATTTCTACTCCAAGGTTTCCGGCTCTACAAAGCTCTACAGGAATATCGTATTCCTTGAAGTTCCAGCCTGCTAGGATATCAGGATAGTTTTGACGGGTCCAAACTTTATAGGCTTCGAACATGTTTTTTTCTGCTTCTTCTTCGGTTTCTCCTTCGGTGATATTGTATTCAATATTGTATTCAGATTCGGAGCTATATTTCTGTGAATCTTTCCAGTGATTACGAAGTTTTTCTCTTACTATTTCCTTCTGCATATCTGAAAGAAATAAGCATGTGAAGACATGGTATGTTTTATCATAATTGTCGTATACGGTTAGGCATACCACTTTTGAGAGACCTTTTTTCGCATCCTTGATTGATTTGTCATCTAGGTTTTCAATATCAGCTATCTGAATTCTCAAGCTGAATTTTGGATATTTGGATTTTTCTAATTTAAGTTCTTCTTCAGTGGGATGTTGAATTTGAGTATATGAAAATATATTGGATTTTGGAACGCGAACGAAATCATTGAGACCTAAGTCTATACGAGCTCTGTCTACGTAGGGGATATCTGCTTCGAAAGAATGAGTGAAGAGGTCTCTCAAGTAGTTTATTTTTTCGGATTTTCCACCAATGATAGAAGGTTTAGTTGCTATCACTTTCATGACTGCTGAGTTGTCTATGGCGAAAAACCTTGAGCCGTCAGGTTGAGCACGTTCTATTTTGTGGATGCCGGAATGAACATCTTCTCGAAAAGTAAGGTCCAGAGGTGCATAGAAATATGGCATGAATCCAGTGATGATTTTCTGGACACGTCTACCATCAAGAGAACGCCCAAACATTTTTATGGTGGCTACTCCTTCTGTTTCCTCATATTCTAATGAAGTAGGAAACACATATTCGAATTCCTCTTCTTTTGGTTTCGCGTTTTGAGTAGCGAAATTTCTGATGTTGGAGAGAATGTTCTGTGGAAGCATGATTACAGGCTCATGATACATATTTCAGAGAAGTCGCAGTAGTGCATGTATTCGCAACCACCATATTCTGCACATACGGATTTATCTTCAGTTTTCTGGAAATTATTGCTTCTTACTTTCTCTGCTGCTTGATTGATGAGATTGGCAATCCAATTGATACGTTGTTGTGTGATTTCCACTACGTATATTCCATGATGAGCAGACTTCATGAATCGAGGGAAGAAGAAAGTCATCTTTGCTGGAAGTACATTGTACTTGTCGTATACTACAAGGGCGTTCATCAGGGCTTGTATTTCGTATTGAAGTTTGGTCTTGTCATATTCGGCTTTTTCTGTAGGAGTAAGAGCAGAATATTGCTTGAGCAGAATTTCGGGGAAGTACTTGGAGAACTTGTAGTCGAGAAGGGTATGGTTGGCGTTATGTTTGTCGATAATGCATCTGATGTTGAATTTTTCAGAACGAATATCTTCTTCTACAGCAATAGGGAAGTATGTATCAAGTTTGTTCTGTGCTGCTCTTTCGTTGAAAACAACAATTCTGTCTTCTATGTATACGTTGAGGATTTCCTTCATTTCATTTTTCAATTTATCGTTGGTGTTCCATTGATTCTGTATTTTGAAATCCCAATTTTCGCTTATCATTTTTTCAAGCAGGGCATGAAAGTAGCGGGATACATCGTTGACGGCTATAAGTTCATCTATGTTAAAGTTGCTTTCGAATTTTTCAAGAATGGAGTGACCACATTTTCCAAACTCTGCACCTGTCTTGTCTTTTGGGAGAGGTTTCGCCTTCGCTATCTTCGCCAAGTAGTATTTTCTTGGACATTTTTGATACACGGTTAGGGATGTTGGTGAAAATACCATTAGGTCTTCTTTTGCCATTTCATCGGATGCCATTTTCTTGTAGCCACCTTTTCATGAGAAATTTCTGATATGGAGTAAATATGAATGGATAATGTCTGTAGAGTAGTATTAGCTGGTCATTTGTGATATCATCTTCTTTGAGAAGACCAACGCACCACGATTTGTAGATTCTGTGTGCTAGTTGTTCTTCGGTTTCTGATTTTGACATAATTCCAGCTTTTGCTTCCTTGTTAGTTTCTTGATGAAAATTTCGCGTTTCATCGCTTCACTTCTAGTAGGATAGATTTCATAGTATAAGAGGGATTTGGGTGGATTCAACTTTGTGAATTTAGCACCCTTTCCGCTCTTATGCTGTTGCCATCGTACAAGAAGGTCTTGTGTATGTCCTGTGTATACGGATTTTCCGCAGTCAAGGATATACACATAGAACATCAGGTTCTCATCGCTGTGCATGATGCCGGAATCAGTTGGATGAGAGCGAGTTGCGCGAGCATTGCGTTTAGCTGGATGTGTGGGTTATCGCCAGCATTGAGCCTGTGCTCTATTTCTCCAAGGAGACTCATGGATTTCATGAGTGGAATTCCGTCTACCATCTCAGGGAGCACCTTGTAGCAAGCCTTGATTATATCCAGTGCATCAAAACCGTTGTTGATGTACGTGTCGAGCATGGTTTGGCGGGCTTTCACGAATTCACCTGAAAAGGCTGTAGTTAGGATTTGCTTCAGGAGTACTCTGTCTGGAACCTTGGCGAAACGCTGTGCAGTAGAAGCATTGATGTCTTTTGTGACTACCGCTATGTTTTGGAGAAGGTTGATGACCTTACGGTTGTCGCCTTCAGCATGGTCTATCAAGACTTGGTAGGCTTCCGGTGCAATAGTGAGACCCTCATTGAATGCAATGTACTCAATTATTTTTGAAATGTTTTCATCGCTCATACGTGAAAAACGTATCATGGTACATCTTGATTTGATTGCATCTATGATGCGGGAACTGTTGTTACAGGTGAATATGAAGCGAGCGTAAGCAGAATATTGCTCTATGATACGCCTGAGAGCGTTCTGTGCGTCATCAGTGAGTTGGTCGGATTCATCCAGAAGAATAATTCTCAGCTTGACTCCCATACCTGCATTCTTAGAAGCAATGGATTTGATATCTTCACGAATAAAGTTGATGCCTCTGTCATCAGATGCGTTATATTCTGTGAATGCAATACGGTAGTTGTCTCCGAAAAGTTCTCTTGCCATACAGACAGCAATAGTGGTCTTTCCTATACCGGATTCTCCCGCAAATATGTAGTTTGTGACGTTGCCTGCTAGAATATTTGATTTCGCAATTTTCACAACGTCTTCCTGACCTATCACATCATCAAGCTTTTTTGGTCTATATTTTTCGAACCACAAAGCAGTATCTATCGGTGTGACGGTTTCTACAACTGCTCCTTCAGGAGCCGTAAATTCAATTGTATCTAAAATGTCCATTTAGTGACCTCATTCAATTGGTAGATTATAGGTTTTTATGTATAAAAAGGTAATGGATTAGAAGCTTAGAATGGAAGCAGCTTTTTCTATCACTAAGTCTATTTTACCATTTACATAGGTTCCACTGATGTTATAAATACTATTTTTATCCACCAATGAAATCCATACTAAATATACACCAAGAATAATAAATACCAATTCAAGTGTACGATTAACCTTTGAAAATTTTTGTTCATCATTTTTTATTTCACTATTTAAGAAAATATATATAACGTAAGATATAGCTAAAACAAAAAATATATTAAATATCAATGATTTAACTAAATATAAAATTATTGCTAATATAAATGTTATTAAATATCTTTTATTTTTATTTTCCATATTTCCTCATAATAACATTATATCTATAGTTAAAATTATTATACTTGCAATTAAAGCTAAACGTAAAAATTCTTCAAAATCCACGCCTATATAATCCTTGAATACTTTTTGCTTTTTAGTCTTGGTCATACTTTATCATTGAAATATAAGTATATAAGCGTTATGATTCTTGTATTTATATATTTGTTTATAGAAAAAATACAAGAATTTTTCGTGTTTCAATACAACAAATCACTAAACTTTGCCGTTGATTTGTCATCACACCTTTTGAGGTATCCTTGTCTCAGTTTCAATGTAACTTATCAACGAACTTTGTTGTTGACACAAATAGCCATCGCACTATATTTGGACTTGATTAGTTTTAATGCAACAAATCACTGAACTTTGTCATTGACAGTATCTAATAATTACCACGTCAACCGTTTGGTTTCGTTTCAATGTAACTTGTCACTGACCTTAGTCGTTAACTAGGCTACCATTTTTGCATCTATGGGAGTTTTTCTTGCGTTTCAATGCAACTTGTCACTGACCTTAGTCGTTAACCAGAATTGGTACTTCTGCCACATTACTTTCTTCTGTGTTTCAATGCAACTTGTCACTGACCTTAGTCGTTAACCCTGTAGCTGATAGCGTTGTCGCTGACGAGCGAGTTCGGGGTAAGTTACTTCCTACTTCATCGAGTCTCTATCCCTATGGGATGTGTGAGACCTCTCGGTAGGCTCATCCGACTTGAACAGCCGTGTTTCTGATATTAATAGAGGCATTGAAGTCTCTATCGTGAGTTGTGTTACAGACAGGGCAAGTCCACTCTCTGATGTCAAGGGATAGTGAAGGTAGCTTGTATCCACATTCGGAGCATAGCTTCGATGATGGGAAGAACCTACCTACCTTATTGAAATATTTGCCCTGTAATTTGGATTTATATTCTAATTGGTTAATAAATGTACTCCATCCTACGTCTGCTATTGATTTTGCAAGTTTAGGATTCTTCAGCATACCAGCAACATTGAGGTTTTCGACTATAATAGCTTGGTTTTCGCTAACTAATCGAGCACTCAGGTTGTGGTGGAAGTAGGAGCGTTGATTGGAAATGTGTTCTTCAAGGCGAGCAAGCTTGAGCTTGGCTTTCTTGAAGTTGGCAGAACCTATCTTCTTATGGGATAGTCTGCGCTGTAGGCACTTGATTCGTGGCTCTGAATCCTTTTTAAAGTGAGAGTTGGGTATAAGCTCACCTGTTGAAAGGGCTGCAAAGTTCTTTAGTCCAAGGTCAATGCCAAGGGTTGAGTGAGGCTCATAGGATTGAGTCTCAGGATATAGCTTTCCTGTCTCGTTAAGAATTGAGATATAGTACTTGCCACTTGGCTTCCTTGACACTGTAACGGTCTTTGGAGTTCCTACGAAGTCTTTGTGGACACGTATAGGTATATTGCCTATCTTGGGTATACGCACGTAACCTGCATCAAAATTGGGTATCACTGCACCGTTGGTTATTTGGAACGACTGCTTAGGATTCTTCTTGGTTTTGAACTGTGGGAACCCTGCTTTTAATTCAGGGTCAAAGAACCTATCGTAAGCGTTCTCTAAGTTACGATATGCCTCATATAGTGATTGAGATTCGGCATCTGCAAGCCACTCCCACTTATCTTCTTTTTTCATGTGGGTAAGTAGGGGTCTGATATCTTTTGTGATATCGAGGCTGACCCTTGCGTACTTGTATGCCTTTTGTTTGAGGCGTAGTGCGAAGTTGTAGACGTAGCGACAAGCTCCGAACTGCTGGTCGATTAAGACTTTTTGTTCAGGGGTGGGGTAAGCTCGGTACTTGTATCCGATTCTTACTATTCCATCGTCTTTCTTTGCCACAGTAGTATAATGGAATTTAATATATAAAAAGATATTGGTAAAAATAAAAAAATAAAAAATTTAATAGCGACAAAATTGTATGATTTTTGTCGTGATTATCTTTTCATATATTCTCTGTAGGAAATATAGTCTGGATGATTGCCAGCACCGTTGGATACCTTTACACTTATTTTGCCTTTTTTCTTGGCTATGTCAAAGGCTTTTATCCATACTGACTGAGGAATTCCCTCAAGCCCTTTCATGTTTGGTTTTGCCTTTTTCTTTCCATTGTAGTAGTCAATCATATTTGCGTCAACATGATTATTTTCCAGAATAAAAAGAACGTATCTCAGCTTTTCATCTTTATCGAGTTCGGAGAGTTTGACTGAAGTGATTTTGTAGTCCTTTCCTTCTACTAGACCTTGATTAGAGAGCATTCTACGGGCTTTGGTTCTTGCGCTGTTATTGTCTGCTGCTTCTATGTCTTTGACATCAGGCATTCCCATACCGAAGTCTTGCTTCAGGTCTATGATTTCTACAGTGTATGTTTTCATAGTGAGAAAAAGTTATGAAGAGTTATAAAGCTTTTGGTTGACTTCTATGAACTTTTGTGCGATTTTCTTGCCTATTCCGTCTACTTGCAGAAGGTCTTTTTCGGAAGCTCGGAAGATAGAGTCGAGGGTTCCGAAGTGGAGAAGTAGGTTCTTTGCGCGGTCATAAGAAATCATGGGGTATCCTGTGAGGACTCTGATTTGCTCGTCAGAGGTTGAGGCTTGGATACGTTGAGGGTTGTGATTGATAGCAGTTTCTTTTCCATCGTTGGCTTTTGGGAAAATTCTGAGAAGGTCATCCATTACCATTTTGAGACCTTCGCCTTCTTTGAAACCTACGTATTTTTTGACGTGAACTTTGTTTCTAGTCTCTACAGAAGCAAGTAGACCAAGTACCATTTCTGGTGGAATTCTAGAAGTGGAGCAATGTGTTCTGAGGTCTGAGCCTGAAAACATAAGGATAAGATAGACATGCTCGAAATTAGCACACATGTTTTCTACTTGATTCTTTAGACGCTCGTCTTTAGAAGATGAAATAAGGTCCGAGGGAGTCATCTTGATTTCTACAGCTACATTTCCACAGATGACATCGCCTACTGGAAGGGATTCTATAGTGGGATTGAAAACTACTCCTTTATTCTTGAAAATTTCTACATTGTTCTGTTCAAGGATATAATTTTTCATCATTGATGCACGATTCACTTGAGAGTTCTTTTCGCGGAAGTCTATTTTCACATCAAGGTTCATAGTATCACCTGTTTTTTTGGAATTTTTGGAATTTCTCTATGGCTTCGAATGCATTCACCACATTTGATTTCTGGATTGAAGCATAATCCGGCATTATTGATGGACATTTTAGAGATTGGTGTAAGTCCTTTTTTGTATATAGATGAGATTTGATACTTGGTTACATCGGGGTCGAAGTCATGCCAGTTGAGAGATGCAAGTCTGTTGTATATAAAGTTTGGCTTGTATCCAAGTTTCTGAAGTTCGATAACTGCTGCTACCCTCATCATATCAGGTGGGTTGTTCGTGCAGATGTACTTTGAGATGCAAGGGCGTTTGATGATGTTTTTCATGAGAGCTCTTGCTTTTCCAGTTTCAGTATGTGGAGAGTCTGCTGTTATTTCTTCTTCGATTTCAATGAAATTGGATGACTTGAATTCTGAGTAGTCTACGTGGAAAGTGGCTACACTCTTGAGAGAGTTAGTAGGTACTGAAAAATCATATTCTATGTTGAGTTGTGGAGTACGGGCTAGGTCTAGGACTTCAGAGATGTCCATGTCCATGAAACGAGCGGGGTCGAGTGGAATGCAGTAGGAACCTCTTGGAATTCCACCATCTGTAGTTCGCTGAGTGTTGGGGTAGCGACAGAGCCTACGAAGGTCGCCTATTACTCTTGTGTCTGCATATGGAACTTTCTTTCCCTTGTCGATGTAGTACGTGCCTGTTTCGTTGATTACTCCATATGAAAAGTTGCGGAGTAAGTATACAGGGTCATCGTGAATTTCAGGTTTGAAAAGAGGATAGATATGAGCACCGCGAGAGCCTGACCAGTTAGGGATGACGTGCTTAATTCCTAGGTCTTTGCAATATTGAAACATTTTTTGTGAAACCTTGAGGGTTTCGTCTATTGAGGCATAGTCTATATCGAAAAATACTTTGTCTATGATGTTTTGTTGATATACTCCTATGAAACATGGGTTGAAACCACTGTTGGCTGCCATGTAAGAAGTGATTTCATAGTCACTTTCTACAAGGGTCTGTCGGGGATTTCCGACATACCGAGGTGTAGCATGGAACATCCAAGCAATAGTTTCATCCATGATATAGTCTTCCGACTACTCTTCTTCTTCGGATTTGGTAGAGATGATGTATCCAAATCTTCCTACATCCTTTCCTTCATCAAGGATTTCTGTAGAGACCCATACTGGATTCTCAGGAGAAATGACGTGGATTCGGATGATAGCACTCTTATCGAGGTTCTTGAGAACATCGGTGAGCACTTCGCCTACAATGACACGCATTGCAGATGCAGGCTTTTTGTATTCGATTGTGTCTATCTTTTCGTGAAGAGAAGATGTAATGGGGTTGTCTACATCGCCCATTGAGAGGAATATGCCTTCATCGTTGAGCAGGAATGGGTAGAATACAGCCTTGTCCTTCTTGCTTCCTGTGTCTATCTTTCTCTTGAGTAGTTCTTCCATAGAGAGCAGGTCTGCTACACGGACATCGAATGTGATGTTGTCAAAGACGACACCTGATTTTGGAAGTGGTACGAACTTAGCAAGGTCAAAGTTGATAGGCTCGAAGCGGGCTGTCATGATTGCTTCTGCTGTCTCTGCTCTGGAAGAAAGGATGTGTTCTTTTCCTGTGTAGACCTGAACTACAGCCTTATCTTTATCGTAGTTGACGTAGCATTTATCGAACTTTCGCATATAGTCAACGTCTGGGATAGTCTCAATTGCATTGATTGGCATGTTGCCGTTACCCCATAATTCGTTGAAGTAGGACTTCTTGACGTATCCATAGTTGTAGAACTGTCCATCTGGTGTCTGCTGGATAACTGATACTCCGAGTCCATCAGGCTTCACGATAAGAACGTATTTGTCAAAGACAAACTTGCCTGCTCCTTTCTGAAGACCGCACAGTTTCAGAAGTTCGTAGATTTTCTTGGTTGATGCTACGAATCCGATGTTATTTGTGGGATTTTTCACGATTGGAGTCTGAACGTTACCGACTACGGGAACCACATTTGCGGAGCCGCAATCACAAATAGTTACAGTAGAAGGTGAATCTATCTCCTTACTGCAATCCATACACATCTGTTTCATTGAGTTGCCTCTGAGTTTTCTTTAGCTGCTTCTCTAGCAGCCTCTACATTCTTGAGTTTCTGGAAGTCTGAGAACGTGAACATACGTTGATTCTTCTTGAAATTTTCAAGACTGACACACATTCCAGCGAAATCCATCATCCTATATTCCCGACCACCGATACCAACATCAATTGATGTCTTTCTGAAGACACTCCAAGGCTCACCATTTTTGATGAGGTTTCTGATTACGATATCGAATGCATGAGCATTGTCATTTTTGCCTTCTGGAAGATAGTCATCAATCTTGAATTGGTCTGTAGTGTTGTATTTTGCCTTTTCCTTAGCAGTTACAATCACGTTGAAACCACTATCTATGATGGTATCTCTTACCTTATCGTGATAGGCATTGATGAATCCGTAGTCATCGCGTGGAGAGAATTTAATTTGAGCAAAGTCTCTTCCATCGAATCCATTTTCTACCGCACGTTTCATCATGCAGTAGTCTTTGAATGTTGAGATTGAGTCTATGGCAATTGTGCCTATGACTCCTTTCTCTTTTTCGACAGATTGGAGGCGTTTAATTGCGAGCTCTGCCATGCGAAGTACATCATCATAGGATTTGACAAGCACTATTCCAATGTCATTCTTGTTATCAAGGTTGGCGAATTTTGGCAAGATGAGCTTGGTTCGTTCCTCAGTGGCAAGGATGAAGAGAGGTTTTGGTGCTGTGTACATGAAGTGGGTCTTTCCGACCCCTTCTTGTCCATATATGAGTACTTTTCTGACGGTTCTATCTTGGTCTTCAGTGTAGATATCCTCGATGGTCTTGAATGGGTCCACCTGCTTCTTCTGAGCAAGTGGATTCTGGAATCCACCGTTGATATTTGGTATACTTATGCCACCCGAAGGTGGCGGAATTGTAATTCCAGCCATTCTTTAGCCTCGTTTAGTCGAGTGATATGCCACCGGATACTGCCTGCTGTTCAGGCTTCTGAATCTGACCCTTGTATTCATCGCTGAGAGGTTTTCTCATGATTGGGATGACTGCAACTGCTCTCATGGAAGGTTCGCCATTGGTTGAGTTGATATCTATTGTTCCGAGTATCTGTACTTGAGAACCTACACCACAATCTGCTTCTTCAATGAGGCGAGGGGATATGAATACGCTGAAGTTGATGAACTTTGACTTCATGTATGAAGAGTCCATGACAGCATATCTTCCGTTGTCCACGCCATCTTTTGAAGTGGTGATTGAGACTTCCTTGATTGAAACCTTGATTACACGAAGGTCTGTGGGGTCCGTGAACTTGGTGTCCTTCTGCTGCTTTGACTTGTTTGCTGTTGCCTGTGCAAGTTCAATGAGAGGATAGTTCTTGATGACGATTTCTTTTCTACGCTTCATGTCGGTAGATGGAATAGGTTCGAATTCAGCAGGCACGAACTCTGTATCTTTGACTGCACTCAAGCCAAGCTCTCCGTTGGCATCCATCTCTTCTTTTCTGTATTGGAGAACTGCGGAATATGATTCCAATGACTTGAGACCTTCAACCTTCTTGACGTTGATGTCTCCGAAGTTTGCATCCTCAAAGGCTGAGATTTTTGCTTTCTTGATTGCCATGTTGGGGTCATTTTCTCCATATACCCATACAACAGCAGTGACGTTGTGTTTTCCAGAGGTTTTTCCTTTTCCTGTAGCGTGTCTTCCTACTACAAGGATTCTGAAGGGCATTTTTGTAATTGCAGCTTCGGTCTTGAACTCGGTAACGATGTCTGTCTGAATCATTTCTGCGACATCTGCGTAGGAAATATCATTTCCTGCAATATATCCAAGCTGTGCAAGTTCTGAGAGCTTTGCATCAATGGCTGTTTCGAGTACGGCTTCAATTTCTGCTGTGTCTTTTCCATATGTCTGAGCGGTCAATATAGTCCATTCTTTCATATATGCTAAGAGTTCAATCTTTTGATTACTCATTGTATTTTCTCCAATTCAATCTATTTATCAAAAACTTGTAAACACACCCTTATAGTAACTTTTTGTATTTAAGGATTGTGGATGCCAGTTTTTTGATGAATGTCAACAGTTTACACTATTATAATAATTTGTATATAATAAAGTTATGATTTGGTGATTTGCACCAAGTCATTGTAGAACTTATCGTCTTTTCCGGTGATTCCCGCTCTGATAATTGGACATACTATGTCACATTTTGGCTTCTCTGAGCAGAATTCACAACAAGTTTGAGAATATCCGATTAGCTTTTTTGAAGAAATCGGGTCATAGTCACATTCTTCGAAGTGAGATATGGGTGGACAATCATCATGTATTCTACATTTCTTTGGGTAGAATGGAATTGCTTTGTGATTTTTTTCATGAGCATCCATATCACGTTTGACAAGTTTGCAAACGATTGCGCATGTGGTGTTCTTTTTGCAGTTGTGGCAACACACTAGTTCTTCACTGAACTTAGGGCATGATGCTCCTGTGCATATTCCCACATTTTTCCCGCAATCAATAGAGTCATCCGATACGGAAAACAAGTCCATCATATTTGGTTTAGCCATGTAATCACTACTTATTGTTTTTTGTATATAAAAATGTATCGGTAAAAAGATTAGCGAATCGGACAAGCACCCGACTCACACTTTTCATCGATTTCGTATTCGGCTTGTTCGACTTCATACTTAGAAATTAGCATTGGGTCAAATGGTTTCATCAATGCTACACGATTTCTATATTCTTCTTCTGTGATTTCTTCGTATGGTTGAAGCTGATGGAAAGACTCATCGTATGATAGGAAAGACATAGCTACCACGCCATCCCAATTTTCGTAGACCCAATCTTCTACAAGTTGCCATTCATCATTACGAACGTGAACGGTGATTGATACGTTCTGGTCACAGTAATGAGTCATGAAACGCTTGTAGTTCTCAAGTTGCTCAAGAGCATATACATCTCTCTTGGTTTTTCCTTCAGGTGCTTTGACGGGGAACTCAATCACTTTGGTCTTACAGCTTTCCTCACTTTCTCCGACCTCTGGGAAGACAGGGTATTCAAGCTCTTCACAAACTTTACAGAGTGGGTCATCTGCTGATATACGTACTCTTCTGATGTAGTATGGAGAGTGAGAGTAGTGTACACCTGAAGATACTACAGGTAGAAGACTCAGGGAACCTTCTGGCTTGACCGTAGTGACGAGTTTTGGTCTAGGTAGACCTAAAGCATCGGCTAGGTCGTATGCACCCTTCTTAGAGGCATGTCTGAGAGATGCAAGTATTGAAGCTTCCTCATCCTTGGTGAAGTCGCAAGCATTAACCATGTCTTGCCATCCTGTCAGGGAACATCCTGTAAGACGGTCTTCCTTGTGAACGTCATTCCAGTGCTCCATCTCAAGTTCTATACAAGTCATTCTATAGGAAACGCGAGCAGACATATAGCAGGTTCTCATGAGTCCATCTATACTGAGAACGTAGTCTCTTATGGTTTCATCGTATTCTACGAATGCCATAGCGTTGACTGTAGTAAGATTACAGGTTCCTTTGTCACGCAAGAGGATTTCCATACATGGATTTCCGCCTTCTGCGTCTGCACGTCTGAGCATAGCTGCTACCAGATTCATGAAAGCTGGTTCGCCAGAATAGCGCATGGTCGTCATATGAGTATGCCATTCTTCTCTTGAAGGTTTGTATGTATAGACAATGGTGTTGTTGGAGTATCGTCTGTGACCTATTTCCTTGTTAAGTTGCCACTTGCCATCTTTTTCTATGTAGAGATTAGATTTGGCTTTTATGACTTCCTCATCATCTGAGTCTATGAGTCCTACTTCTGAAGTTCTACGAACTCCACCACTAACAACATTTTCTCCTATGATGTTACAGATGTCGAGACAATGGATAGGGCGAAGTTTGAGGGGTGATGTGTTTTCACGCTTGAGAGTTTTGTCGATTCCTGTGAACATATCTTTGAGGGATTCGTGACCTGAAGCGGTTCCGCCAAATTTCTTGAGTTTGGAGCCTTTTTCTCGAACATAATCGTAGTCAATGATGATTGTTTTGATGGTACGATATTTTGAGTCAGAGATGATACGGAAATATGCTTCTAGGGCTTGGGTCCAACCTTCTTTGGAGTCTCCTACTCGGATGGTTACGGTTTCATCAGAGGTGAAGTCAGTTGATGTGAAATCTACTTTTTCTGAGTTATACTCGTAATCCTTATGAATGAGAGTATAACCTGTGCGCACTCTTGGTAGAGATTGAACATCTGATTTAAGGATACGGAAGCCTACACCTGCACCTAACATGAGCAGGTAGAAGAGCTCTGTGAAATCAGTGAAGCGTTGGATTCGTGTGAAAGTACAGTTGAAAGCTGAGAGACCATAGTCGGAAACTATGTCTGTACCACCTACCCATAGAGAACGACCTGAAGGGAATTGACGAAGGTTATAGATGTTATCGAATAGTTCTTCTGCTTCATCTTTTGTTGTAGGTACGAGGGAGCAGTTGTATTCAACGACTCTGCGAACTGTTTCCAGCCAATCTTCGCGTCTACCTAACTCTGGAAGGAAGCGGGAATATGTGCGGTAGTAGATGAAAAGACCAAGCTGAGATGTGAATGGTGATGGAGCATGTTTATATTCAGAAATAAATTCTTCTGAAAGGAGTTTTGGTTCATTTTTCTCGATGAGGCGTTCCGTAGTTTTTTGCTGACGGTAGAGAATGTAACGCTTGGCTACTTCTTTCCTCTCGGAAGACATAAGAAGGGTTTCCACAAGGTCTTGTATCTTTTCTACAGTAATGTAGTTTTTAGGATACATAGAAGTGATACCTTCTATATTGTCGGCAATTTCAAGTGATAGAGCAGTGTCTATTCCAGATTCGGAATATTCCATTGCCTTATTAATGGCATTTACGATTTTTGACTTGTCGAAGTCTACGACTAGACCATTTCTCTTTTGTACTTTCATGATTATTCCTCAAAAAATTTAAGGAAGAGCAAGGTTCTTGTATTGCTCTATCAGTTGCGCGGGAGTTGCCTCACCTTCGGAAGACAGAACAGCAATGCATTCGCCATCTTCTATGACGTATAGGTTCCATATTCCATCTATTTTCTTGGATACATATATTGTGTTCAAGTTCTGCCTCACAGGTCGGGAAGGTACTATAGGGGTTGGAGCGGATATAAGTCTTTCGGATTCGGGTTCACTTTCTTCAAATTCTTCTTCTGGAACTAGGTCAGGCTCTTCCTCGAAATCATCTTCTGTATACTCTGGAAGTATTTCAGGTTCGACATACATTTGACCTTCTTCAGTTGCAACTTCAAAGATGGATTTCCCGTTAAGGTCATCCACATTGGGAATTGGCTTGGTTGAAGCTTTCTGGTCTTCCTGAATTGGTTTAGTTTGGGCGTTTTCTGGAAGTACAATTTCAGGTCTATGCACTTGGATTGGCATAGACTTGACTTCTATGTCTCTATAGACAAGAGATGTCACTTTTCGTTCACAGAGGGTCTTAGCAAGTGATATGAAGGACTGCTCAGATATCTTTGAGACATCAAATTTCATGTAGACTGCATTATCAACAATGTTTTGAAGGTCTTTTTGAACTGCTATAGCAGATGGAATATCACCCACTGAAAGATAGTTTTCTGTATATGGTACTGATACCATAGATGTTAGAGTGGAGAAAACAGGCGATGTAAGCATCTTGTTTTCCTTGAGTCTTGACTGTGCGAAGGATGAAAATGGTTTTCTACCGCCAAGCTTGTTGTTTTCTATCCACATCTGCTCTTGAACAACCTTAACTATCTTTGAAAGAGTATCAAAGCTTGCGAAATTGTTAAGGTTGAGATTGCTCATGAGGTCTTCAACACCAATTATGTTGATGAAACACTGTGGGTTACTGTTGAAGTTTTCTACCATTTTTTGAGTTGGGATTGGACATACATTTTGGTATCCAAGGTAGATTTTTCTCATGATGTCAACTGAGAGTTTTGATATGGTTTGGAGAGTCGTATAGTCAGTTCTCATTCCATCAGGAGAAGATACGTAGGAGTCTTTGATGTTGAGATATGAAGATAGAACTACCATGTTTGGTTCTGTGAAGTTGCAGTGGTAAGTTGGCATCAATAGTTCTTTGTTTGCAAATGGATACTTAGCAGCCATTTGAGATTCAAAGAATATTGCTATGTTTTGCTCTTTCTCTTGATAGAGGGTTTGCATGACTTCTTTTGGAGAAATGAAATTGGTCATGCCCTTATTTGACGCGGGGATTGTTCCAACAGCCATTGTGTGAAGGAAGCTGTCACTAACTATGATGAATTTCTTTGCCGATGTCTGCATTCTGATGAAGTCAAGAACATAGCTATTGTCGGCTTTCATTACAAAGGCTACATTTCCCTTCCTGTTGGCTTCATATGCATATATAGGAGAGAGGTCTTCTATATAGACTGAGAGATAATATGTATCCAGAGAAGCGAGTCTCAGGGTGACTTCCTCGAAGTCGTGTTGAGTTGTAGTGAAGGAATTGATGAATTTAGGCGGTACGAAGATACCGTCTTTCACCAAGTCGTTTTCTTCCTGTGTGAGTCCAAATGTATCTAATCTCATGATATCACATATACTTTGATGATATTTAAGGCTTCTTGTAGTGAGTTACGCTTCTCTTGGCACTATAGATAGTTCCACCATATACCAAGTAGAGTAGACGCATTATAGAACCAATTCTACGCCTGCTACCGTAAGTTTCGCTTTCGGTGCTGAAGTCCTCTGGAATCTCACTAATGATTTGTTCTACTTCTGCATGTTTGAGTTTGTACATCTTTGAAGACATTCCAAATCTGTAGTGAGTTGGGGTCTTTTCCAAGTGGAATCCTTCAAATGTGACACCGTTAACTTCTTTTGGAATTTCTATTTGAGGGATGAGGATTGGTGTCTGAAGAATTGAGACTTCTGATTTTTCAAGGACTTCCTGTACAGGTTCAACGACTTGAGGCACTTCTACTTTTTCTGGTATATAGACTACCTCTGGAACCTTGTTAAGAGCATTAATGACTTCCGCTCTGAGTTCATCTATGATTGCATTCTTCTCAGCTATCTCTTCTCTTAGTTTGAACATAGCTTTTTCATGCTCTTCCTTGAATTTTTGAAAAGCTTCTACTTCTTCGGTGCTAAGTTTGTTGATAGTGGAATCCTTCTCAGAGATTTCTCTTGTCATACCCTCAAGTGTGGAGTTGAAATCCTCTTTGATTTTGCGAAGAGTTTCAAGTTCGCCTTCCGCAAGAGAAAGTTTCTTAGTCAACAGAAGATTCTTCTTGAGAACCAATTCGTGATTCTTTTCCATTCTGTTGAATTCTTCTTCTGTATCCTTGATGGCTTTCAAATGCTCGTTTATAGCACTTGGAACCATTCTGAATATTGTGGCAATATCAGCGTTGGTTTTTTCCAATCTATTCAAATTTTCTCTAACTTCCATAATGTCACCATATATAATATGTCATTTGTATAATTTAAGCTTACCCGTCAACACATCAATGAATTTTGAGTTGTACGGTGGAAAGCCTATACAAGTAGGAGTGTCAGGTGGGAGCTCTGTGAGTCCTGCATCTATGACTAGGAAAGGTTGATAGTTTTCTTTACAGGCGTGAACATAGAGGTCATTCAAGGCTTCTAGGGTAGGAACCTGAAGAACCACTTTTTTCTGCTCATAGCCATTTCCGAACCAATGGTCAAAATTCTTGTGGTTGGATTTTTCCAAGGCTCCAACGCAGGCATGAGCAATTTGAACTCCGAGTTTGGCGGGAGACATGTTAATATCTTTTCTAACTACTATGACTTGTTTAAATTCAAACATGTTACTCCATTAGCATTTTGAGTATATATTTGTTGTCTACCTGTGTATTCTTGAGTGAGTTTCTGAGGGTCAACATAATTTTTGTGTTGCGCTCAAGAAGCTTGGAGATAATGAAATCTAGCTGTTTAAAGAAATCATTTTCTGCTTCTTCTACAATTGACTTGTGAGCCAATTCATTATCTGTTGTCCAAACTGGATTTGAAACAACCTCTATAGAATAGTTAAATTCACAGTATTTTTCCATCATTGAGACTACTTTTTTGTCTTTGATTTGGAAAATTACATTGAAGTAAGCGAGTTCATCTTCCGTATTAAGCTGAAGTACATACACCTGAGAATATGAGATTCCTCTGTACTTCTTAACTTCAGCAGTGATGGAGCAGTCACCTTTGTTTGTAGCAAGCATCTGCTGAACTTTTAAACGAAGTTCTTTTTCAGTAAATAATCGCATAGTAGAAGAAAGGAGTTTTATGTATAAAAAACTAATGGTTTAGATTTTTCTGAATGTTCCTTCTATTATGCAATCCATGAAAGTTTTGCGAGAGACTCTCTGGTTCCTATTATTGCTTTTTGTTGTGTACCAGATAGAAGCATCACTTAGTCTGGAAATGAATGCACGTTCTGTTATTATCCCATCTGGACTAAAAATCCCAAAGGTATCTCCAACCTGTAACATAAGAAAGAATACGCGTTCAATGTATATAAATTAAATGGAAGAAGATGCTTCCATTTTTGCCTGAATGAACATTTTTCTAAGTTCATCCCAATCTTCGGAGAGGAACTGTAGATAGGTTCCATAGAGTGATGTGAAGTCCTCGTTGTGATTTTGTTCCTTGTGGTGAGCAACTTCATGACATGCAACTGGAAATAGTTGGAGTCCAAGTTCTATAGGATTCTTGATTGAGCGAACAATCATAGGGTTGATGAGTATGTATTCCTTTTCATGGAAATATATGTTGAGACCTCTGCATTGTTCATCGTCTTCCTTGTTTCTGAAGATTAGACCTACGGAGAGATTTGGATTGGATGTCTTCTTTCCAAGGTACATTACAATTTTAGTCCACATATGAAGAATTGTCTGAGCGTTTCTTGCGTTAGGGTCCATATATGGTTTCTGAACTCCTTCTAGACGAACTATGTATTGGTAGCCCATCTTTCCAAAGAACTTAGAGTTTTCCTTGATGACTCCATCAATATCCTCTGATATTCTCTGAGGAAGGTTCATTTCTGCTACTTTTGCCTTAATGTCATGAATATTAACGACTCCACTAGCTATTGAATCCATCGAATAAGCTAATTCATCAACATCATGACCCTGTGCGGCAAGAAGTTCTTTGCACTCAAGAATCATATTTTTGATTTTCTCTGCTAAGGAGTCTCCCACGAAGTATATTGTCTGAGACTGATTCTTCTTACGAGTCGATTCATTGGGATTAATGTTCAGGTCTGCAATAAAGGATTCGAATTTTTCTCTGTATTCATAGCGAAGATTCTCTCTGGAACTATTCATTGTCTCTACTGAGGTTCCCTTGAGTTCTATGACTGCTGTGAGAGGCACTGCAAGCCTCATAGTGAACATTGTGATGCCACCCATACGAACGTAGCATGTATAGGACTTGTTAGTCTTGTTGGTCATGATAGAAGCCCAATCGAAGTCTGCATAGCGACCTCTCAGAGTAGAGGTTGGGATTATTTCTCCGTTGAGTCTGAAGGTAATTGATGATTTGCATGTTCCTATGAATGATTCTGCATTTGATAACCAATATGTTTCAAGCATATTGTCATCGATTGTGATTGAAATAGTGGTTCCATTCTTAGATGAAGTTAGAGACTTACGAATAGGGGATTTTCCTATCATGGAATTATCTATGTAATAGTTTGTTCCGTTCTTGTTAGATGAGATTGACCACTTTTGCCATGTGTAGAAAAGTATTTCCTTAGCCTTTCCGAATCCACCTACTGAATCGGAATCCTTTTGGGAGCCACCAAGGGTTAGAAGTTTGTTAAGGATTATGTTTTCATCCATTCCGTATCCATCATCTTCAAAGGTGACTACATTGTATTCTATGTTTATATTGATGTTTTTTGCTTTTGCATCTGAAGAGTTTTGAATTGCTTCCCTGAACCAAATCCATTCAATAGGGTTGGAGTATTCATTTCTACTCTTCAAGAAGTATGAGTTATCTATTTTAATATTTGCAATCTCAGACATTTTGAATCACCAAGATAAGTAATCGTTGGGATTATATATAAAGTTTACCATGTTTCTGTATACATTGAAACTGTATAATTATAGTTGTATGAATATCCTGAATTAGTTATTATTGGTAAAGTATATGTAGTGCCATCTATAAATGTTACATTTTTGTACTCTATAGTTGTTGTTCTCTTGTTGAAGATTGATTCTGTTTCATATAGATTTCCAATTGAAAGAGTTACAATCTTATCATCGTTTAGATGACCTGCATTAGTACAATCTATGTAGATAGTTCCATTGTCTGTTGTATTGAATACGTTTATAGCGTGACCAACTGTTTCATTTTGGAAACGAATGTTAACTACACCTGCTCTAATTCCTTGGGATTCTGCATTGTCATGAATAAGTACTGCATATTCTCCGCATACAAATTCATTTGGAGTATATGGAATTTGGTCAGTTGTATCGTTTTGTAGGAATGAGATTAGTTGTGAGTAGGTTGGGTCTTGAGCACATGGATTATTTGAAATATATAAGTCACCTGCTGCTGTAAAGTCCAGCTTCTTAGAATTATCAACTGAACCTGCACATGCTATAAATGAGTATATAGAAAATATCAAGATTATTTTAGTTGAAAACGACATTTTGAATCACCAAGATAAGTAATCGTTGGGATTATATATAAAGTTTATTGTTAGATTAAACTAACAAAGAAACAAATTAGAAAAAGAAATTGCAAGAAAGTACATATTCTTGCCCTGAATTGTATTTGTTCAGTTGACATTTTCTTTTATCATGGTGCGAATTGAGTTTTCAAGTTCCATGCCTGCTGCTACTTTAGTTTCGAGGGATAGGCGACCTACAGAGGATTTTCCGAAGATTTTTCTGTAGTTTTCGACAATTTCAGGAACAAGGTTAGTAGCGAGACCTTTCACAGCCATGTTGTAGTTGTATTTTCCGCTCTTAATTTTCTTTGCGTAGAGGTCTTTCCAGACTAGAATACGTTGATAGGATGGATAGTCATTTTCTCCAAAAACAACTAGCTCTCTAGCCATACCAATATCAAGTTTGGGGAGATGCTTTTTAGCTTTTATATCTTCGATGATATAGTCTACTCTTTGCTGTTCAGTTGACATAGAGAGAAAAAGGGAGTAATAGAATAAAAAAGTATCGAGAAAGAAGAAGGAAGAAAGGTTATTTCTTCTTCATCATGCCTTTCACTGTTGCACCGATGATTCCACCGATACCAACAAAGATGACCACGTAGGCTGCTGCCATAGTGTCCATTGCGGCTACAATGCCAAGGTACTGACCGAGCCAGAGACCAACAATACCGAATATAAGGGAAGTACCGAAAGATACTATGTCGCCCATGTCCATCTTACCATTACCGTTCAAATCAAGTGGGGATTTTGCCATTTTCTTTTCACCTTTAGTTTTGTTCTCAGATAGCACCTAATTTTTGGTGCTCACTCTAGGTTAGAAATTGGCATAGAAGTATATAAGGATTTTGTAGATTGACGATGTGCGGTTAGACAGAAAAAGAAGGAAAGATGTGAAATTACCACATCTTGAGGTTGCCGGAAAGTTCGTTGTCAACGTAGACTACTATGTCATCGCTAAGGTTATATTCCAACATGAGTTTCCAAAGGGTCATCTTTTCGAAGATAGAAAGTTTGCCGTCTTCGTTGTATGAGGTAAGAAGCTTGTTTGTAGTTTCAAGGTCTTCTTCAGTTGTGTCTATGACCATGTAAGGTTCCTTGACAATTCCTTCCTTGATGGTTACTTGGTCATTGACCACGTAGAGACCGTATGGGGAATTGTCAATGTTTAGCTGAACATTAAAGTTCATGGTTCCTTCTTGGTTCATAAGGGCGGTTTGTGAATTAACAAGAAGCTCGTTGAGCTCGGTGTTAATGGTGTCTTCTGTTGCGGCTGCTGCTCCTACTGAAAAAAGGAGCATTAATACGAGTATCATTTTTTTCATAGTTACCTCTTGATTTTCATCGCTCTTAGGCGTTTATTTGCATCATTGGTGTTGTTTTCAACAACTACGTAAGCTGTTGCAGCGAATAATAGAACGAAGAATATGAAGATACTTAAATGTATTGCCTCTGCTGGTAGGAGTGCTTTTGAGAGAAGTTCAGAGGCTTTGTAGGCATCTGACCCTGAAGCATAAGGGTTGAGAGAGTTAATGTTTAGGATGAATAAGATGAGTACGAATATGAAGGTAAGCCTATTCGGATGTAGATAGAGTAGAATGAATGATAGAGAGCAAAGGAATACTGCTGGAAACATGTAGAAAGTCCACATCTGAAGGGTTGTTGCAGTGAGTGTAGTTATCGATGTGTAGCCATTTAGGATACCAACATTGAAGTCGGTAATTTGCCATCCATAAAGCATAGCTATTGCTCCATGAAGAATGGGGTCATGGAAAATCGTCAGTGATAGAAGTGCCGATGAAAATATCAAGACGAATAGAAAGAAGCCTGAACCTTTTTGCATATAGAAAAGAAGATGTGATGGTATAAAAGTGTATCCATCACACGAATAATAGAAGTCCTGTAATTACGAGAACTGCTAAAGCGATGTATAGCAGAAGTTGTTCTGAACCCTTTTTGGCGTAGAAAACGTCAATTGGAGTTCTGGGTGTAGTTCTGGACTTCTTTCTAATTACTTTTTTGGTTTTGGTTTTCATCTTATTTTCCTTTTGAGTTTATCAGGGTTGGTCATTAGAATTATTCCTAATACTACAGTGAATACCATCAAGTAAAGGATGTTTGTTGACTGAGATAGGATGACCAACGCGTTCATGTGTGCATGTGCTACTACTGAGGTTAAGATATTTCCTGTAAGTACGTATAGTGAAACGAATACTAGACCCCATATAAACAGAATTACATACATGATGGCGGGAGTATTGGACTCTGACCAGTTAGGATAGTGGTTTGCAGCCCATAGGAGCCTAGAGAGTATGTAAGCTATTATGGAACCATTAACAAATTTATTGAAAAGGGAAGATGCAAAGTACGTGAACCCTAACTCTTCAGAAATACCAACCACTAGATATTGAGATACTACATTCAAACCAACGAGTACTGAAGGAGTGACCGATGAAGCCATGAATGTAAACGATGGTACAAATACAGATGCAGTTGAATCAAATTCACTGTATATAAGATTTCCTATTATTATACAAACTACAGATGCTATGAGACCAAGACCAGCACAGTAAGGGAAATTGTCTCTCTTAAATCCTACGTTAGCAAGGCTTTTTTCTACAGATGATTTACTTTGTAGTGCAGCATATAACAAGTATATGATTACCATATATGCAAAAACATTGTAGGAGTAGTCCTCAGTAAGTAGAATGAGAAAAATACATGATAACAAAGTAATGAACGGGAGAGTAAATAACTCCCCGCTCGTACTTCCCAATTTTCCTTTTGCTACAAATGGCATGATTTACCTCACATGTTGAAACCATATTTAGATGCCAACGTTGGCAAATCTGCACCATACTGAGTTAAGTCTGTTAGACTAACCATTTGTGGTTTCATTACTTCTGTAGTAACAATTTTTCCACCACTAAGGTCTATTTGATACACAGATATTTCAGCACTTGAGTATGTTGCAGAAGATACAGGTTGCTTCGGGTAGACTACAAGTGTGTATATATAGTCAGACTTCATGTTGTCATTAATGGTTATAGATGTTGATTTTGATGACAACTGAGGGTCTATTTTTGAGAATGAATATGTATTTAATAATATTCTCTTACCTGTATATGAATCTCCCTTTACTTGAATGTATACATTTGCGCCATCTGTATTTGCAGCAGATGTTACAGTTGCAAGTATATCTGCTAGGTACATCAATTTAGTGTCACTTGCTCTTACTTCACCAATTCTATTATACACCCAACTCTGAGAGCCTGAAGTCATTCTATATGAATTTAATTTGAAATATACTAAATCTGGAATGACATATATTTTGGCTACAGACTGTGATGTTTCTGATATAGATATAGAACCTGTGTTCCTTACTATTCCAGAACCTTCTACTACATAATTAACTTGTGAGCCAGCCTTAGTTTGAATTTGTCCAAGGATAGTCTTACCAGCATCGTAATTCAATGTTATAGACTTAGCTTCTTTGTATTCAGATGAGCCAGAAGGTTTGTAGTACATTGGTGTTGATGAAGACAGAGTTATTGTTCCTTTTTCTGATACAAGATTATTACCATTTGCATCTGCTATCAGTGAACGAATTTCAAATACTCTATCATAATATCCACTCTGAGTAGTAGAACCCGCCTTAACAAGAGTTACTGGAATAGTTTGGTCTTGCCAAGGTGAAAAAGTCACTACTTTTGAGTCATATCCATTTGCAGAGAATTGTACATACCATACTTTATTTGAAAGTATTGTAAACTTCTTAGCTAGAGTTGATGGATTTGAAGAGCTGGTACTACCTATCTTTGAGGTTACAGAATTTGAATATATGTCATAGTAACTAACTGTGGTTCCTTTTACATTTGATTGGAAAGTAATTGTTACTTCATCATTGTCAAATTCATCTGGATTAGATAAACTCTCTTCATCATCAAGGATAGCATCATCAGACGTTGGGTCAGTAGTTGTTACATCTTCTATTTTTGTACCATCGCCTACTATACTTGCATCATTTATTTTAGTAACTCCGCTTACAGAGTCTAAGTCTATAGTGATACTTCCTTCATTGTACTTAACTGATTTTTGGTACACTCCTGTATATAAACTGTTAGTTATATCAAGAGCACCTAATTCTCCTTTCTCCATATATATGACTTGTGGAGCATACCCTTTTTGGAAACCATTATAGTATACCAATGAGTTGTCTTGTTTAACATTAATTGTCACTTGATATAAATCTGGTTCACCTGAAGAAGTATCTGTATTAACAGAAGAAGATGTTTCCGAGCTTGTTGAAGTGCCTGAAGTTGAACCTGTTGAACCTGTAGTTGGAATTAAATTAGCTACAGCTTCTTTATCAAATGAAATAGTTACTTGTTGAACTTCACCAGCTACTACATTTGCTGCTATATCTTTTATTTGAGTTCCTGCATATGTAACTTTTATTTCATGGGTTCCCATATCATAAATACCTAAATATGGAACTTCACTTACAGACTTTTCATCCACGAATATTTTTGTGTTTTCATCAAACACTGGACAAACTATGTATAAAATTCCTTGTTTTGTAATATCAATATCGCTTGCTGCGACATTAATTTCATCCCCATTACTTAACTTGAATTTATACGATTCACTATCACTTGCTCCATTAGTAGGTGTTATAATTTCACCATCTTCATTAAGTATAGCATCCACCGTAGCTTCATCTGTATTTACAACTAGGTCATAGCTATTAGATGAAGAAGATGAACTAGCAGAGTCAACATACATGTAATATGCTACTCCGACTAATGCTAATATAAGAAGTAGAGCTCCTAGCCCTACCTTGTATATTTTAGTGTCATTTTTACCTTTTCTTGTTGACATTTCTGATTCTCCTTGTACCTTTCTTATTGGAACTGAGGTATAAATAGCTTCCTGTAACCAGCATTATAACAACAATCGCTAACAGGATATAAGCAAGATACTTGTAAGTGTTTGAAGAGTCTGCTGTACTGGAACCAGTATACAATTGCTCATACACAAACTGATAGTCTTCCTTACCTTCTTCAATTGTTATAGATGTTGTAACAGGGTTGTAATCATACTTCTTTTCTCCACTGACTGAGAGAGGACCAACTGGTACTTCACCATACCAGACACCTTTCTGTACAGAATCTTGTGCGAATACTTCTATTGTCATATCTGGGAGTTCATTGCCCTTCTTGTCTACTGCTGTGATTTCGATATGTTGAAGACTTGATTCGTATTCTTCTGTATCGGTATCCAGAACGAAGAAGCATATATCCTTAGTTGCAATTTCGCCTGTAGTACCCTCTGCTTCGATTGTAAGGCAGTTCTGAAGGTTTCCATTGACTTCCATACCTGTTACCTCGAAGAGTACAGGAAGAGTTTGTCCTTTCTCGAAGTTAAGGTTCTGTTGCCAATCATTGATTTTCACATGAGATGTGTTCACACCGTTGAGGCGTACTGTGATTTTTCCAGCATCGCCAGTGTTAGTAATCATAGCTTGGATACGGGAAGTTCCGCCTTCATACATATTTGGAAGAGTCACATCTCCAATTACAGGTACAGTAACGTGTTGAATCATGGTAATGTTACCATACTCAATAGGGATATACCAAGTACCAAGGATTACGAAGTCTGTAGCGTAGGCGAGAGTGTTGTCATCTACTATTGTGTACTTGGATTCATCTGCAATCTTGGTGTACTCATAGGTTTTGAGAGTATCTACCTTTGTAGTGGTTCCTAGACCAGTTTGTAGAGTAGTGAAGGCTTGTTCCTGACAGAAGTCATCTACATCCATAGTGTGAGATGTTTTGTCTGCATCATCAAGCTTGTTGTTCCTGTTCCAATCTACATACCAGCCATTTCCTGTCTTGGCGTTCCAAGAGTTTACAACTTCAGATGGTGATTTGCTTGATGTATCCATGAAGAACAAGTTGTTTTCTCCATATGGAACTATAGCAAGGTAATCACTTAGAGTTGGTGGGGTGTTAGTGTTACGTTCAGAAGCTATTGCATTCTCTTTGAAGAATATAGTAGGTTCCGTTCCCTTTACCGCGTAGAGATTTCCTGTTTCGGTTATTTTCTGAGCAGTATAGGTCTTTGCCTGTCCATTTGTAGTAATGACTACCGATGGTTGATAGTCAGCATTGTAGGTCCAAGTCTCTTCAGCAGGAGTATAGAAGTCTATACCTGTTGCAGATTTTGATGTCTGGATACTTTTCAGAACATATGCAGTAGTCTTTGTTGTGTAAGAGTTAATGTAAGTTGGAGTAGTGTCTTTGACTATGTGAGTTGTGTAGCCAAGGGTTCCTGCATCCAAGTTATAGAAATATTGAGCTTGAATTGCGGCTTTTGCTGCTTCTCCATCTGCTGTTACACCTTCCCCTGATTCAGAGGTAGAGCCTGCACTAAGTTGAGTACCATCTGTTTTTGAGATGAAATCTGTGGATGATACTTTGGTTTCTGCTGTCGTTAGCACCCAATATGAGGATGAAACGTCAGAGTCTACTCCAAGCTGCATCTCTATTTGAGAATTACCAAGAACGTTAGCTGGTAGCAAGTTCCCCTGTAGAGACACTATAGCTGCTACTGCAATTAGCAGTATTAATAGAGCCATGTTAGTATTTTTCATAAGGTAATCACCTTTTCTGACACTACTACGTTGTCTTCGTAGAGGGTGACTTGCCCTGTATTTACATCAGCAGATACTCCATAAAGTATTATTGTTGATGTAGTTTCAGAGTTACGGTAGATTCTTCCGAGTATTTCAGAGGAAGAAATGTCTCCCATTTGTGCTTTTACTTCAAGTTCTCCACTCTTGGTTATATCTTGGAAGATAGAAAGAATGGATGCTTGAGATAATATTGTGTTGGGCTTGACTTCTGTTTTCACACTGATGATTTCAGCATCGGAAAGCAGTGGTTTTTTCACTACAGTTGTGACTATTACGTTCTTTTTGTCAGAGACAGGAACGTAGTATAGTCCAGCGATAACGATTAACGTTATCAAGCCCAACACCGCTATTATTCTAATTATGTTGTTCGCATCGCTTTGCTTCATGTTTATGCACCTATTATTTTCTTAATTTTAGCAGAGTCAAGGTCAAACCCTGATGCCAATAGGTACGATACCGTGTACAGAGGAAGTGCATCTGTTATTATTGGGTCAATGACTGCAATTGTAGAAACTACAATTCCTGCTTTCATTTTAGCGAAAAATAGCAGACCAACAATGACCGCAATTAGGTCAATGCTCCCACCCAGAACATCTACTGCTGCTCCGAATATGGGAATGTCACCACCTGTAGCCTGCACTGCATCTACAAGATAGTCTACTAGGTCTAAGACTATACAAGCTAGTAATACACTGAACTTGAAGTCTATTCCATTTTGCTTAGGCATGACTAAAAATAAGGGAAATAAGTATATGAAGGTAACGTTATAAAAAATTATAGAAGGTATTATCTGATGTAAATTTCATAACCTTCTACGTATCCTGTCTGTCTGTCGGTCACTGTTATGACACGTACAAGCTTTCCTGCTCTCTTGAGTTTTGCTTTTTCTGCAACAATGTCTACATTCTTGTTGGTACGAATGTTCAGGTACTTCAAAAACTTGAAAACTCTTCCATCAAACGTTCTGGTTTCTTTTCTTAGAGCCATGAATAGAAGTAGGAGTGAAGGTATAAAAGGTTAATGTCAAAAGAAAAAAATTG